ATTTGGAAATGGGGAATTTTTCTATGCACTGTGGTATTTATTTGTTACACTGGGAAGATGATGACAGGGTTTATATAGGGCAATCCCAGGATATACATAGAAGGTATAAAACGCACTGTAGGGATCTGTCTAAAAATAGACATACTAATTTTAAATTAACTGACAAGTACAATATATCTGGTGAGCTACCAAAATTAGAAATACTAGAACTTACTAGTACTGATAAACTTCTAGTACTAGAAGAATACTATATGAAGGAATTTGATTCCATAAAGAACGGATATAATATTATTGATGCTGGTATATGTGGCCGAGGAACCTCTTCCTCCCATTCTAAACATTCCAGATTTACTATATTGAAAGTACTAGTATGTTTATATAAATATAATATGTTCAGAAAAGAGGCAGCTCTACGATGTAAAGTACCCGAATCTCTAGTAAAAACGATACTTTCTGGTAGAGCCCACCACTGGCTTAAGGATGAATACCCAGATGAGTTTAGCATAGCTATACAGCAAAGTGAGCTAAAAAGAGGTAAAGCGTTAAGCCGAATTAAACCATTTAAACTCTTATCACCAGAGGGGGCAGAGTTTCACGTATCCACATCTATAAAAGAATTCTGCAAAAGTATACCAGAATTTGCTTCTAATATAGATTCTTCGGCATTTTGCATAGGACAAATGCGATTAGGCAAATATGGTAAAAACAACTCTTATAAAAAATGGACAATAGTAGAATAATAATAAGTAATGGGGTGTACGATGTGATACACCGCGGACACGTGAGACTACTGGAATATGCTCGCAGTTTGGGTAATAAACTTATTGTTGCTATTGATACTGATTCGCGTGTAAAAACTTTAAAGGGCGCCAATCGACCAATTAATAATTCGTATAATCGTAGAAAAGTACTTGAGGCTATACGCTACGTAGATATGGTTGTAGAATTTGATTCTGAAGAAGAGTTAATCGCTATCATAAAGGACTTAGATTATCCTATTATGGTAAAAGGTGATGAATATAAGAATAAAAGGATTGTAGGAAGTGAATACTGCTCTGATATCAAATTTGTGGAAAAAGATTCGCTATCCACAACGGCAACAATCAACCATCCTAGTTATAGGGGATGCCTGCATTGATAAATACATACAAGTATTTTCAAAAAAGAATCTAGAAAAAGATGTACCGGCTTTTGTTGTAAATAACAATGCGAAAGTAGATGATAAACCAGGCATGGCAGCCAACGTTGTGGCAACTATGCGTAAGATGTTGCAGGGGCCGGTACCTTCTACATATAAAGTACTAGATCTTACTACTAACCCGGATGAAATGTGCTTAAAAGTACGCTTCATGTTAGGTGAGATTACTACTATGATTTCCGAATACGCATTTAGAATCGATTATGATAAGGAGGCTAAAACCAAGTTCAGTCTTGCTAGCATGCCTGCTATAAGTAGTATAAGTGCTATTGTTATTAGTGATTATTGCAAGGGCTTTCTTACTGACGAAGATATAAAAGCTATTTGTAGTTTAGCTAAACAACATAGTATTCCTCTATTTATTGATACTAAGCGTAGGGACCTAAGTATGATTACCTACGGTTTTGTGAAGATAAATAAATCAGAAGCAGATAGTTTGGTAAACCTACCTAGAACCAGTTTGATTGTTACTATGGGTTCCATGGGTGCATTTTATGCAGGGGATTTACATGCTGGCTATGATGTACCAGTATTAGATACTTGTGGTGCTGGCGATGCCTTCCTGAGTGGTTTAGTAATCAACTATCTGGAAACAAAAGATATTAATAAGGCGTTAGCTTTTGCTAATGCTACAGCCGCGGTTAGTGTTCAACATTATGGATGTTACGCTCCGCATACTAACGAAATTAATTCATTACTACAACGACATGACACGTTTACACGGAAAAATTAATAAAGGCTGGGGCTCTGAAGAAATCTGGGCTAGTAACGATAAATACTGCGGTAAACTAATGCACTTTAATGAGGGTGCAAAGTTTTCTATGCACTTTCACGCAGTAAAAGATGAGACTTGGTACGTATTGAACGGGCGATTCCGTGTTCTACATATTAATACTGACGATGCGTTTGTACGTACTACTGAACTAACTCCAGGTATGGTTTGGCATAATCCGCCACTGCTACCACATCAGCTAGTATGTCTAGAAGCAGGTACTATTATCGAGGTATCTACCCCTGATAGCGTCGAAGACAACTATCGAGTAATGCCAGGTGATTCGCAAAAACAGGCTAACGGATTTCCAACTATCGAGGCTTAAAAATATCGTCTTGATTTAAGTACTAAATTGAAATATAATTTAGTCTTACTAACTTAATAAATAATTATGAAAAAGAATACCTTTGCAGATTCATTCCGATATGGATACTCGGCTACTCCTGTAGTATCTAAGCCGTACAAGGTAGAATATCTAGATAATAACGGTAAGCGCAGTATGTTTACTGTAGAAGCACGTAGTCAGACAGAGGCTGTTGAAAAGCTACAAGAATATCTACGTAGCATGAATGCTTATAAGGCTGCTCTGCATTCTCGTAGGAAGGGTAAGAGAATGTCTGCTCTACTTAACCTAATGGGTCGTAATATTACTGATACCCAGCTACCTAGCTCTGGCCGAACTTTTAGTAGTGATACACTTAAAAAGTTTGCTGAGGCAGAGTCTACTACCCCTGCACTTATTGGTAAAATTAATAAACCCACCCCAGGTATTACTTTTATCTACCATAAGGGTACCGAAGGCGGTGTAACTATTGGTTGGCGTCGTGGTGTAAAGGGCGGTGATTGTCGTACTATTGAAGTGGCTGTAGCTTACTGCGCTAAGGAAGATGTGTATAACAAGCGCATTGGTACTCAGCTAGTAACTCGTCGTTTCGAAGAGGGCAAGACTATCAAGCTGCCTATTAGCATGGACTATGTGCCTGATATTCACCAATATCTAATTTCTATGTTCTGGCTAATGCCGGTAGTACAGCATGCTGTCAAGTGATCCTCAAGTGCAACAATTGCAGGCAATTTCCACTCAAGTGGAATTGCCTGAAGTAGTTCCATCTTTAGTCTACTATGTAGATATTGACGGAACTATTTGTACTAATACTCACGGGGACTATACTAAAGCTGTGCCTTATGTTGATCGTATTGCTAAGATTAATAAGTTATACGACGAGGGCAACCAAATTATTTATTGGACAGCTCGTGGTGCTCAAAGTGGCAAAGATTGGGCTGAATTTACTAAAGCTCAACTAGCACTATGGGGTGCTAAGTACACTCGATTTATTCCTAATAAGCCACATTATAATTTGTGGATTGATGACAAGGCTGTTAACGCTAATGACTTCTTCAACTAAAGTACGTTTAGTGGCCATCACGGCCCCTGTAATTCCTGGTATCGGTTCTGCGGATGAATTTATTGCGTATGCTGCACGCGTAAGTAATCCCAGCAATCAGATGAATACTGCAACTTCGGGTAAGTTGCTATCATACCTAATTAAACATAAACACTGGTCGCCGTTTGAAATGGCTAGCATGACTGTGGAGATCGAGACTACTCGTGCTATTGCTCACCAGATTGTGCGTCACCGCTCATTCTCGTTCCAGGAATTCAGCCAGCGCTATGCTGATCCTGCTGCTATGGGCGAAATGTACGTTAAGAGCGAAGCACGACTACAAGATACTAAGAATCGTCAGAATAGTATTGTTACTGAGGACGATGGTCTTCGCGCATGGTGGGATGATGCGCAGTACGCGTTAATGACTAATGCGCAAGATCTATACAAAGAAGCTATTGAATTAGGTATTGCTAAAGAGGTAGCACGCAATGTTCTACCAGAAGGCCTTACCAAGAGTCGCCTATATATGGCTGGTACTATTCGTTCTTGGATTCACTATCTACAAGCACGGGGGCCTGGTAGTGGCACTCAAAAAGAACACATGGACGTTGCAGCAGGCGTACTACCCATCCTAGCTGAACATTTCCCTAGCGTAACTGAAGCGCTAAACACTTACGGAGAATAAATAAATGGCAAAAGGTAAGCGCGTAGGCGCTGGTCACAAGGCTCGCTACACTGCATATAAGAATGGTAAGACTTACGAAACTAATCGCCGTAAGCGTCTTGCGCGAGCGAAGGAAAAGAATCCTGAAAATGAGCAAATCGCAGTAGCTCTAAAGGATATTCACTATCGTCGTAAGACACCTAATACTCGCCTATTTGGTGGATCTAAGAAGACTATTGCACAGCTATTTAAGCTGTTTAAGGGTAGTTTTAATAGTGCGGTATTTTCTACTAATGACAAGGTTTCCGCACCCGCTCTAACAGCTGCTGGTAAGATTAATAAAGATACGTTTAAGCTGCCTGAATTTAAGGAACGTCAGATGTTTAGCATCGCAGTACGTACCCTAGGGCTAGGGGTGGATTAATGAATATTTTACTAGCAATTTTACTACCAATGCTAGTAACTGGCATTTGCTTTTCCTGGAGTATTGGATGGCCTGCCCTAGGTGTTGCTCGTTCTGTGCCAGGGTCGATTGCACATGAATACCCTATTACTTGCAAATGGGTAAGCTTCTTAATGGCAACGCTATTTACCCCCGTAACATTAGTACTATATATTGTTCCTTCGTTTAGTGCGATTACCTACGATAGCTTAATCGTCGAATTCAGTAAGCGCGCTGACGAAGAATAAAATTTTGATATTGATCCAGGTTCTTAAATTATCTATAATAGATACTTATTCGATTGATTAAGGGCTTTTATGCAAATTCTTGAGTTCACCTATACTAAGGATAATGGTTCTACCTCGCAGCGTGTTATGCATGTTGTACATCCAGCAGATAGTTTCCATACTGGATATGACCTGTCCGATATGGACCCAGAACTGATGCAAGATTATGCAAATGCCGTTAATGATCTGGTAGACTCATTTAAGGATCAGATGACTCGTATCGCTATGCGATTTGATCTAAAGCACAGTTACAAGCGGTTCGATCCGCTTAAGATGACAAATGTCAGCAGCGAACATATCTAAAGAAGAAAACGACGTACTTTACAACACGTTTGTAAAAGCTACGGAATATCTTGATGCAATCTCTAAGATGGCTAGCACTCTTCCAGATGATACATCTTTGGAAGACTTCCCTGAATCAGTAGTAGACACCGAAGAGCTATATGCTATTTGTAGGTGTTATATTAGGGTTATGTCCCTACTAGAAAAATCTGATCTTGCGAAGTTTGGCTATTCTTATGTAAAATATAACTCTATTCACTAAACAAGGAATTTAAATTATGGCATGGACTGAAGAAAACAAGGCGCGCGTTGTTGAAATGTACAAGGAGCGCAATCCTACTCCTGAAAACTCGACTGAGCTAGTCAAGCAGATTGCTGACGAACTAGAAGAATCGGCAAACGGTGTTCGTATGGTTCTAATGCAGGCCGGCGTATACGTTAAGAAGGATGCTGCTGCATCTGCTTCTAAGTCTGCTTCTGGTGAGAAGAAGACTGGTGAAGGTTCTAAGCGCGTAAGCAAGGAAGATGCTATCGGTGCCCTTAAGAAGGCAATCGAAGATGCTGGCAAGGAGGTCGACGAGGACATTCTCAGCAAGCTAACTGGCAAGGCCGCTGTGTACTTCGCAGGGCTTCTAGCCTAATATAAAGGGTAGCTTCGGCTACCCTTTGTTTTTTGATCTTGAATAAGTACTTACTTTGCTTTATAATTATCTCTGATAACTAGGAAATTTATGGCAACTCGACGTACTAAAAATGGCGACGAAGAACGCCTAGACCCTTCTTCAATTGAAAAAGCAATTGCTGGACTCGATCCTAAAGAGGAAGGTAAGAAGCCTATCACAAAGAAAGAGGCTTGCGCAATTCTTAATATTGCGTACAATACCACTCGGCTAGATAAGATCATTAAGGAATACCTAGAAAAGAAGGAACGTACTGCAAAACGACGCGCTGAAAAGCGTGGTAAGCCTGTTGACCTGGAAGAAGCTAAGTACATTATTCAAGAGTATCTCAGTGGAGAGCCTGTATCCAGTATTGCAGAATCCTCTTATCGTAGCACCGAAGTCATTAAGTATGTGCTAGATAAGTATGCAGTACCTATTCGTAATACTTCGCACGATTATCGTAAGCCTGGACTAATTCCCGAAGAAGCTATGCGAAAAGAATTTAACGAAGGTGATGTAGTATTTGCCGCACGTTATAATTCAATCGCAAAGGTTCATGGGCTATTTATTGATGCTAAAGGTAACATGGTATACCGCATCTGGCTACCCGATCCGGCATGGGCTCAATTCGCTTATCAACCTGCAGAAGAACTCGGCTCGCTAGAGCATCTACAAAAACTAGGAATTAAGATTTGAAAAATGTTTAATAACGAAGCACTAAAGAACTTTTTCAATTATACTATCACTGAAGAAGTAGAGACTTCTAGGTATGGTAAGGTAAATGTATCTCGAACCAATTGGCCTAAAGTAATTAAGCAGGCAGTATCAGCTCTAGTTATTTTCATCCTGCTAGTATCTCTATGGCCTATCCATCAGGTGCCTACTGGCCACCGTGGCGTATTTACACTCGGTGGCTCTATCCAGGGTATTACTGGCGAAGGTTACAAGTTTGTTTATCCTCTCCAGAAGCTGCACGTATTCAGTATCCGACCCGAAGCTGCGGTAGTTGAGAATGCTGAAGGTGCTACGTCAGATACGCAACCTGTTAAGGTTTCGCTGACTGTACGTTATAACATTATGCCGGATAAGGTTGCGGAAGTTTTCGAGTCTTATTCACATGACGGCAATCTGTACAGCTATGTAGATACTGCTACTCGTGAAGCCTTTAAGGCTGTTACTTCACGTTATACCGCTACCGATCTAATCGCCAAGCGAGCTGACGTATCTCTAGCGTTTAGGGCTGCTATTCAAGCTAAGATGGCTACTTACTACGCTAATATTGTGTCAGTTGATGTAACTAGCTTTAGCTTCAGTGATAGCTACATGGCTGCTATTAATGCCAAGGTTACTGAAGAACAGAAGAAGCTAGCTGCTGATAATCGTGCTAAGACTGTAGAATCTGAACAACGTATTAAGGTTGTTACTGCTGAAGCAGAAGCTACGGCTCTTAAGGCAAAGGCAGATGGTGAAGCATACGCAACGCTAAAGGCCGCCGAGGCTAATGCTAAGGCTCTGAAGATTCAAAACGATGCTCTAGCGCAGAACCGCGATGTTCTGGAACTTAAGCGCATTGAAGTTGACCTAGCAAAAGCTCAGAAATGGAATGGTGCACTACCTACCCATATTTATGGCAGCGCTCCGGTACCTTACCTAAGCGTAGATACTAAGAAGTAAGGCAGTAGCACGCGAAGGCGTGCTACTTGCGCCAACCGGCGAAATTTATGTATAAAATACTATTTGTAGCTATATTAGTGCTTACAGGATGTTCTAATAATTATCGTGGTGCGGATTATAAAGTATTGTGTGACCCTAAAACTAAAGAAGCATATTATGTAGAACCCGGTATTGGACATACCTCATTTCTACGTAAAAATTCTAACCTTAATGATGTTTGTAAGTAATGTGGCCCGATATACATTTTGGGCCTATAAATCTCTGGAGTATGCCTAAAATGTCAGATCAAGAAAATCCGCCACTATTTGAAAAGATCATTTACGAAAATGAAATTAAAGGGTACCAGCTACGCATGGTGCTTTCAGAATACCGAGAAGTATTATACATTCATATTCGTAAGTACTTCCTATCCTTTGAGGGTGAGTACGTTGCGTCCAAGGAAGGGGTATCTTTTCCGGCAGAAATCGACAACATCTACAATCTACTAGAAGGGTTGATTGAACTATCCTCATACGAGGAATCTCGTATCGCCGTATTAAAGTTCTTTAGCGATAAAATTCCTGACTTGAACTTACCTAGTTAATGGCATATAATATCTTCATTACTTAGACATATTGTATGACAAAAATTACAGAATTTCTTGACAAAGCATCTTCTGCCTACTACGCAGGCAATCCTATTATCTCCGATGCACAGTTTGATGCTCTAGCAGATAGTATTGGATATAACAAGGTAGGTGCTAAACAGCACGATAATGTAAACAAGCATGTCTTCCAAATGTACTCACTAGAGAAGCATTACGAAGACGAAGGTAAGAAAAGTCCGCTAGCTTGGTATACTAAAGATAAGTGCGCGTCTATAAAACTAGACGGAGCTTCTGTTGAGCATCTTTATATTGACGGCAAATACCTTCGGTCCACAACTCGTGGTGACGGTATTGAGGGTAAGGATGTAACAGACAAGTTTGCAAACACTAATTTGATTCCTAAGGAGATCCCGTTCCTTGGTATGCGTCAGATTACTGGAGAGTTGGTTGCTCCTAAGCATATCGAAAATGCTCGTAACTATGCAGCAGGTGCACTTAATCTTGGTTCAGTAGAAGAATTCAAAACGCGTGCAGTAGAATTCTTTGCTTATGGTATTCAACCTAACATTGGACCATGGTATGATGTAGATATGACTTATCTGTCAAAAGCTGGTTTCAATACAGTATTTGATAAAAATATTGACAAAATTTATCCTTCTGACGGCATTGTACATCGCATTAATAATAATGATGACTTCAATGCCGCAGGTTATACTGCTAAACATCCAAAAGGTGCATATGCTCTGAAAGAACGAACCGAAGCTGTAGAAACCAAACTATTGGACGTAGTTTGGCAAACAGGTCGATCAGGTAAAATTACGCCTGTAGCAATTCTAGAACCAGTAATAATCGAAGATGCTAAGGTATCTCGCGCAACTCTTAATAATCCTGAATTCATTCGAGCGCTTGATTTGTATATTGGATGTACTGTAGGTGTACGACGTGCGGGTGCTGTAATTCCCGAAATCGTGTATAAAGTAGGTTGAGGGAGATACAAAAATTTGAGCTTGCCTATAGGTTAAAATTAATCTATAATAGATACTTAAATTGATAGAGAAGCTATGCAACAAATTCTTATACCAACGACATGCCCCTGCTGCGAGTATCCTTTGACTCTGATCAACGATCAGCTTTTTTGTAAAAACGTAGCGTGCGATGCTCAGTTGGCAAAGAAGATGGAGCATTTCTGCTCTGTTATGGGTATTAAAGGGATGGGGCCTAAGTCAATTGAAAAATTGAATTTAACTAGTTTGGCAGAGATTTTTTATCTCGATGTAGAGACTGCTGCCGAAGCGCTGGGAAGCGTTAAAATTGCTGAAAAACTTGTTCAAGAAATTGAAAAGTCTAAGCTAGCAGGCCTTGCAACATTTTTAGCTGCTATGTCGATTCCTCTTATCGGGAATACGGCTTCTAACAAGATCGCCTCCGTGGTTGACGATATTAAACAGATCAACGAAGAAACCTGTAAAGCAGCGGGTTTAGGCGACAAAGCAACAAATAATTTACTAGAATGGCTTGAGTTTGAATTTACTCAGATTGAGGATTTTGTCCCGTCTGAGCTATTTAAGAGCGTCAAGCAAGCTAGTATTAAACAAGAAAACGCAAACGGTAAAACTGTTTGCATCACAGGAAAACCTTTATCTTTCAAAAATAAGGCCGAAGCAACACAAAAATTACAGGCCGCTGGCTACAAAGTAGTAGAATCCGTAACAAAGACTCTAGATTACCTAGTAGATGAGGAAGGTAAGGGAAGTAGTAAGCGCGATAAAGCTGAACAATATGGCATTACTATTATCACTAATTTAATTGAATTTCTCAAGAAAGAATAAATATGACTGAAACTAAGAAGAACTGGTCCGACGAAGCTGTTGCTCAACTACGTGACCTAGCCGGTAGCGAATCTCCCGTATCTGCTGCTACTGTTAATGCAGCTGCTGAGACCCTTGGCCGTAGCGCACGTTCTGTAGCTGCTAAGCTACGTCAGCTAGACTTCACTGTAGCTTCACTAGCTAAGGAAGCTACTGCTACCTTCACCGAAGACGAAGGTAACGCTCTTAAGGCTTACATTGAAAGCGTAAGTGGCACCAAGACTTATAAGGAAATTGCTGAAGCCTTCCAAGGCGGTAAGTTCTCTCCTAAACAAGTTCAAGGTAAGGCTCTAGCTCTCGAACTAACCAGCCACGTTCTACCTGCTGAAAAGGTTGAAGTTGCTCGTACTTATAGCGCTGATGAAGAAGCTAAGTTCGTTGATATGGCAGCTAAGGGCGCTTTCATCGAAGACATTGCTACCGCTCTTAATAAGACCATCGCTAGCGTACGTGGTAAGGCCCTAAGCCTAAGCCGTTCTGGTCAAATTACTGCGATTCCTAAGCAAAAGGAATCGCACGCTACTGCCGAAGCTGATCCGGTAGATGTTCTAGGCGATAAGCTTTCTACTATGACTGTAGAGCAAATTGCTGCTGCTGTTGGTAAGACCGAACGCGGTATTAAGACTCTCCTAACCCGTCGTGGCCTAAAGGCTGCTGATTATGACGGCGTTGCTAAGGCTGAAAAGGCCGCAGGTCGTGCAAGCAAGGCTGCTGCCTAATAAATAATAAAAACAATAAGTTTTAGGGGGTGATTCAATAAAGGGATCATCCCCTTTTCTTCTGGTATTTATGCAAGTAACACTAATATATAATGACCCTAAGTCGCTGACAGTCGAAGAAGTAGTGCGAAATGCTAGAGATCAATATGGGTCAGCGGCCAAAGTAGTGGTGGGTCCCGATTCTAGTACTCCGCATGACCACGTTATGCACGGTATTCAGTGTATGATTACACACAGACAGATTAGTATGCTGTTTGATAAGAGTTCCAATTATCCTGTTGAAATTAAAACACTACGAGCTGAAATGTTGTCTAAGCTTGAGGAATTATTGGATCAAGTAATTATTGAAAATGAGCAAAGAGTAGTGTAATGGATGTAAGTGCAGTAGTTCTAAATAAAGTATTGGGCGAGAATAATCTCGAGATTTGGGCACGCCTAAAACTACTTTATCTAGATCCAGCATATTCGTCTCTATACACGGTAATCCATAAATATTACGACACATACAGTAAGCTACCTAATTTTGAAGAATTAGAGATCCAGCTTCGTAGTGGTCCAGCGCTTCGTACTCTAGCAGCTGTAAAGCTACTGGACGTAGAAAATATCAGTGCAGAAGTAGCTTTAGATGCTCTGATTGACCAGTATACTCAAAATCTTACGATTGACTTTCTAGACAAGTTTTTAAATAACTTGCCAATGTATTCAGCACAGGAAACTAAAGATGGCCTGGCTGAGATTGTACTTAAGCTAGACGAGAAGACATTTTCATCTGAGAATGTGTATTCTATGGCTGATCTACTTCTATTCCGAGACGAGGAAACTCTAGCTAAGAATAGGGTATATCTAGGCCTTAATAACACGTTCGACTCAATGCTAGGTGGTGTTGCTACTGGAGAGCTTATTCTTCAGGGTGGTCACCGAGGCTCAGGTAAGTCTATTAGCTGTAGTAATATTCAAACTAACCAGTATGAATCAGGCTTCGTATGTCCTTATTTCACTATTGAAATGTCCGGCCACGAAGTAATGCAGCGTAATATGGCTATGCACGCCCAAGTTAGCCACTCCGGGCTTAAAAAGGGCACATTGACTGACGATGATTGGTTGAAGGTTGTTAAGGCACGTGCTGCAATGTTCCTAGATGCTGACGAACTAGTGCAGGACTTTATCAAGCATAGAAACCGTATTAAATTTGAAAAAGATTTAGTACGATCTAAAAAGCTGAAGGACGAGGCTCCAATTATCATTGATGATCGGGCTTTAACTATTACAGCTATTGACCTGCACATTGGTAAACTCAAAGCCAAGCATGGTGACAAGTTCAAACTAGCAGTAGTAGACTATGTTAACCAGGTTGTACTTGAGGGAGCTACTGGTGATAAGTACGACTGGAAAGCGCAGATTATTGTAGCTACTAAACTTAAGGAGCTTGCACGTAAGCATGATGTAGCGATTTACGCACCTTACCAAACTGATGAGTCGGGAGAAGCTCGTTTCGCTAAAGGTATTTTGGATCCTGCTGATATTGCTTTGAAGTCTAAAGTACATGACAAGAGTAAGGGAGCTATTACCTATGAAACTACTAAGATTCGTGGTGGAGCAGAAGCCAAGTTTACTAGCCCGATAGATTGGGATACTCTTCGTATTAGTCCTAATAATATGGAATTACCGGATGAGCAAAATGCTGAATCTGGTGAAGAAAAGCCACGCATTAAGCGTGCAGGAAAGAAAAAAGAAAATCTAAAACAAGACGAATCATCAACAGATATTCCTTGGAATTAATTATGTTATACGATAAAATTAAATCAGAATACACAGTTGCACGTAAACAAAAAAGTAAAGACGTAGGCGTACTTTCAGTACTTCTAGGGGCTATTGAACGTGTTGGTAAAGATAAGCGTAATGGCCTACCTACTGACGATGAAGTAATGGCTGAAATTAAGAAGATGGTTAAGAATACTCAAGTTATGATTAACTATGGCAATAAATCAGCTGAGGATGAACTATTCGTACTTCAGAGCTTCTTGCCTAAGCAACTAACCCTAGACGATCTTCGTACAATCGCTAAGAGTATCGGCGGTACAGTAAGCATGGCTGACATGATGAAGCATCTTAAGACTAACTATGCAAACCAGTACGATTCTAAGATGGTTGCAGAGGCGCTAAAGTAATGAGTGATCCTGTCCTAGACCTACTTAACAGTAAAGGAATATCCTTTACGGTTTCGGGACAGGATTACTTATCTAAGTGTTTAAATCCAGAGCATGAAGACTCAAACCCATCTTTTCGTATAGATAAGACTACAGGTATTGCACACTGCTTTTCCTGCGGGTTTAAAACAAATATCTTTAAGCACTTTGGCGTACTAAGTAATACTGTATCCCTAAAAGTACTAAAACTAAAACAGAAATTAAAGGAGCTAGTCTTGGATAAAGACGGAGTACCAATCCCCGAAGGGGCAGTACCATTTAATACCACATTCCGAGGCATCAGCGCCAAAGTGCTTAAACAATTTGAAGCCTTTTATGTTGATGGAGATCCTAAGTTTGAGGATAGGCTTTGGTTTCCTATTAAAGACGCAGCTAACAAAGTTGCAGTATATATTGGACGGCATACTATGTCGTCAGGAAATCCAAAGTATCTAATTCATCCTAGTAAGGTACAAGTACCTCTATACCCGTGTATTCAAGAACCGGGTACTAGAAGTATTGTTCTAGTGGAGGGTATATTTGATATGTTGAATATGTACGATAAAGGATGCACAAACGTTGTGTGCACTTTTGGTACTAATACTCTACACACAGATACAAAGAGTAAGCTATTGCCTTTTATGGCACAGGGTATTACCAAAATCTACATTGCTTACGATGGAGATACTGCCGGTATTACTGCTGCTAATAAGCTGAAGCCTTTGATTGAAGATGCTGGGTATGCTTGCGAAATAATTAAGCTAGAAGATGACATTGATCCTGGCGATCTGGATCAAGAACAAGTACGAATGATTATGGAATATACTAAATGAGAATTGCGGTAATTGACAAGGCACCTAGCCGAAACAACTATTCAGATCATTTCAATTTTGAGTTTGATCTACTTCACATGAGTGAAGTACCTATTCCAAAGCTACTAAAGAAAGATGTAACTCTAGATTTTGACCCGGATCTTTATGATTACGTAATTCTAGTAGGATCCGAAGCTGCAAAACATTACGCAAAAATTACGTCTGTAACTAGTCATGCTGGCTTACTTGTTGACAACAAGTATATGTGTATTTCTAATCCTGCAATGCTAGTATTTAAGCCTGAAATGAGGCCTGATTTTGAACGAGCTCTGAATAAAATTCATGGCGTTCTAGCTGGCAAGATTACTAATGCAGCAGTAAACGGTGACTATAAGTGGATTGCAAATGCGGAAGAAGCATACGCATATCTATTAGAAGTATATAATAGTGACGTTACCGAAGTTGCAGTGGATACTGAAACTACTGCACTTTATCCGCGCGACGGGTACGTACTAGGTATTTCTATGTCGCATATGCTACGTCAAGGCAGATACCTAGTATCAGATATCCTTGATTCTGAGCATATTGAACTAATGCAGAAGATTTTTGATAAGTATACAGTCGTATTTCATAATATGAAGTTCGATTATAAGATGCTTGCATATCACTTCGGCTTTAGGTTCAATCGTGATAACGTGCATGACACTATGGTTATGCACTACGTTCTAGATGAGACAGATTCGCACGGTCTAAAGCAGCTAGCACTGAAGTACACCGATTTTGGTGACTACGATTCAGAACTAGATGACTTTAAGAAAGAATATTGTGCTAAACACGGTATTCTTCAGGAAGATTTCACTTACGATCTAATCCCATTGGATGTTATTGGTCGATATGCTGCTATCGACACGGCAGTAACTCTAGAGCTATATCGTAAGTTCCGTCCGCTAGTGCTCAATAATCCTAAGCTGGAGTGGGTGTACCGAAATATTCTGATTCGCGGTACTCTGTTCCTAATGGATATGGAAGAAGTAGGTATTCCTATCGGTGTAGACCGTATGAAAGCTGCCGGTACTTATCTGTTTACACAGATTTCAGCAGCCAAGGAAAAGGTATTTAGCTTCCCCGAAGTTAAGCAATATGAGAAGGACGAGGGTAAAATCTTCAATCCTGGCTCAGTAGTTCAACTACGAAAAGTACTATTTGACTACGTAGGACTTACTCCTACTGGTAAGCTTACTAAGGCAGGTGCGGTATCTACTGACGCAGAAGTTCTAAAAGAGCTAGCAGATCAGCATCCGCTACCTAAGGCTATTCTAGAACTACGTGCTCTTACCAAAATTAGCAGCTCGTATGTTAGTAAGATTTTACCGGAGATCGACAACGATGGAAGAATTCGTACAAATTTCAATCTTATTTTCACCACATCTGGGCGCTTATCTAGTAGCGGAAAGTTTAATGCTCAACAGATTCCGCGAGATGACCCAATCATTAAAGGATGTTTGGTCGCTCCAGCTGGATATAGCATTGTAAGCCAGGATTGATTTCAAGTCCCTCTTAGTAGTAATACTGAGATAAACACCCCTCTAATTGCTGGAAACCCCTTAAGTTCTACAGACCACAGCACGACTAGTAATAGTGAATGCGATGGTTTGAAAACTGTAGAAATTGGGCAATCAGCAGCGAAGCCACCTAATACCTTAGGTGGAACGTTCAGAGACTATCCGAAAGGAGTAGGGCCATGAGTAATGAGCTCGAAACGGGGGGCAGCCTTACTGAATTGCAAAAATACGCACTAAAAACGTATTATTTGCTTATTCATTACAAGAGGTTGAAGATATAGTCCGGTCTCTAGTGAAAACTAGGGAGTTAACCGTTGACCACCGCCGAAGTGTACTACGCTGCGGTGTTGAGTGGGGATAAAAACCTTCAGGCTGTTTTCTCTAGTGGCGGTGACCTTCACTCTACTATTGCGAAGATGGTTTTCAATCTGCCTTGTTCGGTAGATGAGGTTAAAACCCTATACCCTGCCCTTCGGCAGGCTGCAAAGGCAATTACATTCGGAATCTTGTACGGTTCAGGGCCGGCTAAAGTTGCGGAATCCGTAACTAAAGCAACTGGTGAGTACTACAGCCTAGATACTGCGAAGGACAACATTAAGGACTACTTCACTAAGTTCAGCAAACTTAAGAAGTGGCTAGAGTCTCGTAAGGACTTTATTGAAGCCAATGGTTTCACTTATTCGTTCTTCGGGCGCAAGCGTCGCCTAACTAATGTATTTAGTGCAGATAAGGGCATTGCTTCACATGAGGTTCGTAGTGGCATTAACTCTGAGATCCAGTCGCTAGCTTCAGATGTAAATCTGTTTGCTGCTATGGATACCGCAGCTGAAATTGCAGAAAAGAAGTTAGACGCACAAATCTTCATGTTAGTACATGACTCTATTGTAGCGCTAGTACGTGATGATCAGGTTGAAGAATACTGCGAAATTCTACGTAGAAATACTAAGAAGGATCGTGGTTGTTCTATCCCCAGTACACCTATTGGTGTAGATCAGGAAATTGGTAAGGACTACTCGTTCGGCAAGTTTGAAAAGACTTACGAAGAAGTAGACGGTATCCTGGTAAAGAAACCTAAGGAAAAGTAAGATGGATATATCGGAAATAACTTTTCCGGTATATGTTGTTGGAACAAGAGACCCTATCGTTAAAGATGGGGTCTCTCTATTTCTTAAAGAGCAGGAACACGAAGACGGAAGTTTTTCAACATTTGCGTATATTATAGATGATAAAAATGTACCGGGTGACACACTCGGTAGACGTAGACTTAATATAAAAGTAAGAGGTGACCAGTTAAAGAAGCTAGGTAAAGCTATATTCTTTATTGGCGATCTAATTAAAATTAGTAAGTCTAACGTCTGGTATATTGATTCTAAAGGCAAGCTCTTTAAGTATAAGAAATCCACAGCATATACTGTTGAATATTATGAAGTAGAGAAAGTAATACCAGTACCTGCAGGCGGAAGTATAATTGCTGTAAAAGGTCTTCCCTGTAGATTTAAAGTACTTGGTAATTACTATATAGATCCACCTAAATATGCTGCTATAATCCGTAACAAAGGTAGTATGTATATATATGGACTATTAAACGAAATACCGACTGGAATTAAAAGATGGCGAAAAGTGTAAAAGAATTCCTAGAGGATCTTAGTAAATGTAGAGAAGCATACGATACTTTATATAAATCCATGAAGGAGCTAAGTGAGCATATGAGTACTCTACAGACAGGGGTGCAAAATGTATGCACTCACGAAGAAACTAAGACCGAAATAAAGAGCGTGTCAGGGGATTACTACGACCGAGGATATATCGACTACATAACTAAATGTGCTGTATGCAACAAAAAACTAACAGAGAAAACGGAAATCGGGTACTATGGCTAAAGTAGTTATTAGTAATAGAATTTACATGAAGCTGCCGGAGAGTGATATAGATGCACGCTCGCTAATGAATGCGCTGACTCATAAAATATCTATTACTAGACATACAAAAGATATTATGTCTGGAGAAATTCGTGCTAAACGTGATATTGAGTTTGTACGTACATACTCCCTACTGCCCGGTAATATGATTTCCTTCCCTTCTGGTAGAGTAGACCTTATACCAGAAGACGCAGAAATAGTAGACAAGCGCATTACAGATAATATTCCGTTCCCCGCGCCGAAGTACCCATTACGTGCTGGTAGTCAGCAAGAAATGCACGATGCAGTACACGACTGCTGCTTTATGAATGCTAAGGTAGGTTGGGGTAAGACGTTTTGGGCACTACACGTAGCTGCTAAACTATCCCAGAAAACGTTGATAGTAGTGCATACCACAGCTCTACGAGATCAGTGGGCTGGCGAAATTAAGAAGCTGTTCGGCATTAGTCCAGGCATTATTGGTAGTGGTAAATTTGATGTAGACGATCACTGTATTGTAGTGGGTAATATACAATCTTTAAAGAAGCATCAAACTACGATTTGTAAAGAATTTGGTACGGTAATTGTTGATGAGGCACATCATTGCCCTGCTACTACTTTCCAAGACTTTTTAAATTCATCTTACGCTAGATATAAGATCGGTTTATCTGGTACTATTAAGCGTAAGGATAATAGGCACGTTTTGTTCCAAGACTATTTTGGAACAAAGATGTTCCAACCAGAAGTAGAGAATACTTTACCAGTTCATGTAAAGGTATTGTCAACTAATTTTGCATTAACTCCTGATGTAGACTGGACTACTAAGATTAATAATCTATTGTATGATCCAGAATACCAAGACTTTATTGCAAATATAGTAAAAGTTCAAGTAGCTGCAGGATATAGAGTCTTAGTAGTTGCTGATCGCGTTGAATTTCTTAATAACTTAAAGGCTAAAGTTGGTGAAAGTTGCTTACTTGTTACAGGCGAAACCTCTTTCGAAGAGCGTTCAAAAATCGACTCAAGACTCGAATCGCAGGAAATTACCAGTATTGCTGGTAGCCGACAAATCTTCACAGAAGGCTTGTCGTACAACATCCTAAGCTGCGTAGTTTTAGCCCAGCCTACAAGTAACAGAATTCTACTAGAACAGCTAATAGGCCGTATCCAGCGTATGCATTCTAGTAAGAAGATGCCCGTTACTATAGACATTCAATTTAATGGTCCAACCGAGTATAAGCAAGCTAAAGAACGCTTGAAATTATATAAGGAAAATGGTTGGACAATCGAAGTCATTGAATAAAATTCTTGACTTGAATAACCCACTCAATTAGCATATAATATATGTATTGAGTGGGAAATATTAACTTTGCAGGAGTTGCAAATGAAGAAGATTGGTATTTTGATTGGTCGCTTTCAGGTTCCTGAACCTCATGAAGGTCATATGTTCCTGATGAAGCGAATTCTAGAGGTATCTGACGAACTTATTATTCTGGTAGGCAGTGCAAATAAGGCTCGTTCTATTAAGAATCCGTTTACCTTTGATGAACGCCGAGGCGCTATCTATAAAGCACTAGGACCCGAGTACACAGACCGTGTAAATGTAGTGCCCCTTAATGACTACCTTTACAGTGACGATCAATGGATGGCCGACGTTGCGGCAACCATTAAGCAAGTAATCACTGTAGAAGCGGATGTTACGCTATACGGTCATTTTAAGGAAGGCAACGACTATCTGCGTTGGTTCCCGCAGTTTAAATACCAGAATATCGATTCTACAATCGAAACATCCGGTACTGAACTACGTAACGCGCATCGTCATCTACTACCGGCCGTTGTACAGCTCGAATACCTCGATTACGACAGCGATCGTAAGAAGTTTGAATCTTACCCATTTCCTGACTGCTTGCAAGCAAACTGCGGAGACGCAGTAGTTATTTGCCTAGGACATGTTCTGCTGATTGAACGTAAGAACGGTACCTGGGCACTACCTGGTGGGCATAAACAAAAGTACGAAACTTTTATTGATTGTGCAATTCGTGAAATGTACGAAGAAACAAATCTTCGTGTACCTGAAAAAGTAGTTCGTGGGTCTATTAAGTCTACGCGTCTATTTGACCATCCTAGCCGTAGTAGTGGTTTTGTACCTAAAGTCACTCTAGCAGTATTGGTTCATATTGACCCCAATCCGGACGGTACTTTCCCACGTGTTAAGGGCATGGATGATGCAGTTAATGCTAAGTTTGTGCCTATTGAGGAAGCTATCAATTATATGCGACTTCACGATGACCACGGAGAAATCATTTCAGAAATGACTGGAGTGAAGCCAGTCCTAGCAGTTAATAACTGGAGCATGTATAGGTATTAAGGTTATTTCTCGTGGAGTGCCTGAGGCCGAGAAGCGCTATCGCGTAACTTGTAGGCACTGTAAGTCAGAACTAGAAGTTAGTAAATCCGACGGCAGGACTAGGTCTAATTTACGAGATGGCGAAGACTGGTCATGCACTTGTCCTGTATGTTTACAGACAGTATGTGTAAACTATCCAAGTGGTTTACGTCCAGTACAACCAGAGACTAGTAGTTACATAACCGGCGATTTCTGGCGAGATCGTTAATTTAATAAACGACATAAAGAAGGAGTTTCATATGTCTAAGATCAATAACATTCTATTTAACACTGATAGCTATAAGGTTTCGATGTGGAAGCAGTATCCGGAAGGTTCCGAATACGTATACAGCTATATCGAAGCACGTAGTAATAATACACCAGATAACTGGTATGGATATGAAGACGACGGCGCAGTATTCTTTGGACTACAGGCTTTTATTCAAGATTATCTGCTTACTCCCGTCACTGAAAATGACGTGGCCTTGGCGGATGCCTATTGGACAGCGCACGGTGAGCCTTTCAATCGGGAAGGATGGGACTATATTGTTAAGCAGCACGGGGGTTTTCTCCCAATCAGCATTAAGGCAGCTCCAGAAGGTAGTGTAATTTCTCTGCGTAATGTACTGTGTACTGTAGAGAACACCGACCCTAAGGTGCCTTGGCTTACGACTTGGGTAGAAACTGCACTTCTACGTGCAATTTGGTACCCCTCCAGTGTAGCTACCCTTAGCCGTCAGATCAAGAAGCTAATTAAGCATTATCTAGAGGTAACGGGTGACGTTAATCTACTAGATTTTAAGTTGCACGATTTTGGTGCACGTGGTGCTAAGAGTAATGAAACTGCTGCTCTTGGTGGTATGGCACACCTTATTAATTTTAAGGGTACGGATACCTTTGTTGCTGTTGTAAAGGCTATCGAAAGTTATGGCGCTTCTATTAGCGAAGTCGGTTTTAGTATTCCTGCTGCTGAGCACTCTACTATTACTAGCTGGGGTCGTGAGTCGGAATCGTCCGCTTATGCCAACATGGTTTCTAATTTTAGTAAGCCTGGTGGGATCTACGCTGTTGTCAGCGATAGTTATGATATATATCATGCTTGCCGTATTTGGGGTGGTGAACTAAAAGACCAGGTTATCTCTAGTGGCGGTACTCTAGTAATTCGTCCTGATAGTGGAGATCCTGAAAAGGTGCTACCTAAGATGCTAGAGATTCTGGAAAGTGACTTTGGATACACTGTCAATGACAAGGGGTTCAAGGTTCTTAACCATGTACGTCTAATCTGGGGAGACGGCATTAACTTTAAGTCTATCTGGAACATTCTGCATGTGCTATACACGCTGCAATGGAGCGCTGATAACATTGCTTTTGGTATGGGCGGAGCCCTACTAGATCATGTTAACCGCGACACCTTAGGATTCGCTATGAAATGTTCTGCTATCTGCATTGACGGTGAGTGGCATGATGTATATAAGGATCCAGTTACTGCTAGTAATAAGTCTAGCAAGAAGGGTCGTGTAGTGCTATCTAAAGATAGCTACGGTTACTTCTCTACTCCTGAAACTGATCGCTCTATTCTTGTTGAGGTATTCCGTGACGGTAAGCTACTAGTCACGAACAGCTTCGACGAGATTCGAGATCGTGCAAAGCTGTAAAAAACTGAGCTTGCGGCTACGGCCGCAAGCTGTTATAATAGATGTTCTAAATTTGGGTAATAGATGTTTTTCAATCTTGATCTACTTGAAAAGGAAGCTAAAGATAAGCCAGATAAATTTCTATATTTACTTGAATTAGCTCACACCGGCAAGCCGGCAAAAAGTAGGACAATCTCCTACGTTACAATAAAAAACATATCCAAAGGGTTCAGCTGGTTGCTGAACCCAGCGCCAATCTTCAAAAATAACGATGTTGATTTGCGTTATAGAGTACAATACGTTAAACTAGCCGCAAGGCGAGATTACACACAGTATAAACTATACGGATATAAAGGACTAGATAGTTCCTATTTCCCAGAACTAAACCTAGAACTAATTAAACACAATCCACTGCTAAAAATAGCAGGTAAACACATACTTTTTAAATACGAGGAACAATATGGCACTAGCATTCGGTAAGGCAAAGGGTAAGGCAGAAACCTCTCGCGTAAAGACTCTAGACTACAAGGATGGCGAAAACGCTGTACGTCTATTCGGTGGCGTTCTAGCACGTTATGTATACTGGCTAAAGGGCAAGAATAACAAGGATATCCCTGTTGAATGTCTTGCTTTCAATCGCGAGGATGAGCGTTTTGATAACGCAGTAGAAGATCCTGTACCCGACTTTTACCCTGACAAGAAGTGTTCTTGGTCTTATGTAATCAACGGCATTAACCTTGCTACTGGCGAGGAAGTAGCAGTAAATCTAAAGAAGAAGCTGTTCCAACAAATTGTCGAAACAGCAGAAAGTCTTGGTGATCCTACCGATCCTGATGATGGTTGGGATATTGTATTCAAGCGCGTTAAGACTGGTGCACATGCCTTTAACGTAGAATACAACCTAATGCCTCTAAAGTGCAAGAAGCGTCCTCTAACGGAAGCTGAACGCGCTGTAGTTGCTGCGGCTAAGTCAATCGACGAAAAGTATCCGCGTCCTACTCCTGAAGACATTCGCAAGCTTCTAACTAAGATCCAGACTACTGGCTCTGAGGAAGAAGAAGGCGGTGAAGACGGTGATGCTGCCGCAGGTGAAGCTGCTCGCGAACTAGGTTAATTAACTTTTTAAGCCCGCTAGGTTTTTCAAGCTTAGCGGGCTTTTTCATCTATTATGTTTGAAAAAGAAAACAGATACGTTGTAATTAAACGTAAAGACATAAAGAAATACTTAGGCATTAGAGACCTAACACAGTTAAATACGATTCTAGATAAAATCGAGATGTGCAGAAAACTCGATGCTAGACGCAATCTAGAGTGTGTTGTGGTTGAAAGCGACTGGAAGTGCTATGATAGGGTATGGGACCTAGTAGAGAAAGAATACAATGATTCTAAAAGATAAGATATGCTATAGTAAGTTACTGTGGATGCAGCAACAGCCTGACGGGTACCAAGCTGTACATAAGGTAACATATACTTCCCCTAACGTAGAGCACGAAGGTATGCTTGGTTACGTAGAAACAGAAGTAACTATTGATGTAAAAGAATTATCCAAATTAGTTTCCATTATGGATAGATGGCATACCCTAACTGTAGCAGATCGCAGCTATTTTTACAATCTAGTTAGAGGCATTACATGCGTACGACCGATCTAATAGCATTACTGCAAAAACTAGTTGATGAACATGAGCCGCATAAAGAAATGCTGGGAGAACATGAAGTAATGATTGATGTATGGCGTAAAGGTTATGACAATAATTGGCATTACAGAGGGTTTAGTCCTAATATTGAGATAGGTATTTCAGATGATGGCGTATATCCTATTATACAGGCAGAGGAGTCCTGGACTTGAAAGTTTTATTTACAGCAGACTGGCATCTTCGTCTGGGTCAAAAGAACGTTCCAATTGATTGGGCTACAAAACGATTCTTTTCTCTATTTCAGCAAATTCATGAATTAGAGAAACAAGTAGATGTTCATATTATTGGTGGTGATATTTTTGACAAACTACCTAGTATGGAAGAGTTAGAATTATACTTCTATTTTATTAGGGATTGTTCTATCCCTACATATATATATGACGGTAATCATGAAGCTTTAAAGAAAGGTACTACATTTTTATCTAATTTAAAAGTAGTAACGAATCTAGTTAATCCTCTAGTGAAGATTATTGATGAATATACTACTATTGATGGAATTGACTTCATTCCATACTGTGAACTAAAAGACTTTGCAGTTAATGGATTTCCTAATAATCCTTCAAGAATAGTATGTAGTCACTTTAGGGCTGAAATTCCACCGCATGTAAAACCTGAGATTAATCTCGACCTATTTAACCAATGGGAAGTGGTACTGGCAGGGGACCTCCATTCTTACGATAATTGTCAGCGTAATATTCTGTATCCAGGATCTCCAGTTACAACCTCGTTTCATCGCTCACGAGTGGATACTGGTGCTATAGTACTTGATACCGATACTCTTGAGCATACTTGGATTAAGTTCGATCTTCCACAGCTCATCAAGAAAACAGTAAAGGCTGGTGAAGAGCTAGTACCAGGTACATACGATCACGTTATGTACGAGGTAGAAGGCGATATGAGTACGCTAGCAGCTCTAGAAACTGCAGATTCTTCTCTAGTTTCTAAAAAACTAGTATCTAGAAGTACGGAAGCTACGCTAATTCTAGAACAGAATATGAGTATGAGTGCAGAGCTTGCAGAATACTTACGATATGTATTAACTTTAGAAGACGATACAGTTGAGGATCTTCTAAAGATTTTTAAGGATCATTACAAAGATGAATAAGAACGCTATTGTTTTTACCCAAAATGCCTGCCAAGGCTGCGCAACTGTTAAAAGTATTCTAGGCGTAGCAGGTTACACTATCGAAGAAATCAAACTAGATAACGTAGACGCTAAGAAGAAGTTCTTCGAGCATTTCCCAGGCGCTAGAACCGTACCTCAGGTGGTAATTAACGGAGCACCTATCGGTGGTCTAGATGCAGTAAGGGCATTCCTAAACTAAAATGAAAACAGCAATAGTTGGTTCCAGGAGTTTTACTTCAGAATACGAGTTTGTGATAAATATTGCTAAATACAATATAACGCATATTGTATCTGGAGGAGCCATAGGGGCGGATACTTTAGCAGAAGAGTACGCAGATACATTTGGCATTCCTAAAACTATAATTAAACCAGAGTGGTCTAAATTTGGTAGAGTAGCTGGGTTTATTAGAAATAAACAAATAGTAGATTCGTGTGAACAACTAATTGCGTTTTGGGATGGTTATAGTAAAGGCACTGCCGATACTATAACCTATGCTAGAAAAAAGTTGCACAAAGACAATATACACATTATTTTAGTATGATTATTTTTGACTATATGAAATGGTCCAACACTTTCAGTTGGGGACCAGATAATATAATTTACTTTACTAGCGCGCAGCTTACTCAGCTTACGGGCCTTAACGGAAATGGTAAATCTTCTATTGCACTTACTATGGAAGAAGGCCTATTTAATAAAAACTCAAAAGGTATTAAAAAAGCTGATATTCTAAACCGCCGCAGTAAGGATAAATTTTACTACATTGAAATTGGCTTCCACAAAGATAATTCAGAATACGTAGTAAGTACAAAGCGTGCATCTACTCAGACTGTTACGCTATTGCAAAATGGGGAAGATATTTCAGACCATACTGCTACTTCTACCTTTAAAAAGCTAGAAAGTATTCTTGGATTTGGGCATGAAATATTTTCCCAGATTGTATACCTTTCAAACCTAAGTAGCCTAGAATTCCTATCCACAACGGATGGGGAACGCAAGAAATTTTTAATTAGCCTACTTACTCTTGATAAGTATTATAAGGCTCAAGAAGTATTTAAGGCTGTAAGCAAAGAAGTTTCTGAAGACTTAGCAGGCTTAAAGGGTAAGATTAGTGTAGCAGAATCTTGGATTGCAAAAAATATTGCAACTGCTAAGTTACCTAAGTTAGACGTTGTACCAGTACCTCCAGCTCCAGATACTGAAGTAGGTTTAGCAGCGACCCTACGTGGTCGACTTGCTACGGTTGAGCAAGACAATAAACGTATTACTACCAACAATAAGTATAAGGATTTACGAGATAGCGTAAAATTAGTAGATCCTCCTACCTATAGTGGCAGTCTTGATACTAGTAATTTAAATACTGAACTTGCTCAGCATAATAAAGCAATTTCTGATGCTAAGGCATTTATTACTAAGATGAATACTCTGGGTAATAAATGTGCGACTTGTTTACAGGAGATTGATAAGACTCAGGTAACTTCGTTAATTCAGGAACGGAAGGATCTAGTAGCTACTAGCGAACAAGCCGTTGCTATTCTTAAGGAAGAAATTGCTAAGCTTAATAAAATCAAATTAGAGCTAGATGCTGCTAATTCTAGTAAGGCCAAGTATGAAGAGTACCATGCTCTTTACAATCCTGAATTAGAGCAAGAGCTGCATGATAAATCTGAAATGGTTAAAGAGCTTGCTGCAGTTGAGGATCGTATTAATAAGATTCAAAAACAAATTGCAGCAGCTACAGCTGACAACAATAAGGCAATTAATCATAATACTAAAGTTGACTTGATTGCATCTCAACTAGAAGAGACTCAGCAGGAGTTAAATAAACTTCAAGCAGGTTTAGCTGATCTAGTGAAACTTAACAACAATTTACAAATTCTGGTTAAGGCTTTCGGTCCTAGTGGTTTAGTGGCTTATAGAATTGAAAGTGACGTTAAAGACTTGGAGTCTGAGATTAATAAGTACTTAACTGAACTATCAGATGGTAGGTTCCAATTAACTTTCCAGATTCAGGCAGCAGATAAGCTAGCCGTAGTTATTACAGACAATGGTGATGAGATCAGTATTGGTTCTCTATCAAACGGCGAACGCTCTCGCGTAAGTATTTCTGCACTACTTGGTATTAGATCAATGATGCAGTCTTTATCTAATACTAGAACCAACCTACTAATTCTAGACGAAACTCTGGAACATATAGATGTTGGCGGCAAAGATAGATTAGTAGAAATCCTACTGAAAGAGCAGTATCTTAATACTTTTGTAGTATCGCACGGTTTCAGCCATCCTTTATTACAAAAATTAGTGGTTAATAAAGAAAATCACATATCTAAATTGGAGCAACAATGAGCACACAAGTTCTAATCACACATCTTAATCCTGGTTATAAGTCAGAAATTAAGGTATCAGTACTTAATGCAGAAGGCACTGTGCAGCATGTGGTAACTGTAAAAGACGGCGAAGCACGTCAAATATGTGTACATCAGGATAATTCCTTAGTTATTCTAGAAGATTTAACCAAACTAAGAAGTGGTAGTTGATTCTAGAGCCAAGGGTGCCCGAGCAGAGATAGATGTTAGAGACGTACTTCGTAAATACACAGGATTACAATGGGAAAGAGTTCCAGGCTCGGGTGCTCTTAACGAAAAACATAAACTCAAAGGTGATCTATACTTAGTAGATCGTCAAAATATATTCTGTGTAGAAGTAAAACATTATGAAGAAGATCACGTTACTACTGCAGTACTTACTAGTAAGGATCCGACGTTACTTAGCTGGTGGGCTCAGGCAACTCGTCAAGCCTTGCAAGTAGGAAGAAAACCATTATTGATCTTTAAACATAATAGATCGAAAAAATTTGTGGCTTACACAGACGTTCCCTCGTCAGATATAGATCATATATTTGTATCTAGAGATGAACATTGTTTCTACATCTCAGAATTAGAAGCATGGCTACAGAAAGAAAAACCAAAATTTACGTCTTGATTTCTTTCAATATTTAAGCTATAATAAATAGCTTACTAACTGATAATAATATGTCAAAAGCATTTAAACCAGCTAATTATAAACCAAGAAAAGCAATGGTAGTGGATGCACTAAACTTAGCTTTCCGTTGGTATCATAGCAAACAACAAAATTTCGTAGAAGACTATATTGCTACAGTTAAAAGCTTGCGACGTTCATTTGAATGTGGCATGGTTTTTATTACTGTAGACTCTAGAGGTTCTACATATCGTAAGAATATCTATCCTGAGTATAAAGCAAACCGTACCGAAAAATATGAACAACAAACTCCAGAAGAAGAAAAGCGTTTTCTGGAATTTATTGCTGAATTTCGACGTACTATTGCCGAGATTGAGAACAGTTGCCCAGAGTTTCTAGTATTACAGTATGACGGCGTAGAAGCAGATGATTTAGCTGCTAAGTTGGTAAAATCTAGAAAGCGGTTCAATATTGAAGAATTAATGCTAGTAAGTTCCGACAAGGATTGGGACCTATTAATTCTAGACGATGGTATCTCTAGATTTTCTTATGTTACACAAAAAATCATTAATCTAGAAAATTGGCACGATTTTTATGACTATAGTCAAGAGCAGCATATTAGCATTAAATGTCTACAAGGCGATTCTGGAGATAACGTACCTGGAATCAATAAAGTTGGACCCGCTACCGCACTTAAGCTATTAAAGCAATTTGGCACTGCAATGGATGTAGCCGATGCTATTCCTATTCCAGGCAAATATAAATATATTGAATATACTAACAATTTCGGATCGGATGCTATCTATCGTAATTACATGCTAATGGATCTATTAGCATTTTGCGACGAAGCTATCGGTGCTGAAAACATTATTGATTTTGATGACAAGGTAACAAGCTATGTTAGCACACTTGCAAGCTAGAGCCAGTAGTTGGTCATTACTACCGGAGCGAAAGAATCCGAACGATGCTGGTTTGGATCTTAAATCAGACGCACATGTAGTAATTGAACCAGATACTAAAGTTATGTTAGATACCGGAGTACAGGTTGCTATTCCAGATGGTTATGTTGGACTATTAGCAGCTAGATCTTCTTTACAGAAAAAGAACTTAATTTTAGCCAATAGCCTAGGTATAATTGACTCAGGCTATCGTGGTAATTTAAAAGTGGTTCTATACAACTTTGGTAAAGAACCGGCAGTAATTGATATGGGCGAACGATTTGCCCAGTTATTAATAGTACCTATTGCACTTCCTAAAGTAGATGACGTATCGGCTATGGATGATGAAATGTGGGAAAAATCTTCAGTACGCTCGACTGGTGGGTTTGGTAGTACTGGAACTAATTAAAGGAAATAAATGACAATCGAATATAAACCATCTACTCGTGCACAAGTTATTACTCGTCGTACCTATAATCGTCCATTGAACGATCAGGGTACAGTATTTGAAACATGGGAAGCCACTGTTGAGCGCGTTATCAATCACCAGCAATGGCTGTGGGAGCGTGCAGTAGGTCGCGAACTACTAGACACTGAATATGCAGAGCTGTACGATCTAGAACGTCTAATGCTAGATCGTAAAATCTCTATGAGCGGTCGCACTCTTTGGCTTGGCGGTACCTCAGTTGCTAAAACTCGCGAAGCTTCTCAGTTTAATTGCAGTTTCACAAATGCCGAAACTGTTTACGATATTGTAGATATTCTTTGGCTACTACTACAGGGCTGCGGCGTAGGTTTCCGCCCCATCGTAGGTACTCTTAGTGGTTTCTCTAAATCAATCAAGAATATTGAAGTAATTCGTTCTACTCGTACTGAAAAGGGCGGTAACGAAAATAACGTAGAGACCTTCGATCCTGAAACTGGCGTATGGACTATTAGTGTAGGCGATTCTGCTGAAGCGTGGGCTAAGTCGATCGGTAAGCTAATGGCTGGTAAGTATCCTGCTAAAAAGCTAGTACTGGACTTCAGTCAACTGCGTCCTGCGGGTGAGCGTCTAAAGGGCTATGGCTGGATTAGCTCTGGTGATGAGGCCATTAGCGTTGCATACGTAGCAATTGCAAATATCCTAAACGGTAGGGCTGATTCTCTACTAACTCGCATGGATATTCTAGATATTGTTAACTGGCTAGGTACCATCTTGTCGAGCCGTCGTAGTGCAGAAATTGCTCTATTTGAATATGGCGAGCCTGAATGGCAAGAATTCGCAGTAGCTAAAAAGGATTGGTGGATGCATAATAATGCTCATCGTACCCAATCTAATAATAGTCTAGTTTTCCGTACTAAGCCTCTTCGCAAAGAACTTGAAGATATTTTCAAGCTAATGGAAGAAGCCGGGGGTTCTGAGCCTGGATTTATTAACGCAGAAGAAGCGCTACGTCGAGCACCGTGGTTCAAGGGGTGTAATCCTTGCGTAGAGATTCTACTAGGTAATAAGTCTTTCTGTAATCTTACGGAAGTTGATCTAGGTAAGTTCAAGGGTAATATGGCCGGGCTATTTGACGCTCTGCGTCTAGCTGCCCGAGCTAACTACCGTCAAACTTGTGTAAATCTTAAGGATGGTATCCTACAAGAAGCGTGGCATATTAATAACTATTTCCTACGTCTATGCGGTGTAGGTATTACTGGTGTAGCTAAGCGTCCTGACCTTACAGGGTATGACTATGAGCGCATGAAGCGTACTGCTACTGGCGCTGCTATTGGTATGGCTGACGAACTAGGACTACCACACCCTAAAAACGTGACTTGCGTTAAGTAATTGGCGCAAATAAAATTCTGTGAATTGCTGGAACCTCCTACTATTAAGTTAAGGACAATCAGCAGCCAAGCCGCATATGCGGAAGGTTCAGAGACTATCTATTATAGAGTACATACAAGTGTATGGAAGCGCAGAACACACTTAATAGTGTGATGATATAGTCCGATCTCTATAGTAATATAGAGCTGTTTAATAAGTAAAATAATATGTATTTTCTGCTGGTTCATTTAAATTAGCGAAAGATAAATACGGCATTAGTAAAACACACTACTATAGACTTATTAAACGGGTATTACCTAACGAGTAATATTGAACATAAATGCAAACCCTCTGGAACTCTTTCCAAAATTATGGATACTACCGAAGGTGGTCATAAGCCTCTTGGTAAGTATATTTTCAATAATGTACAATTTAGTATCCACGATCCGGTAGTACCAATTCTACGTGAAGCTGGTTATAACGTATTTAATCATCCTACAGATAACACTGGCGTACTAGTTACATTCCCTGTAGAGTGGTCGGATGTTCCTTTCCACAAGGATGCAAATGGTAAGGAAGTTAATCTAGAATCAGCTCTAGAGCAATTAGAACGTTATAAGCTGCTACAGACTAACTGGACGCAACAAAATACCTCTATCACTATTAGCTACTCCCCGGAAGAAGTACCGTCAATTATTGATTGGCTATTACTAAACTGGGATTGCTATGTTGGCGTAAGTTTCCTATATCGTGCAGATCCTTCTAAGACTGCAAAGGATCTAGGTTATCTATACCTACCACAAGAAGTTGTAACGGAAGAAGTATTCCGTGAATACGTATCGAAGTTAAAGCCTGTTGATCTAACCGGCGTAAACGGTTTCGATGAAATGGAGCAAGAAGCTTGCGCTACTGGTTCCTGTCCTATAAAGTGATTTATTGAATAAAGAAAAAGCCCGCTGGTTATTACGCCAGCGGGCTTTTTTCATTTGTTTGAACCTTTTCCTCTTCCGTTACGGTTCTTACTATTTGCAGGCTTGGTACCCATTTTAGTTACCTCTACCTGCAAAAACAAGTAGAGCAGTAGTACCTGCAGCACGAATAGTAGCTATATGCGTAGCTCCTCGTACGCCCCATGTACTTTTTTCACCTGGTAAAATAGGCATGCAATTAGTATTTGCGGTAACAGTAGATTTACCTGTACGTACGTAAGCTACGTTACTGGGGTCTGGGTTATAGATTAAAATATCCTCAGGTACTTGACCTCCCAATAGCGGAATACTAGTGGCAGCACTGGCTGTGCCTGCTGGAACAGAAACTCCTGTTTCCTGTAGAGAGAAATTTGGTAATGACATACAACTCCTTAATCATTGTATGCTAGGATGATTTCCTTACAAAGTTTGCTACGTACAATATCTGAATCTAAGAAGCGTACTACTTCTACATCGTCAATATGCTCAAGGCGTCTGACTGCATCATCAAGGCCGGAATCTTTAATATCTACTTGCTTAGGATCTCCAGATAGGATTACCTTGCAGTTTCTACCAATTCGGCTTAGTAGCATCTTAAATTCGGATTTAGTAATGTTTTGAGCTTCGTCTACTAATACGACGCAATCCTCAAACGTAACACCTCGCATAAATCCTAGCGGTTTAGGTTCGATCATTTTTTCTTTTAAACAGTATTCATAAAATCCAACACCGAGAGATTTTCTGAATACAGCCTCGAAAGGCTCTAGATATGGAGCGTATTTCTCTTCCAGCTCACCAGGTAGGTGACCGAGTGATCTAGCAGATTCTACATTAGGTCTTGTTACTATAACCTTTCGGGTTCGTTTATAGTAAAGTTCCTGGGCTGCATAGGTAGCAGAGATAAAGGTCTTACCAGTACCTGCACTACCAATACCAAAGATAATACTATTATCTTCGATGGCATCCATATACGTTTCTTGAATATAGTTTAGAGGATGAATTTCCTTAAACTTAGCTACTTGGTACTCTTGGGCAGGAGCAGTAGCGGCAGCTTTTCTAGCTTTTTTCCCGGTGTTTGTTCCCATAAAGTTCCTTATTGGAAAATCTTATGATATTTATCCGAACGAATCTTCATAACGTTCGTTACGTGCTCTCTATTAATTTGGCACGCTGACCTAGTTCCATATAGAGGGCCTTTGCTTTTAATACAAAATTTCTCTACATGCCCAAACCATTTATTAGGGTCGCACCCTGGAGACATTTTACAGGCGCGTCTTTCAGTGTTTACGTCTCTACTACCACCATTATACGCAGCATCTGCAAATGCATAAGCATCCAAATCTGTGCTAGCGTATGGTTGGAATTCTTGGTAGTTATCACGCATTTTTAAAACTACTAAACGTAGTTGTAAGTCGGGCCTGTCATAGACGTTACTCCAACTAAGTTCGCCCAATTCCTTGGGGTACTTTCTACGTATTTCGTATAATGCATCAAAACGTAAAGAGCCGTCAGCCTTGTAGGCTCTAGTAATTTGAGGCATTCCTGCCCCTTCTTCTCTAGGAGTTTTAAGGCTGCTTTTAGGATTCCAACAACGCGAATGCGTTAGTGAAATGCAGGACTCCTGCTCTATTAGTCCTGCAAGTAAAACTCTTTTGGGTGGTCGGCCCATAGCCTTTCTTGTTCGGCCTGCAGCGCTGGTGCATGTATATATGCTTGTGGTGGAATGTATGGATCTGCATGTACTAATTGATTTCCGAATAGACCAATTAATGCAGCAAATACAATGCAACGACCAAGAAAAACAATACCTGCGCCAATAGGGGAATGGTAAGCTTGCTTCACAAACTCTTCTCCATCCATATAGTCAAATAGTGCCTTCAAGGCAATGTATCCAAACCAGACAGCTAAAATAGGAGTAGCTAATTGGCCAACCATTGCAGCTGTTAACGTACCACCATTGGGATCAGTTAAGAAAGAATATAGTAGAACTACTACGCTACCACCAATTAACCAACGAGTACGTTTTCTAGGAATAAACTGTTTCATTTATTCTCCTTGCTATTTGCAAACTCTTTTATAAGAGTAATAGCCCCGTCTTGCTTTTTAGCACACTCAGAGTATATTGCAGCATTAGTAGCTAAGTTTGTTAATACTTGATTGCCAAAATCCACAGATTTAGGGTCTACCTTTTCAAGCTTCACGAGCGGTTTGCAAGGCTCAAGCAGCTTAGGGTCTACGTGAACCACTCTATCACGGGGAATAACTGGCTCTTCTCGTTTTTTGAAAAAGTCAAAAAGTGCGCATCCGGTTAAGAGTGGAACACATAAAACTATACAAAATAGTGCTTTTTTCATTTAGAATTGGCTCTATCAATAAGGGAGTTGTAACTATCCAAAAAATTATCTGATGGGATACACTTACCCTCTTTATAAATTACAGTCGGCTTCTTGGAAGAATTTGATAGTATAACTGCTAAATCGTCACGAACTTGTTGATTACTAGTTTCGTTTTGTTTAGCAATATCTGTACTGAGCTGCTCTAATTTACCTATCTTTTCATCTAAGTACTTTTGATGAGCAGCTACAGTATCAGATACCCCTTTAGTATAAACCTTATCGTAGGCTAGATAACCACTTATACTTAGAGCAAGTATTACTATAAGGTCTTTCCAGTATTTTAGTATAAATACCATTATTTCAAACCTAAGAATTTAGCTACTGTTAATAGCTTTGAAGTGAACGAATGGCTCCATACAGCATCTGCCACTTGTTCTGGAGTGCTACCACTAGAACCAACAGAAGTCGTAATATACGCCGCACTAGTACGGCGTTCTACATATACGTTAGCTACTGGAACTATGGTTGCATTTAAGTTACCGGATATTATATAGTTACCTGGGTTTGGAAATTTTAACTGATACCCGTTAACAAAATCTACTGCGTAGAAGTACGCACCACCTCCAAGATCTAGAGCTGCCCAAGTATGAATTGGATCACAGATCATACCCGCCTCAGAATCCTCTAGATCTCTAAGTTCAAGGTGAAACGCCTTGAGGTCCGTAATACTAGCAGTAGACAGGATTATTTTATTAACCCAGTCTACTGTTATAGCCATTACTGTTCTAGAGTTCTAACTGCAGTACCACTACCACCAGTAGAAGTAACTTGCAAGGTTGATTGGAAAGGTACTATAGGTGCTGAACCGTTACGTACTTTATACACGCAGTTAAAATCTGCGCTGTACTGGAAGGTGGCGGAAGTAACTGATGTACCTGTTGCAGTTGTATCAATCAGCGGAATAAACGCCGATACAGAGGTGTAACCTCCGCCTGGCACAGCTGGGGATAGTCCTGATACAGTAGTACCTGTCCACGAAGTATACGTATGTCTGTTGCCGTTTATACGTATTACACCACTTGCAGGTGTATCTACTTTAAGCCCGGTTACTGTTACAGCTGTAGCACCAGCAGTTGCGGATACAGTATATTCAGTAGTGTTAATGTTACCACTACCATTATCTCTACCTACTACTACATAGTCACCAGATGCAACACCAGTTACAGATACTGCAATTACGTTAGGAGGAGTTTCAATAGTTCCGTCGTGACTTGTTAGCTGATAGTTTTTACTTTCGCTAGCCATAACTCCGGTTAACCACCAGCCTTGTGCTACGAACCACTTACCGCCCGCAAACGTACCGAAAGGTGCAGCAATATTTTCTGTATATGCTGCGTTTAATGTTCGGTATCTCCAACCAGGCACTGCATTAACTGTAGCTGTACTATTTTCAGAACAAGCATACATTAGTGCATGATATGCCTGTAGTAGAGTAGTGCTACCATTTAAGGTTATTGTACCTTTGTGCAGCTTAGGACCCTGCCCGCCGCCCAAGTCTTGGGTAGTATCACCAATAGTAATACTTATAGTACTTAGAATAGACTGAGCCGAGGCTTCCGTTAAAGTAATATTACTATCAATAGAGGTTGAAAGAGCGGCCTGTTGTTCACCACCTGCCGATAGGTTGGCATCGAAGTGAGAGTATGTCTGACCGTACTTTCTAGAGAATACTGTGATGTTACCGGAGTCTATTAGAGTACCGCCGGTTTTGGCTTTTAGTAGAATTTGAATATGTCCGTTAGGCCAAAACTTAGTAGCTTTTGCATTATTTTGTACAATATATACAGGACTACTAGCAACGATTGAACCGATTGACTTTACGCCAGTATATAGTGTATTACCACTATTCTGTTCAATGGAACCAAAGTAAAATCTTTGAGCAGTAGTATCGTCTATATTATAGTTAGGCAACAGAGTTAAAGCCATAGGACGATTTGTAAATCGCTTACCAGCAAGCTCTGATGGATTGTCACCTAATATAGATACGGAGTCATCGCCTATAGGGGCAGCATTATCTGCTAAATCTTGCAGCCAGGTATGTAGATCTAATACTGAGTATGTAGTAGAACCAGAGATGGAACGTATGTCACCTGCTGCTGAAATGGAAAATTCGCTTGAATTAATTGTTGGCATAAGTTCCCTTAATCATCATTAATCTGAGATACATATATACTCTTATTACCAACATAAGAGGTATCATATGTTACGTATGGTTTGTAGTAGGGTGCACTAGATCCTTTACGTACTTTTATTGCAATACTATTAGAAGCATTACCTATAGTATACGCCGGTAGATTACATACAACAGTAGACACACTGGCTGTTGTATTATAAATTTCTGAGCTATCAGAAGTTCTTTGTATACTTACTACACTACCTACTACTACATTTAGTAACGTAAGGCTAAACTGCCCAATAGAATCTGTCTCTACTTTTTGATAAGAATATTGTCCAGAGCCCACCTGGTAGCTTCTTTTAATACTACTATCACTTATAATAGCAGTGAAAGATCTACCAGGTATGCGTTGACTAGTTGGAGTAGAAGCGCTCATGCTATATACACCTCTGGATCAATAAATATAGAGCCAGGACCTGTAGGACATTCTTTATGCAGTCTTAGTCTAATGCTTATATCTGTATTAGCCTTAACACTTGCAGAAGTAGTTATAGACATTTTAATAGCAGAATACGCTGGATAGCTATTAAGAGTCCAGCTAGCACTACTAGTAGGCACAGCAGTAGCGCTCACTAAGAGTGCATTAGTCGGATATGTAGTTTCTACTACCTGGTTAGACGAAGTATTAGTATAAGCTATTGCAAGAGAGATGTGCTTATTAGTAATAGATGCTACAGCGGCGGAAGGTACCAACATTTCCATAGTAATAGTGCGTATGCCATCACTAGAAAGCCCCAATTTATCAAGAGATACTACCTCTACTGGAGCAGGAGCTGCGTAATGGTTGGCTGAGCCACTCCAAGCGGTTCTCCATGACCAATACGTACCATCTGGCAAGAACGAGGATAGAGTAGGAAATCCGCCATCGGGTACCCACTCTAGTACAGTACTTGGCGTCTCTAATCTAAATCCCTTTTTAGGGCCGATATTTTGATGTAGTGCAAAACCGTTATCTTGGCCGCCCACCTTTGGGCTCGTACTATAAGTACCAAATAACCCTACTTGAGAAGCTACGTCTAATTTAAACGAGCCTCTTAAATTCTCTGCATAAGCGGAGAATGCAACCGTAGTAGCAGAGAATTTCTGGAATGCAGTTAAAGATACGGATGAAGTACCTAAGCAGTTTACTAGCCTGTACGTAGCACTACCATTATTAACTGATGCAGCATTTATAATGCCGGGGTGAATTGCACCTAATAGATCGTATAAGAATTCGCAATCTTCAAACAGCATATAGATAGTACCAGTCTGAACACCTGCGAAATCCAACAAACCGTAGTTAGCCGTAGAACGTACAAATCTAAATCTACACCCTCTAATATTCCAGGTTTTGTTGTTACCAGCTTGATAACTATTATTAAGTTTAATCGTCCCTGACGTAGAATTATCTATGAATTCTATATTTTCTAACATTATACCTACGTTAGCCGCTAAGTTAGCTTGTACTGCCATAGTACCAGTAGTGCTACTATTGGAAATAGACCAAGCATTTCTAACATTAGAGCCTAGATATATGTCGTAATTACCAACACCAGAGGATACCCCACCGCATACAATATTACATACATTGGTATTTGTAGGCATAGCAATATAAAACTTTTTACCAAGCGTATCGCCTCTAGCGACGTTATTTGCGTCCAGTACTATGTTTATATTACCTACTACGTTTAATGTAACAGATGCACCAGGAGTTAATGTTCTATCATTAGCTAATAGCCATACAATATCTGCCGAGGTAGTCAATGATCCAGCTAATAGTCGACCTGCTGTATTACCGTTAACAAGACCTACACCGTAGCCGCCAACAGCTTTAGCACTAGGCATGAAAGAAGCACTAGGATTCCATAACCAACCCCAGAAACCGCTGCTACCTCCGGCAAACTGTACTACTGGTGGAGTAATGCCGCTAGTAGTAATAGCGACGAATGAATTAGTGGTATAGTTGTTATTATCACTTCCAGCACGAGTCATTATTTCAACGGTACTAGTAGCTCCCGATTTGGTTCTAGCATAGCAGAAATCTCGCAACTGAGGAGTAAATACTGTAGCAGAGGCTGATACTGTATTAGTCGCTGCATTAATAGACGAAGCTACGTTGGCTGCTAGTGTAGCACCAGACCCAGCGTTAAACTGGTTAGCGGCAGCACCAGATGCTACACAAGTTAGAGTAGCACCAGCGATTATTAGTGTATTACCTGCTACAGCGGTAGTTGTGCTAAAATCTATTGTGGCTACCGATGGTACGGCTGTTACAGTACCAACCCCATCGCCATCCTGGGCTACTGGGGTTCCTCCATTAGGCCATGTAGGAGTTGCACTATAAGTGTAAGCTCCGTGGTCTATAACATATGTTGCCATTAATAAACTCCAAGAATTTTATCAACCCTACCCGGTACTAGGATTCCGAGCAATTGCAAGTAATCTAGTGCTGGCTTAAGATTAGGGTCTAAGCTGCTAACAAACTCAGCTATATTTAGTAAAGCCATGAAATCTTCTACTACCGCGTCTGTCTTAGCTGCGGTTCTAATAGCAATTCTTTCAGGTACAGTAAATCTAGTCAGGAACTCTAATTTTGTCCATACTATCTCTGACATTTGAGGTACAGAGGTAGGATCAATATCATACTGAACATGATCGTATTCAGAGAACGGCCATAGTACGAGTTCTAGGGCAGCGTCAGCGTTATACTCGTACTTAGGAGTTCCAGTTGTTTTTTCAATAACTATAAATTTATACATAAGTATAGCCCGCTCTATTATCCCATATGAATGAGAAATCTGCTGATCCGCTAGCCCATGTAGTTATAACATCGCCATCGGACAAGATTTCTACCTTAGAAATTCTCCAATTAGGTGCTGAATCTAGTGTACCGGGAAGTGCTTCTCCCTTGTATAGTAAAGTATCACCGTTGAAATCTACTCTTTTAGAGTACATTATAGTATCCTCCGACGGGGCCCCTGGCGGGCCCGGCTGCCCTGCTAGAATAACAGTGCTATTTTCTACCTCTACCAGTATTGTAGAAGTATCGTTAGTAGTAACCACTACCTCTACTAGTCGTTCACCAGCTACGATACTTTCTTGCTCTAATACTATTGTATCAGTATTAGCAACAGGTACTAGTACATTTGATGTTTCTACTGATACCAAATCCATTATCGTGTTACTTCTTTCTCTAAAGTAACGCTTCCTGCTACTATAGTGGTTACATCTGAACCTTCTACTAGTTCTAAGCTATATATCGCTGAACTAAAGGATAGGGCTGCTGTGTCTACAGCCGACATATAGATAGTTATAGTCTTGTTGGTATCATCAATAATGATGCCACCATTGGCAGTGGTTAATTCCTTGATAACAACATCGTCTGTTATTTTAGCCCTAATCTGCATACGGGCCGTTACGCCTGCTAGCGATTTAGGTACTGCCCACGAAACTACACCACCAGAGGTATAAGTACTAAAGCCAGCGGCATTTACTGCATTTACAGTAATAGTGCCTCCAGAAACTGTGGTAGCAGTATAGTAGGTATCTTCAGTACAGTTTATTTCTTTCATGCCTGTTACATTAGTAACCTGAAATCTCCACCCAGCGGGTAAGGAGGCTCCTGGTGCAATAATTTGTACAGGCGCGGTTTTAGTAATACCAGTTACATTAGCATAGCCTTTTAAGGAGGTTCCCTGGCGCAGTGTTTCTCTGAAGGTATTACCTTGATATATTTTAAGATTTAATTTAGCAGGTCCTGCCATGGTTATTCCTTTAAATAATTGGTATAATCATTAGTTGGTCTAATTATACCATGTAGGATTAGGTCAGTCAAGTTAAAAAAATTCCGACCCATTGGTCGGAATTTTTATTAAATGAATCTGTTTGCTAATTCGATTACGTATAACTTAATAGGAGAGTTTAATAGAGCTTCACCAACTACAACACCTAGCAGGGTTGCGTATGCATCCCACCCATCGTAAGTATGCTTATCTGGATGCCCTTTATCGTATATTTCTTTCCATCTAGCAACTACAGCTGTAGCGCATAGGCCTATTAATACATTAAAGTTAGTAGCAGTTACTACGTATACTAGCGTGCCTATTAATAAGTGTAAGTACTTATCGAAGTTTTTAATCTTACCAGATAGGTAAGATATGAGTTTCATTACCATCTCCATATTTCATCATCTCCTTCGTGCTTTTCATTTTCACCCTCTTTTTGGCAATGATTCTTATCTAGTTTACCTAGAACCCAGCAGATGGGTTTGCATAGAAGGCAGGATCCCTCCTGTATAGCAATACCCATTCTGCCAGATAGAGTCATTTCAGGATCCCCGAATAAAAGAGTGTTGGCAAGTCTATCTAGAGCTACCAATAAGTTGAAGATATACTTTGCTAACATTCCCATAAATTAGGGCCTTTCTTTATCTTGTACTGCCTGATTTAATATTTCATCAGCCCGTCCAGGCCCCAATAACCCTTTGTATTCAAGGGCTTGTAGCCCTTGAATAGTAGTAGGATCTGTTAAGCTAATAAAACTAGCTTGTCGCATTAGGTACATAATATCTGATACGTCTGGATCTGATATTTCTGCAGCTCTAACGGCATCGCGCTCTGCACGAGTGAAGCGCAGATTTAACGCTAGAAGCGTAATATGCGCTGGTTTAGGTTGGTCAATATATATTAACATTATGCTATCCTATACAGTGTACCTAGACTATTACCATTTGCTGGATTAATAGTATTTATATGTGTTGGACTAGATTTAGTAGTATATGCAGAAACATCTATAACTGTATCCATATAAGCAGAATTAGTTGCATAGTAAGTAAACATAACAGTAGTACCCCTAGAACATCTTGCGTACTGCACTGCCACTGGAAACGCTGGATACACATTAAATTTTGGTGTCCAATTTTTTCCGTCTTTAGATACCGCCATAAATAATCCAGCACTTGCGGAGCTTATATTATAGAAGGTAAGTATAAAGTTATTATTAACTGAATCGTAACTTAATAAGCCCTTACTTAAATTGTATCCTAAAGGTAGTACATTAGACATATCTATAATAGATACTGTACTTCCATCAGTCCATATCAACGATGCACCATAGTTAGTTTCACCAGGTATATTAAATATTGCTATATTACCGTTAGTAGCAAAATTGCGGCCAGCTCTAAAACTAGCTAAACCACCTCCAAGAACAGGTAGTTTACCTAAGTATAATGAGGTCCAATTAGACCCAATATCTACTGACTTCCATATATACAGTACTGAGAAGCTACCTGTATTAGTAGTACCCAATAGTAGATATGTGCTAGAATTAGGTATGCAGGCTAGAGCGTCTTTAGAATACTCTATAGTTCCTATACCTGTTGCAGTTACTGTAACGGCTGTTGCTGTAGCAGGGAAACCACCCGCTGTGGAAGTTCCTCTTACTATATTAGTACTATTACCATTAGATAAACTACTACCTGCCATAGCTAGTATACTAGTGCTACCGTTAGTAGCTATACTAGTAGTAGCAGTGACTGTAGTCCAGGTTGCAGATACAGTATTAGCTCCAGTAAATATAGAAACCCCACCGCTGGCATTACCACTCATTGCTACGGCTACATACGCGGTTCCATAAGGTACAACTGCCTGTGCCTTACCACCAACTGCTGTTGGGTTATATAGAGTACTAGTATTAGTAGCCATATTAGGTATAGAGGTACCCGTTTTTAATAGTACACCATCGAATCCAGTTGCACTGGGCTCTGTCGGTATAATATAATGTCTACCGTTAGCTAGATTTATGTAATTAAAATTAGCCGTATCTACAGTTAATCCAGTTACAGCAACGTGCTCCGTAGCCTGTATATTATAAGAACAAGCATAAGGATTGCGAGTATAAAACGTACTGTATTTAGGTAAATATGCTTTAGCATATCCACTACGTAAATACTCTTTGCCATCTGGAGTAGTAAAGTTAGCTAGAGAGTACCCCATTTCTACTGCTTGACCTATAATTGGGTAGCCTTCGGTCGCGCTGCTAGAACCTGGAGTAGCTCCGGGATAAAGGCCAAAATTCATTAGAATGCTCCTGCCAAGGTTACAGCAATATTAACACTGGTACTAGTATGGATTGCCGCGCGTAGATACCAGCTATTATTCGGTAACACTAAACCTAGATTAGTTAAGTCTACAGCGTAATTCTGAGTATACTGATCTGCAGTAGTTGCTTTAATAGGTACTTCTTTCCATAGTCTAGTACTAGTTCCGTCAAATAGGAAGAAACGTAGCATAGTATCTGTAGCAACAGTACCTGCTGCTACTATACTAATGCTATCGATACGAGTACCGTTAGTTGAGCCCTGTATAACGTTTATCATAGTAGTACCCAAAGTACCGGTACCGTCTACATTAGTATTAGCAGTAGTTACTTGGGCTAACGCACCTACTGGAGTACTTGCATATGTTGCTAAAGCTGCCATATTATACTATTCCTTGAGCTTGTAAAATAAAGTGTGGTACAGTAGAACCAATAAGTTCCCATACTGTAGGTGTTATAGATGGTTCAGCTGTAGTAGATGAACCTGAGGTTCTTTTTCTGTACGTTTGAAAGTTAACAGGACTCCATACGGTATTACCTTCAGCGTATGATGTAGCTGCGGACCATTTACCTGCACCCGCTACATTATTGGCTGCCGTTGCGCTGGCTGCCGCGTTAGCGGCTTGGGTAGTTGCGCTGGCTGCTTGAACGGAAGCAGAGGTTGCCTGTTCTAGTGCATATGCTGCGTTAGTGTATGTATCACTACCGAGCTGAATCATACTGGTTCTAAAAGCAGGTAGCTGCCCTAAAAACGTATCAGCACGTGAGTCGAAATTTACTACGTCCTGTGTACTAGGCGGAGTAGATAGCGCTGAGGGCGCTGTTGGTGTTACTAAGGGCATTATACCTCCTCTAATTCTAAACTTATAGTAGCCATCATTTCCTCTAACGCTATTTTAAAGGATCTGTAAAAACCCTTTAAAACTAGTGGTTGATAGTACGTACTTGTTGTTTGTTTTTCTAAGCCTATCCATAGTACTGGCTTAGCATTTATATCGTCTCGTACTTCTGCTACACGATTAATTAATTCCGCCTCACACATAGTAGTGCAAGTTATTTTAGGTACATTTCTACGGCGAGTTAAAGTAACGTTGCCATAGATATCTCTATCCACTTTTGAATAGTTATTACTATCTAAAACTGCATTACGCTGAATATACCCTATATACTCAGATATACCTGCTGTTAATCCAGATATTGAAATATTTGGTCCGGATGCAGTAACTGTTATAGTGGCATTATAGTAGGGTGGTATATTCTCACATAGTACAGTGCCACTAGCTAGTGCGGTTGCTGTGTAGGTATAGAAAGTGCCTACAGTACTACTAGATACAGAAACCACGAGAGTATCTGCAGTAGCCTTGTATATTGCAACAGTATCAAATCTATTAGAACTAGAACAGGATACACTGTATGTTGTAGTAGCTGTAGTACCCTTATTTCTAAACATATCTAAAAGGGTATACTTATTAGTATACCCATATTCTATCCACATAGGTATTGCAGCATAGATATTAAGGTCAGGAGATTGTGTACTTACTCCATTAGCTATACAATAGTATGTTTTATGATTAGACGCTAAGTATACAACAGTGCCCTGAGTATAACTAGTTCCAGTTACCCATGCGGTACCATCACTAGCTACAGGTTCAGTAGCAGAGCTAGATAGTATAGATAAAGTAATCGGAGGTATAACGATCATAACTCCTCCAGCTCAAGTGTTATAAATACTCCCAGCGGATTATCTATATCTACGGAGAAAGTTCTATAGAATCCAACAATCATTAATTGCTCAAAGTAAGGGCTGTCTCCAATATCATCCACCCCACACCATAAAGCAGGTACAGCATTGAGCTGCTCTTTAACCTCTAGTACTCTAGCAAGGTATGTATTCTCTAAGAACAGTGTCTGATTAGTTTTTGGTACATTACGTCTAGGAGTCATTGTGGCGTTACCAAATGCATCTCTATCTACCTTTGAGAAGTTTAACGTATCTAGAGAAGGTTTTCGTTGAATATATCCAATCCACTCAGACATACCTAGTATTGTGCCACCTATATACATAGTAGTGGCTCCAATAAATTCTATAGTTACTACTATATCTGTATAAGGAGGTATATCAAATTTAACGTAAATATCCGCATATCTAATTCTAGAGAAGAAGTAGTTATACCATCCTAAGGTGTTTCGTTTATTAAGGCCCACATACCCAGTGTCGTAAACCGCATCTGGCGTTAGGAAGTTAGAGAAATACATATCATAGGTATAGGCGCCGTTGTGATAAAAAGTAGCTCCTGCATATAGTGTTCCGGTAGGGGATGCAGTTACACTGTAAAACTCTACACCATTTTTATAATACTTTATGTATGTACCATCATAAGCAATAGCAAATGTATCTCCAGTAGTATATGTAGTACCTACAGGATTGTTACCATTAGCAAGCACTGATATACTACCACCTTGAAAGTATATCCCCCAATCTATACTGCCAGAACCGTATCCAGCGGTTGGGTTAGACTTTAAACCAACCATAAAGTAAGCTGAAATACCTACCTTAAAGGTTAAGCTCATACGTCCTGAATAACCATAAGTGGAAGTATACCCAGAATCCCATCCAGAAGTACCAGCTGATTTAGTGGCAGTGGTACCAGATAGTGTAATACCGCTAGAGTTTAATGAAGATGCATTAAGTAAATTAGCATCCTTTCCATTAATACTAGTAGCAGATATACGTACTTGTTGCACATTACTCATTCCCATGAGTGCAACTGAGTCAATTCTTTGCCCAGGAGTACATACAACTGTCATAGCTGTAGTGCCCGGAGTTGTTGCGCTACTTCGATATAAATCGAACATAGCATATTTATTTGTTGGGCCCGCATCAGCCCAGTAAGGTGTAATAGCTGTTACGCTTACCTCAGGAGTAGTTGTAGATGCTGCTGAAGCTGCCGTAACTGTTGCTATACATTCATACACTCTATGAGTGCTAGTTCTAATTACTCTAGCGCCAACCGCATAACCGCTACCGGAAACCCAGGCAGTTTCACCTGCACTGGGTTCCGATACGGTACTGGTAAACATGCTAGAAGTAATACTTATTGGAGGTATTACTTTCATTATGCAGTAACCATTCCTTCACCATCTTGAGTTACACGAACTAGAACATCTTTCGACTTTCTAGTATTAGTTTCTACACTATTGGTTGTTTGTAGTAGTTGTACTACTGTAGCCCTTAGTGCTCTTACCTCATTAACCAAATCTTCATTACCTTGATTATTATATCTAGCAGGTATAATTGCCTCACCCTTATGGATTTGAGCAATCATATCTTGCGGAACATAATTAGTACCTACGTCGAACGAAGGCAATGCCATATCAGGTATAGGATTCAACAAACTACCTAATAGGGTTGCATTAGTCTTCTTAAAGTCTTCCAACTTAGTTAGACTATCAACTCCCCAACGACTTAGTAACAGACGACTACTATAACCACCGTCACCCTTGTATTGATCCATTAATATTGCTGAGTTTAGACTCATCATATCATCTGAGCTCATTACATAAGCAGCAGATTTAGGTATACTAGGAGTTTCGGGTATTTTCGTAGTAGGTCCGCCAGTACTTGGGCTAGTAGGATTAGCAGCAGGATTTGGAGGAGGTATTACTTCCTTAGGTTTATTTAAGCTATCTAGAATTGATTTAGCAATGGCATTTGCAGAAGCTTCTACAGCTGATTTAATAGCATCTAGTTTTGATGCAGTCATATCAGAAATAATTGCCTGAGCAGCAGCAGCTTTGGCTTGCGCTTCAGCTAGATCTGCGTTGGCCTTCTTCCAATCCGCAACATACTTATCTATGGTGCTTTGTACACCAGTAGTAGCTTTGCTAACATCTATTCCGTTATCTTTAATTGCTTTTTGCCATGCTTCTAGGTCTTTAACTTTTTGATTTCTATCTTCAATTGCTTTTAGATATGTATCAATAGCGGTATCTTCAGGCTTAACTGAAATACCTGACTTAGCTAGAGCGTCGTTCCATTTATTTAGTGCATCAATAGAGTCTAAGTAAGCTTTACGTGCATCGATATAGTCTTGCATAGGATCTTCAATTAGATCCTTCATGGTTAAACCTGCCTGTTCAGCAAGCTTAGTCCACTTATCAAACATCTCGGAAGCTTCTACTTCAGAAGCTTTGGCATCCTTCCACTCTTTTAATAGATCTATTGTAGCTTCAGTACTAGAAGCCCCTGAAACATTGACAGCATCCTGCCACTTAGCTAGTTCAGCTTGCGCTGCTGCTAAATCAGCTAGAGCCTGTGACTGTTCTAGATCCACGTCAGGAGTAGATGGCCCTACCGCGTCGTAGATTTTATTAGATACGTCGTTTAAAGTACTCGTTACTTCGCCGTATACTTTAGCGTACTCCAAGCTAGTAGAAGAGTTGCTTTGTGCAAGTTCTAGTACTTTCTGAGCTAAGTCAGGCAGTGCTGCTGCGGCTGTTTTGTCGCCTGCTTGCGCTGCTGCCGCGGTTGCAGCAAACTTATTCTTAAGTACATCAAACTTATCACCGCCAGACAGGATACCAAGAGCCCCAGTACGAAGATCGTCTAGGAATGTCATGATATTATCTGCTAGCGAGCGAAGCTCGTCCTTAGCCTTCTTATTCGCACTTGCTACAGCACTGCTAGCACTTGCTACTGCTTTTTGCGCATTTAAATAACCAGTGGTTATACCGGCTAAGGCAGCAGTGGTAGCCTTCTTAGCATTCTGTAGAGTAGTAGAGGCCGAACGATATTTGTCAACTATACCCTTTTGAGCAGTAGTAACAGCTCCGACAATTGACGCATTATTTCTAGCTATTGCCTGGTCTGCTGCTTCTACAGCGGCAGCGGCTGATGCTAGCCCGGAAGCGAAACTATTAGTAACACTTTCTAAAGTAGACATAGCTGTCGCTATGGCTGCGTTAGCATCCTTAAGATCCTTATACGCATTAACTACATCATACAGTGCTTTATTAATATCGCTTAGCTTGTTTCGTTCTTCAGTACGTAGTTCAACGGATGTTTTAGTATATTGATTTAATTGAGAAGTTAAATCGTTATACTGTTTAACAGTATCAATCTCAGCTTCCATTTGTCTATTCTTTAGATATTGAGCTCTTTCAATATCATTCATGGAAGCTAATTCTTTCTTGTTTAAAGCCTCTTTAAGCGCATTGTTACCGCCAAGAGTATCAGCTAATTTCTCTTCTAGAGATACATATTCATCTAGTAGTTCTTGATGACGTGCGGTTACTTGAGCAAACGCATCTTGTATGTTCATCAAAGCAATAAACATCTTCTGACCTGCGTCAGTAGTTAAGTCTATGCTATTTACTAAGTTCTTAAACTGCTCTCTAGTTTGAATATTACTTAAACCTAGCTTAGCTAGAGTGTTGCTTACGTCTTCGGCTATTGGCTTTAGCTTTTCTGCATCAGTTAAGAAGTTATCCTTAAAGCTAGCCACCTGCTCCATGAACTTATCTAGTCCACCAGATGCTTTAGATAGTGCTTCAGTTACATCAAACGATAGTTCGGTGTACTTCTTACCAATACTGGTTAGCGATAGCTTAATCTTATCGTTAGCATCAGTAACACGAATTACTGTTTCTAACATGCCTTCGCCGAATTGCTGGTATTTCGATAGACTTTCGAATAGTGTACTACTTGCAGTATCTAGGATATTACTGATAACTGATTCGAATTCTTTCTGTAGCGCTTCCCCGCTTAGTCCTCTTAACGAAGCTAGTTGGTCAATATTTACGTTACCTAGCTTGCTTAGTACGTCTTCCATACTCATACCAAGCTTAGAACCTACCTGTACAAAAGTATTGGTAGCATTAGTAAATATCTTTGTAATACTATCAGAAATAGCCTTATCAGCAGCAGTATACGTCTCAGAGATACTAGTACTAGTACTCTTGCCGATACCTAGGAAACCGCTATTAGTTTTGGTTTGTTTTACCGTTTCATACTGTTGAATAGCACCAGATACGCCCTTAGCTAGATCATTGAATGACCCTTTTAGACGAATACCTGCATCAATGATTTCTTTGGTAGTAGTTTTACCAAATAGACCACTAATACCACTAGTCTTAGTTCCTTCCTCGGTATTAAAGATAGATTTAGTGCGAAGACCTGCAACAGAATATAGTACTTTAGCAGTACCAGATACTGCGTCTCTAATTCCTAACAATGCGTCAATCATTCTATTATCATTTTGTAGACCTTCTACTGAAGTACTACTAATAATATCTAATGAGTGTGCAATTGATTCAGATTTAGCACTAGAGTCGCCGAATACGCCCCCACCATTTTCTACCTTCTGACCATTTTGCCAAGAAGTACCTGTACCTTGTGTACTTTGTCTATCTTCCGCAGTCATACCTACGGACGACATATTAGGACCAGAGCCACCGATACTAGATAACAAGCCAGCTACTATAGCAGCAACTGCGGCACCGGCCGCCACGTTTGCTGGGAATGGTAAGCTTGCAAGGGTTTTTACAACTGCTGCAACCCCATCAGTTGAGGCTCTTGCAACTGACTTAGCAATGGCTGAAGCAGTTTCTGCCGCATCTTGTGCCATTTGTTTAGCACCCATTACTAGTCTAGTAATTGCAATAGCTTTTTCAACTGCTGCAAATGCTTTATATGCAACAGTTTTTTCATTAAACATCTTTTTAGTAGCACCAGCAATTCCTTGTGCTGATTTTAATTCATAGTCTGTACGTTCCTGGATATTTTCTTTTTCTTGTTCATTGTATTCGTCACTACCTTTAGCAAATTTCTTTAGCTTATCAGCCTGGGCATCTGCTAGCTTCTTAGAACCGGCCTGGAATGTTAGTAGTGACTTCAATGAACCACCGATAGCATCACCAAGGTCCCCAAATACAGTAACAAGGTTTTCTGTAGCTTCACTAATACCGGCCATTAGTTTCTGTTCTTCTGACATACTCTTAATGTAGTCTTTACGGCCTTCTAGCATTAGCTTAGTGTTATCTATACGCTTAGTAGTACTTTGCTCAATTTTTGAGTCTAGTGCATCGTATCTTTGAGCAATCTCAATGATTTGATCTAAGGTAGTAGCACCGGCCATTTCCTTATCTCTATCAGTAGCGTTTTTAAGTTTAACGCTAGCTTGCTCATTTAATGCAGCAGTGATCTGTTGATTTGCCTGTAGCTCTGCATTAAGAATATCTAACTTAGCTTGTTCTGCAATTTGCTGTGAACCTAGCATTAGACCATACTGTGAAGACATACCTAGACGTTGTTGTTCAATATCTAGAGATATCTGTGCTCTTTCTGAATCTAAACTAAACTGCTCTCTGGCGAAAGCTAGTTCTTTTTCTTCAAGAGCAGCTATAGCAGCTATTGTTTCTTGTCTTCTAACTACTGCCGAATTATCGGCTCTAATAGCTTGAGTTTTAGTTATGGTATCTAGCTCTCTTTGTGCTGCATCTACAGACTTTTGAGCATTAGCTAATTGTTGTGCATCAGCACCTTGCTTAGCTAAATTGTCTTTTTCTATTACTAGTTGATTTATCTTGAACTCGGCCTCAGCTCTTGCCTTACTATTAGCTAAACTTTCTGCTTCGATTTCTGCAGATTGCTTTAGCGATAGTAAATATAGACTTTGATTACCACTAATACTATTTAGGTTACGTAAACGTTCAACAGTAAGAGCATTAATATCTATCTCTAATTGCTTACGCTTTTGATCTTCCCCAAAGTTTTCTGCACGAGTACCAGCCTGTCCAGCTAAAGTATTTTTAGTACGTTCACCGGCTATACCTGCTAATTGAGCTTTTGCCCCGAATAGTGTGGTAATATAATTAGATAGACCTTTCTTGGCATTAGCACTTAACTGGTCGAAATCAGCCGCTGTAGCTTTAAAACGCTTAGCTGTAAAGCCACTCATTTCTACTAACTCACCTAATCTAGATGAAATAGCGGATATACGGCTTTCGCTAGTAGTACTGGCTAGCTCCTTAGTTAGCTGTTCTTTTTCCATAAGAATAGCTAAGTTATCTAAACTAGTTGCTAAGCTGAACATCGTATCAATATTGCGTTCTTGTATTGCTAATTCTTTATTCTTTATACTGGTTTCTAAGTCAGATTTACCAGGACCTGAGAACCTGGCAGTGATCGAGCTTAATACCGCTAACTGCGCTTTGGTTGAAGCCTCTACGAATTTATCGGTAATAATACGTACACCCTGCTTAAATGATTCGTCCATAGCACCGGATAGTGTTTGACGAAGTTCAGTTAATTTAGAAGTATTAATATCTAACTGAATTTTAGCTTTATCACCCTTAGCGATGATCTCTTTAAGAGCATCATATTCAGGATTTCTTTGTAGACCACGGCCGCTTTGTTTTAGCGGATTGATACTAGCAATTTTAGCTCTTGCTTCCTCGGCATCTTTTAGTTGCTTCTGGAATTCTTCTGTAGATACTGCTAGTTGTTCAATCTGAAATTGTGCAGATTTCAACTGCTTAACAGTATCAACAGGTAATAGACGTAGTTTAGACTCATCTTTAACTAGATTAACTAGCTCAGTTATCGCCAACTTAGGATCGTTTAGAGCCTTAGCGATATTAATAGATTCTGTTACTAGATTCTGTCCAAGTAGTGTTAATGGGCTTTGATCTCTTAGTGAGTTAGCTAGGTTTCTATAAGATTCATTTATCTTCTTAAATCCTTCATCAGCAGTCTTAGCTACTGATGCAGTATTGTTAAGTTCTAAGGCTAACTGCTTAAGAGCCGCGCTAGTAGAATTAGCTAATTTAGATGCATCTTCTGAACTACCGATATTATCAAATACTTTCTGGATAGCTTTAGTATCTTCTGGATCTACATTATATATAGCTGCTATAGTTCTCTTAAATTCGTCTCTGGCTTCACCTACCGGAGCTGACTTAATGGCACTTGTTATAGTTTTACTGATAGAATCTCTTAGTTTATCAACTGAGCCTCTACCCACTAAATCCCACATAGTATCTACAAACTTATCCCAGCCAGACGCTTTGGAGTTAACTTTAGCAAAAGAATCAGCCAGTTTATCCGCATTCTCGTACAGATCCTGCATGGCAGTAGCCATAGCATTTATACTATCTACGCTAAACCCTTCTCCTGGTTTTTTCTTGTAGATAGCATCCAATGTTCTATCTAAATTAGCAGCAGATTCGTTTAAGGCATCAGTATTTCTAGTAAATATCTCTAGTTCTTTACTATTCTTTCCAAAAACTGAGTCTAGTATTTCAAATACAGCTACAAAGGCTCCAACAACCATAAAGGCTGTACCTATTGCTCCAGCAAAAGCTGATACTGCAGCAGTAGCAATACCGACTGCACCAGAAATTCTAGTCCAGCCAGCTTGCATAGCTGTCATCTTCTTTACTTGCTCAGGACCATCGCCAAAATCTACCATTCTAGGACCTGATCTGGCTGCTGCGATTTCAGTATTTAACTTCTTCCATGCAGCACGAACACCTTCTGTATATACAGTTTCAGATGCAAGTGTTTTAATAGTCTTTTGAATAGCAGATTGGTTAGCTGCCTCGGCCTGACGAGCCAATTGACCGGATATAGAGAAATAACTATTGCGGTCAGCAAGAGCTTTCTTATTCTTGTCTACAGCTTGAATATAGTTTAATTCTGCAGTTCTAGAAGTCTCTATAGCAGCTGCTAAGTCATTATAACCCTTAGCCGCTTCTACATTACCACGCTTCTGTTGAATAGCTGCTTCCTTGCGTAGTTTAGCTAATTCTGCGTCGGTAACTTCATCTGCACTCTTCTCAAGAATAGGGGCATATGTTTTACCTACTTTACGAGCACCTTTTTGCTTTTCAAGCTTAGCAATCGCTGCTTCCTTAGCCATTAGCTCTCTGTCGGCTAGTTCTTCAGCACGTTGTGCTACAGCTTTAAGCTCTGCCTGATGGGCTGCTTCTGCTGCCTTATTTCTGTACACCGCTAATTTACGAGCTTCTTCTGCTGCAGCATTAGCATTTTCACGAAATGCGCCAATAGCAGGAATAGCTTGTTTTAGTAGTGCAGCACCTACCGCAGTAACAGCTGCAGTTAGTGCTACAGGACTCTGTGCAAGATAGTTAACCATAGGACCTAGAACTTTATTTACAAGCTCTAAACCTTGGAAAGATAAGTCCTGGAATGATGCTAGTAGTTTGGAATATGGGTTACTATCAATCTGAATACTACCGAACTTCTGTTCAGCTTCTGTTAGTACAGCGTTTGCGAATGCTTGTTGTTTTTCAAACTGTGTTAGTGAGCCAACTGACTTGCCAACAGTCTTAGCATAATCTTGTGTAGCCTTATCGACACGTACTAAAATGCCTAGTTCATCTAGTAGTTCAGGTTCTAGCTTAGTAATACCGCGAGTAATACGACTAATAGCGTCAGCCATATTTACACCTAGAGCTTGTGAGGCTTTCTTGGCTGCCTCAGTCATTCTAGTAATTTGTGTAGTAGACATACCGGCTGCGCTTGCTTTCGCTACAGCTTCCATACTATCACGTAATGAAATAGCACCATCTGAAGCTGCTTGTACTTGTCTAGCAAGTGTACCTAGATTTCTACCGGATGCTGCCCCTAACTGATCAAGGCCTTTGATCATATTAGAAGTATCCATAGCACGCTGTAGCGCAGTGAATGCAGTACTTACAGCGAATAGGTTAGCAGCAAATGTTGCGTATAAGTGAACTAAACCACCTAAACCACGTGCTTGCTTACCAAAATCACGCGCAGCAGCACCAGAACCACCACCAGCCTGGGCAATGGAATAAGCCATGCCTTCATTAGCACGACTATCTTTGTTATTAGCATTTAATACGGCCGAGGTTTGTCCTGCAGTACGTGCTTTACCTGCATTCTTTATGGCTTGCGATAATTCTGAGTTTAGACGCTTGGCGTCTTCGGTTGCTTCTTTAATACCAGTAGCATTAAGACGCAGATTTGTTTCAATAGTGTTTCCTGCCATGCTTACCTCTTTTTAAACCAATACCTGAAAGGTATTGAAATATTTGGATGCAGTTCGCATCGTCCTACAGATTATAGCACTGTAGGAATTAAAAGTCAAGACGTTATTTTTTGTACTCTTACAAAAAGAAAAAAGCCCCGAGGCATTAACCAGGGGGCTTTTTGTTTTGAGCTTTTGCTGCTGCATCTCTCGATGCTTCTATTTTTAAAGAATCCAAATACTTAATAATATTATAGACTTCTCTATAATCACAAGTATCTATATCAAATAAGCTAAATACATCAAGAAATCCTACTAGGTTTTTACCAGTATAACAATTATTAAAATTATCTCTGGTATCTTGTAAAGCATCATAAACCATTAAAGCTAATTTCGTTAACTCGTCAAGATCATGATATTCTACAGGTATTTCATCCTCTTTAGGCTCAGAACCAAGAGCAGCACACATTTCTAAGTACTGCTCTTTGGTCATACCTACTTTGGAATTTTCCCAAAAGGACTTAATCTTCTTACGTCTTAGGCTTTCTTGTTCTTCTGAAAATTTGATAGAGTATTGACATTAGAAGTTACCCAAGTGTCAAAATCAGTACTACCCTTCATTAGTGATAGTGCTTCTTCAATGCTGAAATCTAGTTCTGCGTCAGCAGGTACATCTAGATCATCATCAGTAGGTACTAGGTTCTGAATGTATTCATACTTTAGACCTCTCCAACCAAGAACGGCGCTTTTAACGTATTCTTTTAGGAATAGATCAGGATTAAATTCTTCTACAGCACCCTGACCAGGTTTAAAAGTAACCTTGGTAGAATCCTTACGAAGCTTTAGCATGGTATCGCGAGTCATAAATGCTAGCGTTACGTAGAAACCCGGTAGACCTGCATATTCTAGTTCAGCGGTCTTATGGTTAGCTACTACAGTCTTTAGGCTAGGAACCTTTTTGATTTGTTCTGACATAAGAGTATCCTCTAATTTTAATAATTGGAATTTGTTAAAAAGAGAGCGCGGTGCGCGTACCGCGCTCTATAAACAAGCTCTGATTAAGGAGCTAGGAAACGAACTAGTAACTCATTAGCCTTAGTTAGATCGAAGGTCTGAGAGTTCTGAGTATCAGGGTTAAACGCCTGAGCGTTAAAGTTAATCGTAGTAGATACAACGTCTTGAATTTCTACAGTAGGTACTTGTAGCGAAACGCCAGGCATTTCGAACTCAACGCGAGTAGCGTTAGAAGCACCACCCATTTCTAGCTGTACGCGGAACTTAGGTTCGATAGCAGTAGATATGTTAGCTAGTAGGTTCTTTAGAACGTCGCCGGTACCGTTAGTTTCGCCAGTGCGTAGGTAAGCAGTTACGTTACCAGTAATAGAACGCTGACCTGGGAAGTAGCCGATAGCTTGGTTAATAACACCAAGGTTAGCAGGTACTAGATAGTTAACGTTATTAGCAATGGTAATATTACCACCAGTAATAGCTACAACGTATGCAGTAGAGCCGGCGTAGTCACCACCACCAATGTTACTATCAAGCTTCATAGTAGATAGCTTATTAGTAATGTAAGGGGCTGAACTTGGGTTAGCAGTTGCAGTTGCAGCTAGGGCGGAGGCTAGGCCAGATGCGGTCATCTGTTTTAGCTGAGTACCCTTACCAGACCATGCTGCGGTAGCAATAGCATCTAGACCGAAGTCTACGCTTACCTGATCGATGAAGCAGTTATCAATACCGTAAACTGCGCTGTCAACAACGAAGATTAGGCCGAAACGTTGCATCAAGTTCTTGTTAGATGCCATAGTAGACACATAAGAGAACTGACCAAGAGCAGAGTTACCCCCACTAGGACCAGTAGCCCATTGACCTACGTATACTTTACCTGAACCTACAGTAGCAGTAGTACCGGCTGCAGCAGCTGGGGCACGTGATAGCTCTACAGTATAGGTAGTAGGACCGGCACCAGCAACAGCGGTGATTACACCAGGCTGGTTCCAGGTAGATTGGTTAGCTGCAATGATACCACCGATATTTAGCACGTCATTTACAGCTAAAGGAGCGGTACTACCATTAACAACAGCAGTAATAGGAGAGGCTACAACGATACTAGCGGTAGGGCTGGTAGTATTTGCGCGACTGATTGTGGTAGGAGTAGTACCCGTGGTATCTACTGCACCTGCACCTAACATAGCGTTCCATAGTACACGCTCTTGCGGAGCAATGGTAGAAGCGTTATTATACGGGCGAATATAAGTTGAGAAACTCCAATCAACAGGATCAACTTGCGTATTGATCGAACGTTGACCACGAACTGGAGTGTTACCACCTTCAGAGATGGTGATGGTTTGTTGCTGCGTACCTTGAGAGAATGAATATCCGTCTAGAACACCGATTTCGATAAGGTTTGCCGCAGTGAAGCCAGTAGTAGCATCTGTTAATACGCCGGTATTTTGGTTCACGTTAGTAGTGAAGTATACCTTTGTATTACGACTTAAGTTAATTGCCATAGATTTCTCCTGGTTGGCAAAGTCTGTCTAGGCTTAGATTGACATTTATCTTTCTGTACCTATAGGACTTAAATCACATTATAAGTGGATAGCGTACCTGAAGCATTATCTCGCCTATACCATAAGGGTTCATTACACCTTCATCAGTAATTATAGACGTTACTAACATTTCAGTAATTGTTGAATTTGTTTCAGAATCGAACACTAATGTCCTATTAGCATTCACTACTTGTTCTACGTCTGTTAGAAGATTTTCCAGTTGATCTGTACAATCTTCACCATGCGTATACAGCTTTAAGACTACATTTATGTAGCCCCAAGCAAAGTTAGATGGGTGGTATTCTCTAGTTTCTTGACCACAAGTACTATAAATACAAGGGAAATCCGAAACCTGATCCCAGTAATTAATAAATGGGAAGGCATTCCCGTTTAAATTAGTTTTAAAAGAACCAGTTCCATCTATTGTTTTAAGCTTATCAGTTAAAGCTTTTAGAATACTTTGACGTTTACTCATACTAGGACAGCTCGCATTCTTGCTGCTACCTTTTCTGCAGCGATTTCTTTAATTGATTTAGATATTAGCGTCTTAGGATCACGCGAACGCGGATACTGTTGACGACCGCCCTCTGAGAACGTAGCGTACGGATACTTCATATACGAATAAAAAGCAGAGATCATACCTTCTTTAGATTGAGTAAGTTTCTCTATTTTCACAGAGTTAGCAAACCTACCAGTTCTATAATTTAGAACATCATGTCTATTTCCAGTACCCATATTCTTTTCTACTTGTGCAGCAATATTATGCTGAATTAGTACTAGCAGCGAGGACAAATCGACTGACGCTGAAGGAGGTTTAGGTAATTTAGGTGCTCTAGAAGACGACGGAGCTTTTGTTTTAGGAGCAGTTACTACAGTTTTGGTTCTAGTAATTTTAGTACTAGTATCGATTACTGCAGTTGAGGTATAGGGTTTAACTCTACCTGTTTTTATGCTCTCTAATACAGCCTCTGCTGCGTATTGCTTTATAGATTTAGATGTTTCTAAATCTAATATAATATTGGGGTTCGCTTTAATTGCAGCTGTTAGATTAGCCCCAATATTAAATTGCTTTTCTAAAGGTGCCTTAGTAAGGTTATCGGCCTGGGATTCAGGTATTCCTATCATGAACCCTGATTCAACAAGAACCTCTAGTACCATCTTAGAATCTGCGAATTTTTTTCGCACAATAATTCTAGTATTAGCTTGCCCTGTTTCTTTGGAGAATCTTTTAACTATAGGCTCTACTTTAGTTTCTTTTGGTAACGATACTAATGCCTGTAATAGTCTAGGAGATACTAGGCCTCTTTTAACTTCTTTAGAGGTTGTAGATATAACGTCTACTTCCGCATGCCCTAAGTTCTGTAATTTACCAAAGTTTTTATTTAAGAAGTTCTTAAATATGTTTCTAGGACTGTCGCCTAACTCGTCGTCGATGTAATCAGATAGAGGCGATAAATCAATTAAGTCTTTTAATCTTTTACCAAAATCATTCGATACTGTATTAAACTTTGGGAATATCAAGAAAGTTCTTACGTTTCTAACACATAGATTTGAAACTACTATTGTATTAGAAAAGAATTTGGTAATAGTACTCTGTATATTAGCGCCGGATACTACTGCATTATTGAACTCGTCCATAATAGACTTAAGTTCATTACTGTCTATCTTTTTAAATCTAGGGTTATCGGCATAACTATTAATTAAGTCTACATAGGCTTTATCCAATATAGATATAATAATATTAGGATCGTCTAGTTTTAGTAAGGCAGCTAGTTCTGCTATAAAGGCAGTGTTAGGCTTAAGTATTCTATCACGTATTTCACCTATATCTAAGTACAGGCTGAAAGGAAGTGACGCGTCTATAAAGCTTCTGAAATCTTTATCTTTACCTGAAATATGTTTTTGAAGAGCCTCGTGCTCTTGCTTTACGTATTTCCTAACCCAATCTGCTGTATAGAAGCTCATATCCAGTTATCTTTATAAATATCCAGTACTCTCTTAATATTAGCTGGTAAAGAGCTACTAGAAATATATTCTATCTGTACTGTATTACTGCCAGGTACTTTAGGGGAGTGAATAGCAGAGTCATTTTTGATATAATAAGTAATCATGTCAAAAACAGCCACCATTAAATCTTCTGGAATGCTTTCGTATCCACCCTTATAGGTTAACCTATACCCGTTTACTCTTTCCGTAAATGAGATAGAAGATGCAGGCACTATCTGGCTAGTTTCCTGGTCTATAACGTAATCGGTAAACTCCGCCATTGGAGAGAATGTTTTACCGTAGTCAAGTGAGTATTCTAAAGAAGTTACTTCTACTATTGGTAGTTCTTTTGGGTAGAAGCCGTCTCCGCCTCTAAAGTATTCAGTTTTCTCTGTATCGTAGTAGTCTACGAAAGTTCTACGACAGTATGATTTTACAAAAGCGCTAACAATAGGAATTAAAGAATCAATCTTAGCATCTTGATTAGAACTCGATATTCCTGCATATGTTTTATATTGCGATCTAGATACTAGACTATTTCCCATATTTGTTCCTTATATCTTTTATAAGCACTTAAATAAATGCTTATAAAAGATGGGACCGAAGTCCCATCAGTGTTAGATTAGCTCCAACGTAGGGTAGAAACGCCACCACCAAGGTTGGTAGTAACTTGCGCTAGACCAGTACGTAGAGAAGCTACTAGAGCCTTACGTTGAGTTTCAACTAGGTCTTGAGTATCGAAGCGTAGACCACGTTGGTTACCTGCTAGGAAGTTACCTGCAGCAAACGCGATAGCACCGATGTTGGTAGAAGCAGTAGCTGCACCGCCAGCCTTAGTTGGGAATACAGAAGATACTAGAACCGGGCTATTACCGATAGAACCAACTTGACCAGTTAGTAGGGTAGCCTTATCACCAACCTTATCGACACTCTGGAATAGAGTGTCGTCTAGTAGGTCATAGTAAACTTCAGTAGAAACGATGTAAGCTAGTTCAGAAGGTTCTAGACCCCATGCACCTAAGTCCTTACGTAGGGCGCGCATATTAGCAACAGTAGCAACACCAGTGTTGGTAGGAGTTACAACAGAAGTTGCGTCATAAATAGATAGGCCCTTAACAGGATCAGCACCAGAACCAGCACCTAGTAGATAAGCCTTATCTACAGCAAGAGCTAGACGACGAACCATAGCGTCACGAACTAGCGGCATTAGAACTAGTAGAGAGTCTTCCTCTTCTTCAAAGTTCATATATTCAAGGGTTGCAACCTTGTACGCATTTAGCGTAATTTCTTTTAGTTGGTGAGTTTGAGCTGCACCAGCAGAAGCAGTACTACCGAACTGAGCATTCTGTACCCAAGTAGCATAGCCAGCCTCAGGGTTTACAGGAATAGTCATAACGTTGGTCTTCATCGCTACACTACGTAGTAGAGGAGCTACTACTAGGCGACGACGAACTTCCGCTTCCATATTCATAGAAACTTCTAGTTCCCAAGTAGCGCTAGCAACGTGAGGGCCTGCTTTTTCTAGTAGACCAGCACCGAACTTAGTGTCACGTAGGCTCTTGCCCATTAGTTGACCTAGTAGAACAGCGGTTTCTTTATCCTTATCGGTAATACCGTCAGCGCTCTTACGGTCGCTAAATTCCATACGCGATTCTTGAATACGCTTAATTTCTTCGGTCTTTTCAGCTAGGGCTGACTTTAGATCCTTGATGCCGGCAGTTTCTTCTTCTAGACGCTTAGCTAGATCTTGAACTAGACGCTCAGCACCGCTGGTACCTACTTCAATACGAGCAGCTACAGCTTTTTCGATGCGGTCTTGGATAGCCTTTTCTTCGGCTTCCTTAGCAGCCTTTTCAGCAGCTTCCTTAGCAGCCTTTTCCTCTACAGCCTTAATTGCCTTTTCGGTAGCTTCCTTAGCAGCCTTTTCTAGCATAGCGGCGATTTGAGTTTCATCCATATTAAATCCTTTTTGTTTTGAAATGCCTTTCGAACCGCTAGTGGCTTCTAGCCCTTTAGCTGAATTTTCTTTTGGTTCAAACTGCTTTTTGAATTCCTTGTAATCCGCATCGTTTGCGAAAGATTTGGAAAGAGTAAAAATAGTGTTTTGATTACATGGAACTGAAACCACTGAGATTTCTACTAGTTCCAACTCTTTGATTACAAATAGCTCAGTAGCAGAGTTATATTCTGCATCGAGTACTCTGAAACCGATACTAAAGGCGGTTACTACACCGTCTTTAATTAAATTAAATATTTCGGCAGCTGCCGAAATTCGTGCCTTAATCCATAAACCTTTAGGATCAATCTTATGCTCTACCATTCTACCAATAGGATCGTCATGGTCATGTTGAGCTAGTATGATTGGATTCTTTAGGTAATTCTGGATTCCGGCTTCCCAAACAGAAGCTGGAACTACGTCACCTGCTCTATCTATATCGTTGGTACTTGCGTACCCCTCAATGTAGATAGAGTCAATTTGCTCGTCTGCAGTGGGAAGCTCCTTGACTTTGAAAGCACTCTCTAAATGAAGTACTTTATATTTGTCCATGAAACTCCTTTGCGGGTTTTGGTTCAGTTTGTGGCTTTTTAGGAGCCCCACCCTGACTTGGGTCTGCTGCAGAACCGGCTATGTTAGCAGGTACTCGCAGTTTATCAGAAGCTGGATCAGTGTCTTTTTCATAGCGCAACTCTAATCTAGCCTCATTTGGTGTTATTACTCCACCGTTGACCAGAGTAGTGTAATAACTAGCAATTTCTTTTAATTCCGGCTGTAGCGCTGATACGTTGCTAGTAATCGGTGATATATCATAACCAAAGAAGCGTTCAAATCCAGAAACTAACTTAGTAATAATAGGTATTACTGTCTCTAGATAGAATAAACGTAAATTAGGTGAGATATTTGCGTTATTACCACCGTCTAAAAGAATAGGTGGTACACCAAGCGCTTTTAGAATTTTAGTATCATGTGTCTTGATACTTGTATCAAAATCCATCTCCTGGAAGGACGCTGAAATACCTATTACAGGTTTCATGCCGCTATCTAAGATAAGCGGTTTCTTAGCTCCGGAATTTGGATTATACTGTCTTGACCAACCTAGAATAGTTTTCTGTTTAGCAGTCTCGCTTAAAGTATTCTCTGTAGTTAAGATCATACTAGGAACGGCCCCATTCTTGAAGAACTGTTCCTGGAATAACTGCATTTTATACAGAATCTGTATATTGCGCTCAGCGGCTTGTAGCCTTGAGGTTCCTCTATAAATTGAGGTAGTATTTATATCTTTTATATGAATAATCTCGTTCGGAGAGAAGCGAGTTATATCATTATATAAATAGTGCGATACAAACGTTTTAGGATCTGGAATTACCTTTACGTTTACCGCAGGTAGGTGATACATATAAACACCATCATAATAAATGAAGATATTGCCTTCAATTATTAAATCAGTAAATATAGCAGTTCTAAATTCCTGTGCCGACTGATTTGGATTGGGTTTATAATTTAATAAGTTATTTAAGCTAGCTTTTCTAGTACCTAGTACTACGCCCGGCATCTTCATATCTTTAATGTCAAAGTCTAAGCTAGCACATGCGCTAACTATCATATTGACGCCTCTATTAACCGTTTCTAGGTTATAGAAAGATGTTTGAAAAGATATTGGTACGTCACTAGCTATTTGAGGGCCTTCCCCTCTAGCTATTAATTCTTGTGCTGGATTAGCTTTTGTGAACCATGTTGCTGGGTTATACCATGTCATGAGTGCTCCTTATAAGAACTTCGCAAAAGATAACGAAGCGTCTTTACAAGGTTTTACTAATCTATTAGCTTCTTTAGGGTCTAATATGTTGTGAACCTCTACTAGCCCGCCACTAATCTTTGCTTTTTGAGTCTCAATCCATTTAACCTGCTTATTAGCAGAATTTAAAGCTGGAGCTTTTCCATACACTGCATGTAACATTACGTGATGTTTATTACACAGGGTATATACATGATCGTATAACTCAGAGTGGTGATCTGCAATAAATTCGTCTCTTACTGCAATTATCCCGTCGTCCGTAGAAATATCGTAGCCCTTTACTTTAATCCATTCTTCTAAAAGTAGAGTTATGGAATGAGTATGATGTAGTTCTAGATCTTGGCTTGTTCCGCAGATATGGCAAGTTTCCTTCTTTTCATATGCGCTCTTAGCCCTATCACGTATCCATTTTACAGGGATACGCTTCATTCCTGTATTCTTTGCCATTTTTATGTACAAATTTATAATTGTAGCTATTATAGCACGGGACCTAATACATGTCAACACCCAAAAATTGAAAGCCCAAAAGAAAAAACCCGTATGGTCAAATAAACCATACGGGTTCTTATTAACCAAAGATTCTTGCCCAGAATCCTTTGGATTTTAATTTGCGTAATTCATCAGAAACATCTGTATATTGATTTTCAAGGTCCCTTAGGCTAGTTTCCTTCTCTTCCGTAATATTGGTGAGAAATTTTACTTGGTCCTGTAATCTACGTATACGTTTCTTAGTATCTCGCTCTAGTTCCTCTAAAGATCTTTTATGCTCTAAACGGTCTATCTCGTCTTCGGCTTCCTCTAAAGATATTTTTAGTCCTTCGATTTTTCCTACTTGAGTAGCTAGAATATCGATTATATTTATAATTGAATTGAACCTATTTTCTACTAAAGTATCTAGGGCCGATTGAGTCAATCCACCTAGAATATCTTTTGGCATGGTAGTATTTAGAAGTCTGTCGCTATTATATTTATAAATGAAGAAACATTCAAATATATCTAAATAGTCTCTGTGACACTCTATCATGATAGAAAGCTTAGGTAAAATACGAGCATTTTTACAAAACGCTTCATTCATTTTTACCGAGTGCTTTTTATCTAACAACTCTTTACAGTGTTGTTTATAGCGTACATCTATATCCACCGCTTGACCGATGTAGTATGTGCCGTCAGAAAAATCAAGCTTATAAATTCCAGTAGCCATTAAGGTATGAATGTGTACAGCGCATATCGCATAGCGTCAGCCATGTGGCTATATTCGTCGTGTACGGGCTTTTCCGTAGTTAGTGTTTCTCTATTATCCCACTTGTACTGATCCAGCATAGCTAGAGTATGTGTACAATCGGGGTCTACTATTAATCTCCCTTGTTCAACTAAAGTCTGGCAGAAAGCAATGCCTTCTAATACCTGTTTCTTTGCTTTAATTGTAGCTATATCGTATAGATAAGCTAAGTCAGCGGAAAATTGAGGAGCAGCAGAATCAATAAATATTGTATCGAGGCTCCACTTAGCACTCATTTCCTTAAGTACAGCAGCATGTTTATCTGTAGTAGCTTCTGACTTCTGATACTCAGCTACTACATGGTAGTAGTCAGCTGTAGGGAAGTAAGCAATAATTATAAATGCAGTAGGATCTCTATACCCCGGGTCAATACCTGCAAATATCTCGTATTTGTCACCATTATCGTAGAATGGTTTAACACACTTATTTGAGTCAAATTTATAAATCTGACCTTCGAATGAGGTGAACGATGCCATATACTCCTGCTCGAAGTGAGCAGCAGTCATACTACGACGAGCTTCTGCAACGTCGGCCTCGCTCATACGTTCATTTTCAGTATAATCAGCATGAATAGAAATCCATTCAGGATAGTCTTTACTAAACCCGCGATTATAGAATGTAGAGAACCAGTTATTCTTACCACGAGGGGTAGAAATAAAGATAGCCTTACTACCTGGTTTATCTAGAGTAGGACGTAGAGCGATATTAAAAGCGTCTTCAGCATCAGCACCCAGAGCTGCTTCATCAAATATAATTAGATTATAAGAACGCCCTACGCAGCTATCTACTGTAGAAATAGAACCCATACGAATGGTTGAGCCGTTCTTTAACTCAATAACCTTATCTTTAAGGTTATTCTTTTCTACCTCAATATCAAAGTGATTAATAAACTTTCTCTGTAGCTCAAAACTAATCGAAGACAGGGAGAAGTTAGGCGACATGATTAGTACGTTACTACCAGGAACTAGAGTTACTAGCTGTCCGATAATATTTGCAATAAATGTCTTACCTAGGCGTCGTGAAAGTGCTGCGCAGATGAAACGATATTGTGGGCAATTAACTGCGTTAATTAATGCAATTTGTGGTCTGTTAAGCTGTTCGTATATGCTAGGCTTTCCGGGCTCTAGGCACATCAGCTTTAGGTAATTCGCGATGGGGAGCTTAATGAAACGCTCGCCCACCGAGTATTCGGTAATATTGTACCTATCAATATTGTCACGACTAATTGTTAGCATTTAAAATACTGCACTTGAAATTCTCATCAAAAATTATTAAAATATAATTTTCACTCTATAATACTAATAAATGAAAACTACTGCGAAATACGCCTCAGAAATTAAATCAAAATGGAATCTAGATTTAATTTCTGAATATACAGGGGCACATAATACTGTACGATTTAAATGCGAAAACAACCATGAAAACGTCGCTACGGCGACCAATTTGTTACAACGAGGGTATAAATGTAAAGAATGTACTACGGGGCACAAGGTTATACCTAAAATTGAATGGACCGAATCTAAGATCATAGAAACTGTACAAGCACTGGGGTTTAAATCGACTAAAGATGTGGCTGCAGAACTAAATACGACTGTTTCGGCTATTAACAACATGCTGGCTAAGCAAGGAATTACTAATCCTAGAGAGAGAACTAGTAATTTGAAGCTACTAGAAATTTTAAAACTTCAAGGACGTACACTAGTTTCAGAGTTTAGTGCAGCTAAAGTACTTGTTAATGTTTGTTGTAATAACGGGCACACAGTAACTCAGCAGGCTAGTAATATCATCTATCATAATACTGGATGCCCGAAGTGTTTTGCACTAGAGGGGGTGTCTAGAAACGAAGAGTCGTTACGTAAGTTTATTACATCGGAGTATAAAGGATGGATTGAATTTAATGATAGAACTATCTTAAATGGCAAGGAATTAGATATTGTGCTACCAGATATTGGGTTGGCCATTGAGTATAATGGTACCTACTGGCACGGTGAGCATAAAGTAGGTAAAACATATCATAAAGATAAAACAGAAGCAGTAGAAGCATTTGGGTATCAATTACTTCATATAAAGGACTATGATTGGGTAGTAAAGAGATCAATAGTAGAGTCTATTATTAGAAGTAAACTTGGAAATACTACTAAAATATTCGCGCGCAAATGCAAGATAAAACAAGTTAGCTTTCCCAGAGAATTTCTTGAGGTCAATCATATTCAAGGGGCAGGTCAGCCTACTAATATTAACTATGCATTGTTTTATAACGAAGAGCTAGTAGCAGTTGCCACTTTTGGTAGGTCCAGATTTGATAAAAATGCCGATGTTGAACTTATTAGGTACTGTTCTAAACTCAATACCACAGTAGTTGGGGGGTTATCTAAACTACTAAAACTTATTTCTGGTAGAATAGTATCTTATGCCAGCAGAGACTATTCTACTGGCAATGCGTATAACAAGGTAGGGTTTACGCTTGACAGAGTAACTGAACCAGGTTTAGAATACTACAACAAATATGAAAGGCTATCTAGGTATAAGGCCCAAAGTATGTCTGAGGAAGAATTAGCCAAATATACAAAGTATTACAATTCAGGAAATTTAGTTTTCTATAAGAATTGAAGAAAAGCCGGGAATTTCCCGGCTTTTCTTATTTTGGTGTACAAATTATATTATGTGAAGCGTATAGTTTATCCCATACGTTACGCTTCAAGCCTTTAAAGTTATTCTCACGATATAGAAGAGGCTTATGCTCCTCAATTGAATAACCGTAGCTTTTGATTAGCCAACGAAGTCTAGAGGATTTCTCTACACGGTCATCTTCTACGTAAAGTATGGGCTTATCGCGCTCGATCAGTCCACGCATTCCTAGCAGCGCTTCGTACTCGTAACCTTCAACGTCTAGCTTCACGAATGATACACGTTCTAGATCCTGCAACATACTATCAATAGCCATTACAGGTACTTCGATATTACCTAGAATGCTAGGAGTACCAATCCCTAGGCCGCCGAAGTTGCCCTTCTCGCTGTAGTGTACCTTAGGCATCTTAGCCGTACCAGCAGCATCACCAACAGCAACATTATAGATGCAGCCGCGTCCAGTGCCAGGTACATTAACTACAGCGGCTACATTTCGTGATAGTAGCTCAAATACCTGCGGTTGAGGTTCGAATGCAATTACATTATGCCCGCTAGCTAGTAGGGCTTGAGTAATAACTCCGATATTAGCTCCAATATCTAGGCATAGCCCGTCGCCGGCAAGCTCTAGGATCTTCTCAGTTTCGTCAGGGTTGTACTCGCCGTAGTAGTGCATCGACTTGCCTACGTATTCATCCTTAGCGAAGTACTCGCAGCGTCCCCAACGTCCATCAACTGTCTTAAGCATTCATACTCTCCAAAATCATATTAGCAGCCTTCTCAGACTTGTATTCCCAGCCATACTCATTACGTAGGATTTCCATTACACGTCCAAGTGCTTTTTCCCACGAGGCAGGGTTATCGATTACGCGTACGCTAGTGTACCAACGATTCCATTCAGGATCAAGTCCATTAGCGATCTTTTCAGTCGCAGTGCCCCAACGGAAGTCAGTCTCAATTAGAGGCTGCATCATGATGCAAGGCACTCCAAGAGAGCCACATACGTGTACGATTGCAGAGTCAATTGTAACTACTACATCCATCTTCAGGATCTGTGATATAGTATCCTGCCAAGACTTAGGATCAGTTTCTTTAACGTCCACGATGCTGCGGCCTCTAAAGCCCAGATGATAGACAGTACCAAAATTAGCAAGATCCCTAAAATAACCAGCAGGGATGCTGCGATTGCGGTCGTTAGCGTGAGTAGGAGATCCAGTATGTAATACACCAATTTTTACCTCATGTGGGTCGAGTTCACGTGAACCAAATTTACCAGCAAGCCAATCGCCAGGTACTTCGCCAAAGATCATAGCTAGGTCACAGAACGGAATTCCATAACCACCAACGCATTCTGCACTATCTCTACATACGCGATAGTCAGAGAACATGCAGTCTAATTCCGAAGGAATTTGAACCCACACCTCATCACAGCACAAAGCAAGTTTAGACAAGTAACGCCCAAACATTACTTTATCACCCATACCTTGCTCAGCTAGGACGCAGATTCGTTTAACGTAACTATTACCATCCCACTTAGGTAAAAACCTATCAAGCTTAACAGGAGTACCTTTTAAGAATCTAGTACCATACAGCTTCCAAGCGAACTCTAAATCAACAGTAGTACCGCTACACCACTTACGTAGTAAGGCACTAGCATAATTCCAAGTAGCATCGTAATGCTGAGGATTTAGCACTAGAGCACGCTTATACCATTCGATTGCGGCATCATCACGTCCAAAAGTGTAATTCTGCAAACCTGCGTTATTACAAGCTAGGTCGTAGTTACCATAACGGCCTGTAAATAGCGATTTAACGTCGTCGCTATTTGCACGCTCATAACATTTTAACGCTTCTGAGTGTTTATTTAGTAGTCTGTACGCATTGCCCATATTGAGCAAGCTTTCCTTAGACTCACCATTACTAATATGAAATTTCTTGAAGCATTGGATTGCCTTATCAGCAATTCCACGCTCTAAATACTTATAACCTTTATTATACATTTCCGCGCACTAATTTTTCGATAAGGGTATCGTAGTTACCTCCGAAACCCGACTGATTAATCTGGACGTTCGTTTGATTGCTAGGAACATTCTTCTTCGCAAGTTCTTTTTCTTTTATGTCCAGTTTACGTTGCTCAAGTTCTATTCCTGCCATATCCATAGTGAATTTATGGTTTAAGGCTAGGATTTCTGTAATATCTTTATTAGAACCTAAGTCGCTTTCTTCGAGCTCTTGGAGCTTCTTTTTAATTATAATGTCCATTAAACTACGTATACGCCACTGATTATTAAAACCAGTATGCATAAACGCTTGATGAACGAAGGATCTAACTTCTTTACGGGCTAAAGATTTGGTAACAACTTCCACAGGTAGTCCCAAGGACTCGGCAGTTTCTTTAGCATCTTGGCTTATTAGATACTGTTGAGCTATCTCTAGATCTTCCGGGCTTATGTTAAGAGTCTCTGCCGGTAATTCAGGTAAATTGTCCGGTATTGATTGTGGTAGAGTTTCCATAATTAAAATTCTTACTTAAACTGATTAGATTATAGCATGGGGGTTTTATATTTGCAAGATTGAAATTTTTGAGTGGTTAACACAATTTGATGCGGGGGTATTAATTTAACATGATTAATACAATTGAACGTGATTAATACAGTTTAGGCGTACTGCGTATATATTGAAATGGAAATAATCTAACACAATTTAAGCGTACTGCGTATATATTGAAATGGAAATGATCTAACACAATTTAAGCGTACTGCGTATAAAGCTGATTTGAAATTGAAATGATCTAACACAATTTAAGCGTACTGCGTATAAAGCTGATTTGAAATTGATTTTTAATAAGTTGGCCGTAAGGGAGGGTCCATAAGCGTGTATGGATATATTAGTCTCGTAACCGGCCCTATCATTGTAGTCCATTTTTTCAGGCAAGGCAAGCAATCCCGACTGATTTGTAGGGATTTAAAAAAGAGCTTGCACACCTTGGCAAATATCGGCATAATAGATTCATCGGTTATCGAAAGAGGCAAACAAAATGGGTTCGATTCAACTGCTGCACATGGCCATCCTGATTGAACATGCTACCATTGAAGCATATGACCAGAAGCGCGAATTTACGTGCTATGATCCTGTGCGTCGCTTCGCCGTCCTGCCGATGATTGGCTGGGCTTACCTTGACTAATCGGAGGATCTATGCTTACCATCAACAAGACTGAACGTACTATCCGCGGCTGCTATGTGCGGGCGACTGAGGACAATGATGCGGGCTTTAAATTTATCGACGTAGGCGAATACTTCGGCCCGAGCCTGCTAGGCCTGGCACGTTTCTTGCAGCGCATGGATTATTATTTCCGCGAAGCCGGCGCAAGCCAGATCACTGTGGTAGAATAAGTTTCTGCGCTTAGGGATTCAGCGCTTCAAGAATCCCAAACACCTTAGCTTTTCCAGGAGATTGAAATATGACGACCAAGACCACCACCAAGGCTGCGAACTACACCGCCGAGCAGACCGCTGGCATGATTGAACAATATACCGCCGCCCCTACGGCAGAGACCGTGGCCGCACTGGCCGAGGCGCTGGGCAAGAGCGCGCGCAGCATTGTTGCCAAGCTTACGCGCGAGGGCGTGTACAAGAAGAAGGAATACACCACGAAGAAGGGCGAAGCCCCTGTGACCAAGGAGGAGCTCGCTACTAAGCTGGCCGAGCTGTGCGGCCTGAGCGAAGCGGAAGCCGATAGCATGGCCAAGGCCAACAAGACCGGCCTGCAAAAGATCATCGCAAAGCTGGAAGGCTGATTCAAGGGCTGTCAAGCCCTTTACAAAAACCCTGCAATGTGCAGGGTTTTTTATTGCGCGTACCAGGCGGTATGGTATAATGAAATAGGCGCCCGCCACTGTTGTATAAATACAACAAACTGCGCCGAAATTATACCACATAATTTCGGGCCACGTCAATAGGTGTTTCTCCCAATGTGCGTACTGTTGGCCTGGGCTATACTATATTCACAGCAACACAGGAGGGAATGCAAAATGCGCATTCACAACGAATACACCGCTAACGTTCAAATGAGCATGGCCGCCCAAGCTGGCGAACCCGCTAACGTGGGTCGGCATTTTCATGCCCCGGCTGTCAAACGTCACCAAGCAAAACCCGCAAAGGCAAAGGGTTTTAGCTTTCGTTCCATGTTCAAATCTGGTAAGATTGGCTTTTAATTGAAAGGCTGAATCATGGATAAGATTTTTAGCATCGTTTCTGGCACTCTTTTGCTGGGTGTTATGTGCTATGCAATTTGGGTTTTTATCCAGATGATTTTTACTGATATTCGTTCGCTGTGGCGTGCTTTTGCCGCCCAGCGTCAAGCGAAACGCTGGGAAAATATCAAATACATTGCGGGCGCTACTGCTGATGGATACGAAAAGCAAAATCGCTAAAATCCAGCAAATCTGTTTTCTAGTCGGGGCCTGGGCATGTGCTACGGGTTTCGTTAGAATCGGGCTAATTGCCTTCCTACTAGGCGGATTGCCCGATATGCTGAAATTGGACAGATTCGCTATTCTGTTTGGCCTTTCCTCGGTGTATGGATTATGCCGTATCTTCAAACTGTTGCCGTGGTAATTCTGGCATTCTCCCCTATCATTATCATCAAGGTGATTGAACATGATTATTCATGACTGCGCTGAAACCCTGCGGCGTGATTGCAAGAATCTCCATATCAAAGACGTGCGAGAATTGCAAAATACGTATAATCGCGGCGTCGCTGATTTTGATGCAGATTATCCCGAAGAGCTGGAAGAAGGTTTTGAGGATGAGCTGCATATTGTCGGCGAGGAATATTTTCAAACTCTCGAGGATTAAATATGTGGCCGTTTTCTCGCAAGCCTAAGTCTAAGAAGCCTGAATATAATATTATCGAACGCAAAGAAGCTAACGGTAATATTTACTATAAGGCCGCGCTTGTCGCAAATTGGATGGAGCAAAACGACTATCAAATGCTGGTTTCTGCTATACTGCGTGAACAGAAATTCGGCAATATAGAGCAGGCTAAAAGGGCGATTATTGAAGCGGAGATTGAAACTAACAACCTCCATTATTCAAAGATTGTCAAGCAAGTTTAATACCACATAAATACCTGTTGCTTTTTAGCAACAGGTAGGCGCCAAAATTATAGCATATAATTTTGGGCCGTGTCAATGGCTTTTCCTACTATTTTACTCTGGTATTTGACAAAACACCCGGTCTGTGGTATGTGACAAAAAAGCAACAAAAGTGCGCCAAAATTTTACCACACCCCGCGCAAGGCTGTCAATAGGTGTTTCCCCCTATTGTTGGGCCTGGTCAACGTGCTATTATCTAGTTTCTGTCGATTGACACGAACCAGGCAAGACCCCATAAATTGTAGGGGCTTTGCAAAAGGCAAAAACTGGGCTAGAATTAAGGCTCACAAACACCGAAAGGCTCTAAAATGTCCAACGTCGCAACCCTGCCGCGCAAGCTCTCTAAAATCCGTGTTTATGATATGGATGGCACGATTGTTTGCTCGCTGCATCGCTACCGCACGCAAAAGGGCACTGATGGTATCGAGCGGATTGATCTGCAATACTGGCGCGAAAATGAGCATCGGGCAATGGATGATTCCCTGCTGCCGCTGGCCGAAAAATATAAGGCTGATTTGAAGGATGAAACCTGTTTTGTCGTCATTGCCACGGCGCGGGTTTTGCATCAGCCCGACCGCGATTTTATCCGCGACGTTTTGGGCCAGCCGGATCATATTATTAGCCGTGCTGCTGATGATACCCGCTCGGGCGGGTTGCTCAAGGTTTTGGGCTTGTCGAAACTGTTTGGCCTCAAACAATTTGCTGCAATTGAGGATCGTAAGTTTTACGAGGATAACGTGCAGTATCTGCGCACGGTCTGTGATAATTTCAATATGCGCGGCGTCTATGTGCCGTCGAAACAAGGTCATTAAAAAGCCTTGACACAGGGGCGGAAATGCCCCATAATAAAACCTTCTGCAATGTTCTAACTAGGGGACTTACTCGATGGCACGAAAACAATATTTTGCGATTATCGACACTGAAACCACGATTGAGGACACTGTGGCGGATCTGGGAATTGTGATCTGTGACCGTCAAGGCAATATTGCCGCGAAAATGGGCGTTATGGTCAAGGATCATTTCGATACCAAAGAGCTTTTTTATAATCCCAAGGATACGGGATTCTGGGGCAAGCAAGCCGCAGAAAAGCGACGCGGCATGTATCAAAATATGCTGAACGAGGGTTCGCGTATGATGGCCAGCGTTCCGGCTATTAATCGCTGGATTGCGAAGGCTATCGCACAATATAATCCCGACGTTACGGCATACAATCTCGCATTTGATAAGGACAAATGCGCAAAAACTGGAATTGATCTTTCCATGTTTAAGAATGAATTTTGCCTGTGGCAAGCGGCTGTGGGCAATATTTGCCACAAAAAGCAATTTAAGCAATTCGTGATTGAAAATCACTGCTTTAATGCTCCCACCGAATCCCGTAATATGACCATGCAAACCAATGCTGAAGTCGTGGCGGGTTATCTGGCGGGTGAATTCAAAACCGAGCCTCATACTGCGCTGGAGGATGCGCAAGATTTTGAACTGCCTATTTTGCGGCATATTCTCAAAATCAGGGGCTGGCGTGATAATGTCAAGCCGTATAATTGGCGGGAATTTCAAGTAAAGGATCATTTTGCACCCCGATAAAAGCTCTTGACTGTAGGCCCCTAGGGGCCTATAATCAAGGCTTTCAGGAGCTTATGAAATGCTGAAAACTTCGGATCGTCGATTCGTTCAAACGTGCATTCTGTTGCTAGGGCTTACGCGGCCGGTGACTGTGCGGATTGTTACCCGTACTCTCAAGACTGAAGGCGAGGAGGCTTGCGCGCTGTACTGGGACAAAGAAGACCGACATTTTATAGAATCCCGTTATGGTTCCGTGCGGGGTAGTTTTCGGACACTGGTAGCGCATGAACTCTGCCATGCTTGGGTTGTCGAAAATCACCCTAGGGCTAAAGATCACGGGCCTACATTTCAACGATGCGCTAAGGGCCTGCGGGATGCACTCAGGGGATGGGGTTATAATGTAGGTCGGATTTATCGGGCAGACTGTGACAAATAAGACAAGCCGGGAAATTCCCGGCTTTTTTGCGTCCAGGCAATTAGGGTTTATCCCTATTGCATCCGCCTGGCGCGCGTGCTATAATTTAAGCGCGGGCGCGCCAAAAAATGTGTTGTATTTTTACAACACATGCGCGCCAAAATTGTATCACAATTTTGGCAGCCGTGTCAATAGATTTCCCACTAATTTTGTCGGGTTACCTGGGCGGTGTGAATCCGTGTTATGATGGCATCATGCAATGACGAAGGAGAACGAAATGAAATCATCAGTTCTGCTAATTGCTACAGCAGTCACCCTAGGATGGCTGCTCGCTGGCGAAAGAGGTGCTATACTATCGTTTCTGTTGGTCACTGCAAGTTTCACAGATCCTGAAAAATTCTCTTGACAAGCAAAGAAAACGGGAATAAAATAGAAACCTAATCGAATGAAATAGACGGCCTGCTGGAGGTTTGAGGCAAAAATGGTTTAAAAAAAGTTCTTGTAAAATTTAAGAGTCTAGTTTAAAATGTCTCTTGCCGGTTTAGACGTTAAAAGAACCGACAAACACTAAACCTAGGGCTTGCGTTAGCCCGTAACATTGAAGGGAACGAAAATGACCGCAAAGACTGAAAAGACCGTGAACTACACCGAAGCTCAGACCGTGGAAATGGTCGGCGCGTACAAGGCAGCCCCGACGGCTGAAACTGTGGAGGCTCTGGCCCTGAAGCTCGGCAAGTCCACCCGCTCGGTGATCGCCAAGCTCACCCGCGAGGGCGTCTACCAAAAGAAGGAATACAAGACGAAGGCTGGCGAAGCTCCCCGGCCGAAGGCCGAGCTGGCGACCGCTATTGGCGCGGTCCTCCGCCTGTCTGAACCCGACACGGAAAGTCTTACGAAGGCGACGAAGAAGGCCCTGCAAACGATCTGGGAAGCCATCGCTACTTCCAAGCCGATCGAGGGTTAACCCCTATAGGCAAACCGAGACTCTGGTTTAAAATATAGTCTGGCAGCCGGGAAAGACCGGCACTCTTAAACAAATTTTGAAAGGTTTAGTATGTCTTCCAATTCCAAGCTCGATGCGATCCAAAAGGCCGACCGTAAGGCAATGCGTGCGCAGTTTATCCGTGATGGCGGCGTTATCGTTCGCGTCGAGGGTGTGACCGTTACCCTGATCCGCTCCGGTCAAAGCATGGGCCAATTCTCGGTATCCGTGTGCAGCGAGGATGAGAAGAAGGACCGCCGCAAGGTCGGCGAGTATCATGCTCTGAATCGCTTTTATTTGGGCGTGCGCACCCCGGTCCGCCTTCGTGATGATGACTGGGAGCCGGATGCCGAATATCTGATGCGGCGCGCTGAGGAAATCGCCGAGCTTATCGCCTACAACTAAGCCAGTCGTAAGTCAAGAAAACCCCGCAATTTGCGGGGTTTTTTGTTGCTTAAAAGCAACAAAAGTGCGCCAAAATTATACCATAATTTTGGCAGCCATGTCAATGGCTTTTCCTACTAATTTTGTCGGGTTCTTGTTTTGGGCCTGGACGTGTGCTATGATGGCATCATGCAATGAAAGGTGATAAATGGGAAAGAACCGCTACAGGCTGGCCGAAATGCTGGACGAGGGCCTGCTAGATGCAAATCAACTCGCTAGCGACCTACTGAGCTATCTGAGCGAGGATGAATGCGAAGACTTCGTGCACAAAAATGGTATTGAGCTTTTCCCGGAAGAAGAGAAAGAGCCCGAAGAATTCGAGTTCAGCGACGAAGACGAAGTAAACGAAGCATTCGCTGAACAATGGACTGAACTATGCGCCGAAGTGCCGGCGTATCGCACCGACAAGCCAGCAAGGCGCATGGCCTTTACGTGCTTCGTCGACGACTTGCAGCGCGAGGGACGCATCTCTGATGAACTCGCATACAGTGTGACGCTGCAAAGCGACGAGTAATATGACAACTGTGTATACTCCGGACGAAGCTACATTCTATGAATGTAGCGAGTTCAAAACAACCCACGAAGTTAAGTTTTACCGAAAGGGAGAATAATATATGTTTATCGCAGTTTATACCAATTTTAGTGAATACACTGGTAGCTTCCATAAATATATCGGCGAAGGTGAAACAATTGCGGAAGCAATTATGGACCTAGAAGGGTACATGGAAAAAGAAGGTATTGACCCTAGCGTACCCGATAACTATTCGTTCTATTCCGTTAAACCCGTCAAGGTAAAACTGGAATATACAATTATCGAATAAATACCAATCAAGACCAGGCCCTTCGGGGCCTTTGTTGTTTTTGCGCAACAATTTTGCGCCAAAATTTTACCACAAATTTTGGGGCCACGTCAATAGATTTCCGACTAATTCGTGTGGGTATTGCAAAAAATCGTTGACATGGTGCGCGCGTCCATGATAAAATAGAGGGAGGCGCTTTCACACCTCCCCAAGCGCGCTGCCGCGCCAGTGGAAAACCGGCAAGTGCAAAAACTACATCGTTACGACACGACCTGCAAGCAAGTGCAAAAGTTACAATGTGTCAGGTTACCATAGTGTAAAACATACGTAATTTCAGCCTTGGCAAACATAGCTTAACGCTTTATAATATTATCTTACGTCGGAAATCAAGATTAATTCGGTTAAAACCGATAAAAATTTATTCTTGCTTTTTGGGAATTTTTCAAGTAAAATAATCTTTTCTTACACAAATTATGACAGCACTTGAAGCGGCAAAATACTTTGGCGACTATCGCGATCTCTTGAAAGAATTTCACGACCTCGAACTGTCCGAAAATTCTACCGATACTACCACAGCGAGGAAGTTTTCCAAGAAAACCGATTCGCCCAACTTTTTTTAACGTAACATACCAAAATGGCAAACGTAACTGTACAAACTTTGCTGACCTGCGTTAAAACTCTTGTAGCTAATAGCACAGATGAAATGCTAGAAAGCATTCTTACCCCTAGCATGGATTCTGATGCTGTGGTAAAGCTCTGTGATAAGTTTCAAGCTGGCGAGGATATTGCAGCTCAGGATCATTTTATGCTCGATCGCTTTGTTGCTGAGTGTATTATTGGATTTGACGGCAGCGTATGTGGCGATTAAGCCAACTACTACAGTTGAGGATCTTGAGCATATTGTAGTTAAGCATCTGACAGTTAAAGAAATTCGAGCTTGCAAAGCAACCCAAAACAAGCTATAATTTATTTATAAATTGATGATTAGGGCCTGGACTGGTATTACCTAGGGATTAGGTAGCCGCAGAATACCCTAAGCTGGAGCGTACTGATGATGAGTGGCCAGCCTAAATATAACACTCGAAACCCTAAGCCGCCGCAAGCACGTCGCGGAGCGACTACCCAGCGCAGACCCGTGCTTCCCTTGGGGTATACGTTTTAGCTCTAATCGCCGAGATCCTAAGTCTCCGCGACCAAAGCACTCATACCTAGGAGTTCAACTGAGGTGACTTGGACTGCCTGCTCCTCAGGCAATAATGGACGCTTTACCGGTCGGCGAGACCACCGGGCCTGGACCTACCTTGATTCCGTCGTGCGTTAGTACTACACGACCGTTGACAGCTTAGGGACGAAGGGATTCCGCAACTTAGGAAAACGCGGATGATAAAATACCAAGAAAGGCGGTATCTAGTGGAAAGGCTGATCACCGTAACACTAGTGTAGATTTGGACATTCTTTTCAAAGAGCGGCTGGTGAACTCCACCCTCAAAGCCCTGATACCTCTGTGCTCTCAGTGAGATGCTCAAGTATCAGGGCTTTTCTACATCTATACTTTTATACGATTCGAGTTAGTCGCCGCAGATTAGGATCGATTAGTCTGTTTTACTCATTAGTACCTTAATTTTTCAAGTCTGTTTTCAGCGCCAAAATTATACTCAGTGCAAATCCGAAAATCAAGGCCAGTTTTCCGATCCTAAGCTGCGGCAAGCCCCGAGCCGCGTATAGTGTGTAAATACTCCCGAGTTGCGTACTGCGTACAAATGCTGCAATTTAGGATCGTACGTACAAAATAAAAGCCCCACAGCCGTTATAGCTGTGGGGCTTTTTCTACACCAGGCCGAAGGCCTGGTGATTGACGAAACGTACGTATCAAGCATCTTTAAGAGCCCGGAGCTCTTGTAGTGCTTCTTCGATCATCTGGAGCACTCGCTTATTTGCTTTTTCAAGCGAATCTAGAGTATCTAGTGGTGCTTCGAGCAAATCTGCGATTCGAGCAACATACTCTTCTTTTTTAACTGGAGGCTGCCCGAGCTTATTTAGGTATTGCTTCTTTTTGTAAATACCTAAGCTGGAGAGTTTACCGATAACAGAGCGAGTTGATAGATTTAGTGCCTCGGCGATTTCCTCAGCTGAGGATCCGCCATTATACATAGAAACTAGCTTATCGGTGGTTTCTTTATCGTATTGCATGATAATTTGAATTAAATGGGGATTATGGGCGATTTCTAGCGATTATGGGCGATTGTGGCGACTTAGGATCGGCGTACTGCGTACAAAATTAATTCCAAGGGGCGGGGGGACCAACAAAAAAATTGGCGTGGACGAAAAGCGGTTCCGATCCTAAATTGCAGCATCCACTGTTATCACGGGCGGATCCTAAATTGCAGCGTACGTTACAATTAAGTCGATCCTAAATTGCAACATCCACTGTTATCACGGGAATTTATAGTGATTTACTCACCTTAGGGTCGATTTTTAGTAGTCTAGTACCAACTGTCGGACGTATCTACTACTTTAGTCGTTACTTCAGTGGAGATAAGGGGTTCTGGTTTGTAATCCCAATTGAAGGGATCTAGAACAATTAGATTACCGTTGTCTTGGTACACATTAGGATCGCATAGCCAATTTTGTAGTAGCATACGTCTAGCAGCTACCGGATACTCTTTTAGTATACTCTTATTACCGTAGTAGCTATGAACGTATCCGGTACCAAGCTCTTCCCTAAGCTGTAGCAATTCGCCACGATCTACCTTCAGTAGCGGCTGGAGCCCGACTAGCGGACGTAGTAAACTAGGGAGCATCTTCTCGCACGAGAGCTTATCCCATTCCTCGTATTGAATATTCCTATACTGCTTATACCCAGCCATCACCATTGGAGTTAATGACCCATATTGAGGATACTTAGTAACCGCCTTACTGTGGAAGTTACTAGGGGATTGAGTAATTAGATAAAATACTAAACCTTTTAGCCATCGATCCTCAATTGAGGCAATCGTGGCTTTTCCGTTGTATTTACCATCTACTTTAACTGGTGCATGTTCTGCGATTGCTGCTAGTGCTTGTTCACACCACCAAGGCGTGTCTAGCTTCAGCTGAGGATTACCTGCTAGAAACTCTACACAGGCTTCTTTGTTATCACTAGAGTTGCCAGATGCCTTTTCTAGTAGTTTTCCGAAATTAAATAGTTTTAGGTTTTTCATGATTCTTGCTAGAGTTCCCTAGTCATGGAGGAGCGTAAAGAACGTATGGTTTGCTATATTAGTTATAGCTTATTCAGAATTGTAATAATTGTAATAATAAAATTTACCATAAAAGGTAAAATAATAGATACACTTTCGGCGTTTAGTAATTTGCTGGCATTGCGTGAGATTTAATCAATCACCGCCCAGGAATCGAGATAAAGAAAAATGTTCACTCCTTCATGGCTTCATCCGTATTTTTCATATCTCATCCCGCGGGGGAGATTGTTAATCTCGCAATGCTTTCGAAAGTTTTCGAGGCGCATTGCTCGGCTGTGCGTTTCGTTCGATGTTTATCATCTACTCTAGCACAGCTGTTATTGTAGCATACGTTGTTGGCACATGTCAAACTCATTTTTCTTCAGGAGATTCCGGGAGTTCTTTTACGTACACTGGCCTTGCGTTATGCATGAACAAGTAATCTCCTTGGCTGTGATTGACCACTAGAGTGCGTAAGCGAGGGGAGTGATTGGGAAGCTCTTCACCGTAGAGTGGGGTACCTGCTTTGTAAAGCATGTAACCCGCTACTTGGAATGGCTCGTTAAGTTGGATCTGCTTCATCTAACTCTGCTCTAATACTGTAATTCCAGATTGAGGATTGGAACTGCTGTTGAGGGACTACGATGATTTTTAGACTATTAGGGGCTGACAGCAGAAACAACGGCTTAGTCATATCATCTAAAGCCTGTGAATAGGCTTTAGTATTAACTGTGGTGTATAGCTCGATAGCTTCTTCTGGCGAGGCTGCTTCAGCCGTGAACCAACCATACCCTAGATAACCTCGGAGATTTAGGGACTTGGACTCTACTGTTAGGAATACTTTATACTTATTCATACTTGTACTAGGCTTACATGTAGTTTAAACTCAAACATTTGATAGTTTCCTATAGTTATCTTCGACCTGCTTCATATGCTGGTCGAGCTTCTTTTTATCTTCTGGCTTCTTAGACTTCTGCCACTCTTGGTAAAGTTGCAGGGCTAGGCTACCTTTGGCTAGGGTTGAGTCTCGGTATACTGGTTGCATAGTTTATTTAATACAGTTTCTAGGTCACTACGATAGATTTTAAAAGTGAGAAAATCACCATGTTGATCCCAATCTCCATTATTGGAGAAGATCAGCTCCTTTAGGCGTTCTACTTTACTAGGCTTGATACGAAACCTGAAATAACTATCCCAATTAGGGTTATCGACTTCACACCAGCCACCTGATTCTAGCTGATACTCAATCTTAGCCCCATGAGCCCAGGCGATAATTAGGTCTTTATGCTTGTGCATGATTACATAGTTCCCGTAGTGCTTTTTCTAGAAATACAGTATCTGCAGTGATGCTGATAGTTGTAGTAGCGTTGCTGTTCATATTCCATTGAATATGGCCCTGACCAGACTCCTGAATGCTGTGCATCAGTTTGTCAAGCATGGACGGCTTAGGTTTGACTCGATACTTTGAACCAATATCCCAATCTGGAGTCCAAGTAATATCGTGCCATCTATTAGTTACTTCACTGAGATATTGAATCTCTTCGCCATTAGCCCAGGCGATGATCAGATCTTTATGAATATGTGGTTGCATTTGTGTTCTTTCTAATAATATCTGCCAGTACTTTTTCTAGTTCGGCTAGTTGTTTGTCTGTGTAGATATATGGATTATTAGTGCAGTTTGCAATGTTGTTATTACACTTAAAACAAACTGTACCATACGGATGACATTGAAGAATATCGTCAAAATTCTTCATTTACTATAAATTTTACATATTGTTCGGCTAAACTCATTATTTCAACCTTAAAGATATATTATAACCCAAAAGAAAGGGGGTAGCAACTCGAAAATTTTCGAACTGCTACCCCTAATTGGTCAGATGTGGGTTAAATTTTCATAGTCTGGTACGGGCTCTACTAGTAGAGTATCAATGTAAAGATCGCTACCCTTAACTAATTCCATTTTAGCACGGAAGCCCTCTTTAGACATTTTGCTAATATCTTCAAATACCTTGCTAAACAGATTAGTAAGTTTATTGTCGCGGTCCTCAATAACTTTAGTTACTAGCTCGTCTCCATAATCTTCTTTCACAACAAGCTCACGCATTTCTAGGGATTTATCTTGCTTGTAGATCCTAAGCTGTAGCTTTCGGACATGTTCGGCCTGGGCGTCGATAAGTGCTGGAATATTTTCAGCCTTATAAAATAACATTAAATCGCTATATGCTCTAATTACATCTTCTAGTGTAATTTCTTCATTCATTTGTAAAATATATGGTTATGAATCTGACGCAATCTAGTAAGCTTCCACTGTGGTTTTACATACACAGCATGAAAGTATAGCGCATCAAACTCTTTTAATTCATGTTCTCCAGATAGAGCCAGCGCAGCGATCATATAATCCTCCCGCGTAGGCTCTAGTCTTAGCCTGTTATTAGTCCAGCTAAATTGCTTTTTGTCGTATACAACGGCGCAAATGTCACTATTAAATACGCCACTGCGGGCGCGATTAATAGTGACTACAGCAATTGCTAGACGTCCTAGATATGGTTCTCCACGAGCCTCGTTATGTATATTTGCAGCTAGACAATATACTTCGGAAGACGGGGCAGCATTAAGCAGCGTCGGTAGGCTTAAAAGAGAAGCTAAAAATAGGTTTCTTAGTTTTCGGTACCACACTTAGCAATGCCCCCACTCGTTTTTGAAAATTGATTGCCAGATGTGCATCTACTTCCTTGACCGCTACTGCATGTGCTGTATCGTCAGGAAACTCAAAGCAGGCATATTCTTCACCAGATTCCCAGCCGTGTTTACGAATCTTGGTCCAAAATTTCATTAAAAATGCTCCTCAGAATTAGTAACTTCAGGCAGTGGATACTTACCCGCTAGATGTGCTTCCTGCTTGATAAAGTTCTCCGTAGATTCTAGCTTTTGCAGCAACAGCATAATGGTGCGTGCCGCACGTAGACCCAAAACCGTACCTGAGTCCGTCAATTGATTAATTAGTTGATTCATTACTTACGCCCCAGCTTGTTGACAGTATCAGCCTTACTTTGCATAAGCTGGCACAGAAAATTACGATATGTACGAAGCGATGCATTCTGCAAAGCATTACGCTCTTCAATAGATTCCAGTGCTTCGATCCTTGCTAGAAGATTCTTTTCTTCCTTAATATGACGTTCAATGTCGGAATTAAGGCCAGCTGCATCATTCCAAAAATATTTCATGATAATTGCCTTTAATTTTCAAAATATGGGTATATTATAGGCCAAATAGGTTATAACAACAAGCGCGAAATTTACAACGCGCTCTGCGCCCATCAAAATTTCCCACTTGCACAGGTCTTCCTAAGCTGCTATAATTTATGAAAATCTAATAATATTAGTCTATTTATGAACTATAGTAACCAATACATCCAAAAGCTGGAAGATATGATTCTGAATCAGCTACTTCCCGTTTTTGATAAATATTATGCGGGTAAACCATTTGCTAAAAAGCCAGAATTGGACGTATTGGTACTAAGTTTTCTAAATAGAAAGAAGGCAGCTAAAGTGCCGGTATTGTTAAAGAAATGATAGCAGCATTGGAGTTGGCTGCTAACCGCGATGAAGCAAGAAACAACCTAATCTTCCGAAACTGATTATCGAAGCGGCTCTCAGCAAGGACTCGTGGGACAAATCAGTGTATGACGTGTAAATCGCCTTGCTGGGCGTTTCGTTAACCAGCCAGGCCTAATAAGCCTGGCTTTCTTATTTATTATATGAATCAAGAGCAAATCGAACTAGAAAAAGTAGTAGGGCCTTCTAGTAAGGTACTAGAACATTGGCAGGATAGAAAGATTGGTCCAGGACATTTTAATCCTCCAGAGGTAAAGGGCCCCACAGAAGCAGTAAAATTAGATAACGGTAAAACAAATTGGTCGCTAGTACCTTTTGATTCTGTAGAAGAAGTTGCAAAAGTACTAGAGTTTGGTGCTACTAAATATGCTGCCAATAATTGGAAAGTAGGTACTGGCTTAGGTACTATACGGGTACTTAATTCTGCTTTACGACACATATTTGCATTCCTGCGGGGAGAACACATAGACCCAGAGTCCGGCTTGCCTCACTTGTCACATGCTGCGTGTAATCTTCTTTTTGCGATACATTATGTATCAAATAAAGGAAAATATAAGCAAGATGGGGTTAACGAAAAAAATATTTGATTACAAACAACATGTATGTTATAATTTATAGAGGTGCTTCTGCTTTTGCAAAACGACACAGAATACTTACTAGTAAATTATCGGAATTACTAAATGGTAAAATCAAAGAATATCATGGCTGGAAAGTACAAGAAGTAATCTAATGAAGTTTTTAGATTCTCTATATCGAACTCGTAAAACTCTTCAAGAAGTATGTGAGGAGTACGGAATTGAATATGATCCAGCAATGGATACTTACCCACTAGCGCAGTGTGCTAGTTGTTCTATTTGGCATAACTATGAAAAAATGCCTATAGATTTAGATGGAAATAAAATCTGCTATACGTGTTTAGATACTTACGGACCCTAAACTGAGCCCGCTTAGGCGGGCTTTTTTAATCTTGTTTTCTGCCTTAATTTTGCATAAAATATAGTTTCTTTGATAGGGAATTATATTTTATGAAAACAGTATATCAAGCCGACGACGGCACTATTCATTCCACTATCCGTGCTAGACCGTGATATTAAGCTATGTGCCCAATACCATTGTGATAAGCACATAGTTAAAATGATCCTAGAATATGCGCAGCTGCTCAGTTCTGTGCATCGTGTGGCTGGCAATGCTGTTGGCTACGAATTAACCCATAAAAATCATCCGTGCGCTATCTGGGCTCGCACATGCCAAGAAAATTATGATTGGCTGATGGAACTTGCCTTGGAGGTTGGTGATGAATATACATACCGCTATGGTAAAACTCATAAAAGTATTGGTGTTATTGAATCTCTTCCTGATCCTAAGCTCGGGCGTTCTGGGCTAATTACAGAGTTTCCTAAGTGCGTAGCCGATGACCTAAAGAATATTCCAGATGTAGTAGAAGCTTATCGGGAATATTATCGTCGTGATAAGGCACACTTCTGTAAATGGACTGGGCGAGAAACTCCTATTTGGTTTGAATTTCCGGAACTATAATGAAATTTGCTATTACCAGTGATCTACACCTGGAATTTAAAGAAGTAGATATTAAAAAAGTAGATGCAGATACACTGGTCCTAGCTGGTGACGTCTGTGTCGCTGCACGTATAGGTAAGAATTCTGTAGATGGTAAACGTATCAAGGATTTCTTTGATGACGTTACTAGTAAATATAAGAATGTTATTTATGTAGCAGGCAACCATGAGTACTACCATGGAAAGCTACATAAAACTGAGGACATTCTGGCTGACTTTTGTAGTAAATATCCTAATTTGTATTATCTACAGAATAGCTGGATTATTATTGATGATGTAATCTTTATTGGGGGCACACTGTGGGCAGACCTTAATAAGGGTAACCCAGTAACGATGTACACAGTGCATAATGCGCTAGGTGACTACAGGTTCGTAACAAATGATGCCCGGGGTTATACTAAACTGCGTCCTACGCATACACTAGGACTGCATACATTCACTAAAGCCTACATTGACAGGATGGCTAGTGAATTTGCACACAAGAAATGTGTTGTGGTAACTCACCATGCTCCTAGTATTCTTAGTATTGATCCAATGTTTAAGGATGATTTCCACATGAACGGAGGCTACGCTTCTGACCTATCGGAACTAATCCTAAACCGTAGCAATATCGCGGTATGGTGCCATGGGCACATTCATGCGGCTGTTGATTACAAAATTGGCGATACTCGCGTTGTATCAAGCCCGCGTGGCTATTATGGCTACGATCACACAAGCCTAGAATATACTCCGAAACTTGTAGAAATTTAATCTTGTTTGATTAATTAAAAGAATCTATAATAGATTCTTAAATTGATTGGGAAAGTAAATGGAAGATATTATGTGGATTATTTCATATGAGAATGCACACTCCTGCGGTGGTTCGCAGGAGTGTGTTGTGTGGGCTAAGACGGCAGATGGGGGCGGAGTTGCTAGCATCTGATTTTATGGAGCAGGAACAGCGCGAGTTGTTTGCCGATCACTATAGTCCTCGCTGGGATGACTCTGAAGAGGATTATGACAATGAGCAGGCGTATTCTGTAAATAAGATTCAGCCGCTAATTGGTAGTGAGTTTGAGCAATTCTATAATGATCCTGTTCAACGTGAAAACTTTTATCCTTGTGTAAATGGGCGTGAGTAATGGAATTACTGCTACTATATTTTTGGCTTAAGCTAAATACAATCATTGCCTTTCTAGGTTTTGCTAGTGGTATCTTAATTGTTATCAGTATACTATGTGTAATTGTATATCTTGATACTTCCGCTTACGGTGACGGACCCACACTAGGTGGGTCTTTTAAGGCTTTCTCTAGGGCAGGGGTTGCTGGGGTACTATTGCTAGTACTAACATTTGCTATTCCGAACCGAACCGAAACTGCCATCCTTGTGGGAGCTAACTATGCTTTTAAGGCTGCAGAAACTCCTGAGGCTCAGAAGGTAATGACTCTTATTCGTAAGAAAGCTAATGAGCTTCTCGACGAAGAGCTGGAAAAGAATTCTAAGGAAAAGAAGTAATATACCTGGCGTTCGTTCAATGGATAGGACATTTCTCTTCTAAAGAAATTATGCGGGTTCGATTCCTGCACGCCGGACCAACTAATAACTATGTATACATTTTACGTAACTGTAGAAACTGAAGATGGCGACTACCATTATGCTGTAAATGCGGGTAGTTATTACGCTGCCGAGAATAAGGCTAAACGTCACGCAACTAGCGATGGCGAAGTAGTGCTAGATGCCAAGGCAGAGCTTTTTAATACCTTTGAGCACGGAGATCCTGACGACTATGAGTGGCTTTGAAGTATTGAAGGTATCTACATACATTCTGATTGATGCCGCCATTGTAGTTATGGCCTGGGCGCATCTTTATGCGTTCCGAAATAGTAAGTATGGCTGGAAAGAAATCGTATCCATGCTTCTAATGGTAATCGGCATTAGTTTTCTAGTTTTTGATATTAAAAATTTACACTTGATGCTTCAGTAAAAACATTATAAAATAATGTTTTAATTGATTGAGAATATATGGCAGGCTATACAAAAGAATTCCTTATTGATGCTTTCATGAGTAGATTTCTAGCCTGCAATATGCTTACAATTGAGCAGCTAGTACATCTAGAGGAACTAGCGTCTAAGTGCTACGATGATAACGGACGCGACAAGTTTCGAGAATATGCTAGCCTTGATGCTGCTGCGATTAGGGCTTTCAAAAATCAATCTTGAAATTAGTTATCCTTTGATATATAATATATGTTCTGTTGATGATTAAGGCGATCTGGCTTTGAAGATTTGAAATTTTCATCTTGATTGTGTTATAAAAACAGCGTATAATACTTAAGTTGCTGATTGATATTTGAATCAGCAGTGTTCGTAAACTACTTTAATTTTACGACGAATACTCCGATGCGTAAATGAGGACACCCGCTAGACTTGGAATCTAGCCGCGAGACGATGGTAACTCGCTAGCGTGACCGATGCAGCGTTTCCTATAAGGTTACTAAAGTGCGGCGTGTGGATTGCGAAACCCGTCCCTCTGGTAGAGTGAATACCAAAAACTTATTATGTCGCGATATATGCTTGGCGACTAAGAAATTAGCGTTCTCTTGACCGCTTGAGGATGAAGTGGTAATTGGAGCTTTTCCCTACGGCCGGCTGTAACCCGGTTGCTATATAAGTAGGGCTGGCAGCGTGAGGTTCGAGTCCTTGTAGCTCCACCATAATTTAAACAGCCAAGTGTGTGGTGAGAGTCCACTTCGTAGGCGAACTATTGAGCTTGTGCCTGCCTGTTAGGCTGTTTAAATTATGGTAAAATGAAAACATTGTCGGTGACTAGTTTAACTGGTAGAACACTAATTAATACTCATTGCACTGATATGCACAGTACGACACGGTATAACGCTAGGGGCCCGGCAGGACTTTCTAGGGCCGTTTAATATACACTGATTAGCTACAGGTTGTATATTATTAATGTCATTTACTGGAGTTTGGCCAAAGTAGGTACAGGTTCGAGTCCTGTGTCACTGACAATGTTTTTACAATGCGTGCGGTTAGAGGAATACGTTTGGCCTTCCAAGCCGAAAGATGCAGGTTCGATGCCTGTCGCCCGCTCCAGAATTTAATGGGCAAGTGGTGGAATGGAATACACTACGGTTTTAGAAGCCGTCGCCGAAAGGATTGAGAGTTCGAGTCTCTCCTTGCCTACCAAAAGTTTAACGCGGTCGTGGTGGAATGGAATACACAGGAAACTTAAAATTTCCCGCCTAGTGCATAAGGGTTCGAATCCCTTCGGCCGTACCAAATTTCAATCTTGATTGATTACTTAGATAACGCTATAATAATTCTTTAATTAATTGATAAAGGCATTTAAATGATTAAGGCTGGTTACGCTATTGAGATCACCTCTTGGGAAAATGATGGTGATTGTTACAATACTAAGCGCTTCGACGGTCTTACTCTAGATGAATGCCGTTGGCGTGCAGCAGTTTGTGATTACCTGCGTAAGAATATGCGTCAGGAAGATATTAATGAAGAGCACGTAATTGCTATTTACAATATGCTTCCTGCTGAAGATCGCAATGCTGAGTGCATTGATGATCAATATGACATTGTATCAGACGTAATCTATGACCTAGTTGGTTATGGGTACGAAACTGGTATTCCTCGCGTATGTGAGTCTTGGCGTGTATATTTTATTCAATCCGCTATTGAAGAAGTAAATATTTAATCTTGATTAATTCTTAAAATAAGAATATAATAATTGCTTAGACAGTGAGAAAAGCAAATGGCTAAGCAACAACAACAGATGACTGCAATTATTTATGATAAGAAAGGACGAATTCTTTCTATCGGAAAAAACAGTTATATTAAAACACATCCTATGCAGGATAAGTATAACAAAATGGCCGGAAAAGGGTATTCTGCATATGGCTATGCTTATTTGCATTGTGAGATTGATGCGATTAATCGCTGTAAAGATCTAGAAAAAGCATATAAAATTCGTGTAACTCGTGTTAAGCGAGATGGTTCCTACGGTATGGCTTGTCCTTGTAAGGCTTGTGCTATTGCAATTAGTCATACTCCTATTAAGGTGATTGAACATACATGAAAATCAGTCCAAAGTCTTGCTCCTGTCAGCACTGCTCACGCGGTAAGCATACTAAGACCGGTCACTTTTTTATGCGTTCTGATGAACGTGCAAATAGGCGGGCCGTTAATTCTGAACTTGCAAAGCTGCGTAATTTAGATTATAATATTACCTATGATCCTGTGCTTGGTTATCTACCAAAGTTTGAGTATCAGTTGAGTTATATTGATAGCTTAGATATTCCTAATGTACCCCAAGGTAATATGTACGATTAAGGTAAAAAGCCGCCTCAGCGCTTCGGGTTATATTTCCCAGTAATAAAAATAATAGTGATACTTACGTAGTATCCGATCAGTATATGTATAGTCAAAAGCCCGTCTTGTGAAATATAAAGCGGCGTGTATGACAGCGGTCCATATCAACCTGGACGCCGGAATTGCCTCGTTATCTGGGGAAGCGTAACCGGCACAATCTCCGTTTAGTTCAGTTGGAAGAATGCGTGCTTTGGGAGCATGTGGTCGCAAGTTCGAGCCTTGCAGCGGAGACCAATAATTAAATACTTTAGCTAGTCTGAACGCAAAAGACATTGCTAGATGGGAACTACACCGAAACGCGTGTACGTGTAGTCAAGTCTAAGTGCTATTCACGGTAATCAGGGAGTCATGACCCGGCGGGAATAGCATACGGAGTAGATGACGATGAAACTTTATTCCGGGTAGTAAACTAGAGTATTTAATTATTGGGGGCAGCAGTGGGCTGCGGCGTTCCCTTGCACGGATCGTGACTAGAAGAATTCGATTTTCTCGGCCTCCACCATTAAAAATCTTGGTATTGATTTTTCGGTACCCATATGTTATAATATTTATATACATAGGGGATTGAAAATATGAACTTTACACAAGAAATAATAGAAACTTTACATTTAGACCCAAATCTTCAAATAAAGAAAGCTATACGAGGATATAATGGAATAACTATTTATTCATTGATAGATAGTGTAATAAATACATTAAATCTCGAAGACGCCTCTTATAAGCTAGGTTATAAAAGCAAGAAACCTGTAAAGGACGCTTTAGCAGAACATATAGCTCCATTACTTGATAATCCACCCGGATTTTTAACAGGAGGAAAATCCTCTTGGAGATATGTATTATTAGAATTGATAGATCATAAGCTATGTCATCAGTGTGGTAATATATTACCGTTTAGCCGTTTTGGTTTAAATAGTAATAAGGGACTAAAAGAAGTAAGGCATGAATGTAAAACTTGCCACACTTTTAATTCAAAAGAACAAAAATTAAACATAAAAGAAAGAACACCTTCTTGGGCTAACTTAGATAAAATTAGAGAATTCTATAATAATTGTCCAGAAGGAATGCACGTAGATCACATACTTCCTTTAAGAGGTAAATTAGTAAGCGGTCTACATACATTAGAAAATTTACAGTATTTGTTTCAAGAAGATAACCTAAAAAAGAATAACAAATACGAAATAAAATAAGTGGCCATTGGCCAAGTCCGAAAGGTTGCGAAGACTACGGGAGCTTCAATACTCCTGTGTAGGCTAAACACCTAAGATAATTGAAATGGTCTAGTGGATGGCGCATTAATTGAATACGCAGGTGCCCGCGGCCCTGAAAGTCTCTACATGACTTCGTTTATCGAAAGACGAACGGAGAGTGTGCTTAGAAAGCAGACGACGACAGCAGTACGGCTCTAGCTGTTCCTTATATTACTCTCCGCGGAAGCAGGAGGACGGTAGTCAGTCCGTGAGGTAGGGCAGCAGCTATCTCTATGTTCAGAACAAATAAGTCTTCTGGTTTTCACGTGAATAAGCCTTAAGCATAAACTGAACATAGAAATAGCTGATTTAGTATAGCGGTTATTATACTCCTTTGGTATGGGAGTGATGAAAGTTCGATTCTTTCAATCAGCACCAGATTTTTATGTTGCCCGGTATAGTAGTATTTACCGGGCTTTTGTTCGTCTTAAAACTATAAATTAATTAAAATAAGGATGGATTAGTGACTTAATACTATAATTAATCGTTGGGAGCACATATGTCTGATAAGGACTTTCACCCTTCTCAGTTAAGTACTGAAGATGCCGTTGCATTTGCACTGGCACAGAAGAAATTACATGACATGGAAGACAGACTAATATCCCTAGAAAAAGATAGAGACAGCGCTTTGCGCTGGGGCTTAATAGTTCTAGGAAGTTCTGTAGTTTCTATGGCCTTGTGGATATTTAAATTACTTAGCAGCAAGATTCCAGTATAATGAAAATCCATATTAGAGTACATTTAGTAATTACAGCTCTCGTATTAATTATTAGTACGCTGTGCGTATTTCTTTATCCAGATTACGAAGCTAAGACCAACCCTGTAGTCGCAGAGTTCGTTATAGAGCAAAGTATGAAAGATCGAGTAACTAATACTCTAATACTTTCGGGACATTATACAGTACGTCGAGACTGTACATATTTAGGTATTCATGCTTATGACGATGGTAATGCGTTGACCCTAAGTCGTTACGATCGTTTAAACCAGGGAAATAACTTTCTCATGTCAATTGTAGGTGCTACTACTAGCGCGGTAGTTATTACAATGTCACACAGGTGTAATAGGTTCTACACTATTGAAGAGCCTGTAGCACGCATTATTTTAGACGAGGTTCCGGTCGCCGGCGCCAAACCCTAAAAATTTCTCTTCTTAAAGGCTGTGTTCGGAAACGGCGCAGCCTTTAAATTTCTGTCTTGATCTTTTTGATTGCTTTTGGCATAATATTATTTCTGTCGTGGAAAACGACAGCAATCAAAAGGCTTCAAAAAATTGAACTTGCTGATTGCGATAATTTGATTTATAATAATTGTTCAATTAGTGAGAAATGAAATGAAAGTTAGTCAAGCAATTAAGATTCTTGCTATGTTTAGTGCTGACACGGAAGTTGAGCTGAACTTTCCTGATGCTGAAAAATCAGTAATCACCGTAAAGCCTAGTAATCCACCTAAACTTCCTACGGAAGGCGAAGTAGCTATGATGCCTATGTACCCTAGCGAACAGGAGTGGTATGATCAGCATATTGTAAAGCAAAATAATTTCTGACTTGCGTCAGATATAGAAAAGGAATATAATATATGTCTGATGTGAAGAAAAAGAAAATTCCTAAAGAGCGCAATCAGTTTGTTGCTGCTTCGCTCTTTAGGAAAGCAGGGACTCATAAACTGAGTCGTCGCAAGCAAAAGCGAAATGAGGACAAAATGTCCTAATTTAGATGCTGGTGTAAACGTAAACACACGGAAATGCGGCCGCATTATCAAATCCGGTTCCTAATTACAAAAGGTTAGGGCATCTAAATTAGTATATTGGAGCTATAGTTAAGCGGTTCATAACATCACCCTTTTAAGGTGTAAGACCTGGGTTCGAATCCCAGTGGCTCTACCATAATTTATGTCTATTCGACGCTTTGTCCCCCTAAGGGAATAGCGCTCTGCCTTGCCGGGCTAGGGGAACGATTAGCGGCAACTACTTCTAAGGCCACGGGCCTTCAGTAATTCCCCGACGGCGTGGGATAGCTGATATTGAGTAGACATAAATTATGGTGTATGGTACAGCTATCAGCTCACCGTTGAAAGAATACGGACAAGTAGGCTCGACTAAAGACCTGCCATAAACAGCGAAATAGGTTAGCTGTCTAAAATTACTACGCTATTGAGGTATACGTGAAACGAACCAAGACCTAAAACTCGTTTCCTAGTCGAAGGACTCAACACTAGAATCGGTAGCCCAACTAGAGGCAGGTAGACAATACTGAAAAGTATAGGTGAAAATCCTATCCGATTCGACTATTCCGGTATCGTATAATGGCATATTACAGTGGTTTTGTACTCCACTTATCTGGGTTCGATTCCTAGTGCCGGAACCATATAATAGCATATAGACGCAAACTTCGGCTTACAAGTCCTATTATTTGCGCTAAGACCATTCCATCAAGGGAAAGCGGGCTGGAATCCCGACAGTTTTAGAAACTGAAGTTTGCATATTTATTACACCGAGTGCCAGTGGGTAAAGCCACAAAAACTTATATCTGTATGCTATTATATGGTTAAAATTTTGAACTTGATTTTGAAAGCAAATATGAGTATAATTTAACTCTTGTTTCTGAAAAATGTTTGATGATTTTGAAAAGCTGAATTTCATTAATATGTCCGATGTGGCACTTGCTAAGTGGCTGCGTGAGAACTCTTACTACGAGTTTGGTAACTATCGTAGTACTATGCATCTTAAGCATTGCATCGAAATTGCTAGGATGCTTAAGAAGGCTTATAAGGTTGGTGAAATTCGTGGTAAGGTTGTGAAGTAATATCAGTGCGGGGGTTTCTAATAATGGCCTCAGGGCAGAGCTTATACCTCTGTAAGAACCGTCCAGATAAGGCGGCTAATGTGGGTTCGATTCCCACCCCCCGTACCAAAATTTAAACTTGAAATTGTTTATTCAATAGAATATAATAATTGTTCTGTTGGGGAGTCGTCAAGAGGCCTAAGACACCGGTTTTTGAAGCCGGCATTCGATGGTTCGAATCCATCCTCCTCTGCCCTATATACTGGAGAAGCTTAAGCGGCATAAGCAGAGTCTTGATAAGGCTAAGATATAGGGTTCGAATCCCTAATCCAGTACCAAATATTAGGTGAACAGCGGTTCCCAGTACTTGCCTAGCGCAACGAAAGAATAGCGTTCTTAATAGTCACAGAAAGAGAGCCCGAGCTGACTGCCTAATTTTCATCTTGATTTCTGACTTAAAGAGATATATAATATATCTTTAAATGAGGAATTAATATGCAATACCTAGCTGGGCTGATTTAGACAAAATAGATGAGTTTTATAGAAATAGACCAGAAGGAATGCACGTAGATCATATAATTCCTTTAAACGGTGAATTAGTTAGTGGTTTACATGTATTAGAAAATTTACAATATCTTAGTGCTAAAGATAATTTAAGCAAAAAGAATAAATATGTCCCATGAGGCAGCTGGTGTGGCCGATAGTCCTTCAAACTATTGAGTGGGGATCAAAACCCCAATGGGATACCACGGTGTGTTCGTATAATGGTTATTACACAGCCCTGTCACGGCTGATACACGAGTTCGATCCTCGTACATACCGCCAAACAATTCCGAAGTAGCACAGAGGTAGGTGCGGCGCACTGTTAATGCGTTTGTCGTAGGTTCGATCCCTACCTTCGGAGCCAGATTTTTCTACTAAAGAGGTTATAATGTACTTTCGTGATATTGAATCTAACAAGGCTAAGGCCGAAGAATACACTCGTAACCAAAAGGCTAATGCGGCTGAACGCATGAAGCAAGTGAAGGCTAAGATGGCCTTCGGTAAGAAGAATAAAGATTAACTGGAACCTTAACTTAACTGGCTAAAGGCCCGCCTCTTAAGCGGTGCGTTGATGGTTCGAGTCCATCGGGTTCCACCAATATACTAGCACGTAAGGATAGGTCCTATCAGGCCTTTCACGTAAAATGTCTCCTTTCTGGTTAAATCCTGCTCCATGGAACTTACGTGCTAGTTTTTATTTAAACTAAAAGCTACTGTAGTGAGAGTAGCAGAAAGTTAAATACTTTCTGTTAAGATCAGTTACTTCTATTATAAAGTAACCACTAAATTATTCGCGGTGTGTCATATATCGCAAACAATAGTGACAACGAGAATTACTAGTCCTGCCTCGTTAAAAGTAAGACCAGATAACTGTCACGGTTATTCTCAGCAGCTTTTTGTTAAAAATAAAACGTGTGTAAGTTGGAATGCCGAGCACGTACACCTGGGCTGGTTGCCCATCGGACCCGTTAGCCTATGCGCATAGGCTAATGTTAGAGAATTATGTTTTCTAACATTAGTCGTGTTGATCTAAACTGTTACTTCTATTTTTCGGCAATAAAAAACCTAGACGGTTCGATTCCGTCGTGCACAAGTGGGCATGGGTGCAATTACCAGTTTTAACCGTTACCGACTTTAAGTTTGTGATCGCGTGTGACAAGAACACAGTAATAACGTATATCAAAGGAAGTCTTGGTCGATCCTAGTGATCGTTAGGTATACGTCGCTTCCAATAATTCGCCGTAGTGCATAAATAGTTACTTCTTTAAACCAAAACTGCGAATCTAGGTTCGATTCCTAGCACTTACTTTAAGTGTCATCTAATGGTAAGATAGTAGTCTCAAACAAGCCTATTTAACTTATTCTCGGCAAATATTTTATAAACAGTGTTGATTAAGACAGTTACTTCCACTGCTAATGGAGAGGTCGATGGTTCGAATCCATCCCGAGGCCGAAAGCCAAGGTAGCTCAGCGGATAGAGCGCTAAAAATTCTGTCTTGTTTGTTACCTGTTTTAACTATATAATATATTCTTAAATTAATCAAAAAGGAAATAAATCGTGAGTAGCTTCAATCGTCGCGTATCCGCTCCTATGACTGTTAATGCAGCCGGTACTGCTGTTCGTAGCATTCCTCAAGAACAACAACTAGTACGCCTTGTACTAGCTAATCTACTGTTCCAAGATCAGTTCTATGTCGATGGCAAGACCACGCATCAACTGGTGAAGGAACTGGTTGCAAAGGTCGATCCTAAGTTTGTGCAAAACCTAGCGATCGCTGCACGTAGCAAGTTTAAGCTGCGTCATATTCCGCTAGTGCTTGCTCGCGAGCTTGCTCGTAAGTCAGCGCTTACCGCTGATACGCTTAATAGCGTTATTCAGCGTGCGGACGAGATGGGTGACTTCCTATCTCTATACTGGTCTGAGGGTAAGACCCCTATCAGCAACCAGGTAAAGAAGGGTCTAGCTAAGGCCTTCGGTAAGTTCAACGAATACCAACTTGCAAAGTACGACCGTAACTCTGCTGCTATTCGTATCCGTGATGTTATGTTCCTAACTCACGTTAAGCCTACCTCTGTTGAGCAGGCAGAACTTTTCCGTAAAGTAGCAAATCAGCAACTGAAGACTCCTGATACTTGGGAAACCCAGCTATCTGCGGGCGCTGATAAGAAGGAAACGTTTGAGCGTCTAATGGCGGAACGTAAGCTTGGTGCTCTTGCTTTCCTTCGTAATCTTCGTAATATGGTACAGGCCGGTATTGACGAATCTATGATTCGTGCATACGCAAAGGAAGTGGATGCTTCGCGTGTTCTTCCTTTCCGCTACATTGCAGCAGCTCGTATCGTTCCTCAGTTTGAGGATATGCTAGAAGACATGATGATTCGCTCGCTTGCAACTTGTGAAAAGCTTCCTGGTAAGACTAAGCTCTACCTAGACGTGTCTAGCAGCACTTTCGGTGTTCCTGTAAGTGCAAAGTCTGACCTAACCCGTCAGGATGCTATTCTAGCACTTGGTATGCTTTGCCGTGAAATCTGCGAAGAAGTAGAAATCTACAGCTTCAGTGGTCACGCACTACGTATCCCTGCCCATCGAGGGTTCGCTCTAGCCGATGCTATTAAGAACAGCCAACACTGTACTGGTACTAGGCTAGGCGAGTCGCTAAGCCAGTTTGCTGATAGCAAATCTGATCGTATTATTGTCATCACTGATGAACAATCGCATGATCGTGTTCGCGGTCCTAAGGCTTACGGTGGCGATAAGGGCTACTTCCTAAATGTAGGTACATACCAAAACGGTATCAATAGCGGTGAGTGGGAAACCATCACCGGCTTCTCCGAAGCATCTATTGATTACATTCAAGCTCTAGAGAAGGAATTCTCTATTTAAGAATGTGCGGTGCCTCGGCAGAGGCTTAATTGCTACCACCGTCAATTAGCTACCGTGTAAATCCCTGCTTATATGAACTGTAGTCAGCCAGTCGAAGGGTACTGTCAATGCGGCCTAGAGCTATAATCTAGGAACCCTATACCGTTACCGGGTGCCAACGTCCGGTATGTGCGTAGCCAGTCGAGATGAGTTAGGGGCAACATCTTATAGTTTCGGGGATGTAAAACATAGAAACTTAGTTGCGTAGCGTACCATCATAGATAATAGGGAGAGATACCCTATCGAGTAATATCGGTGAGCAAGCTAAACGAAACCGCAATATAAATCCACACGAAACTATGCAATTGGACAAGTATTTAAAGCATAGTCAATCCATGTAACCAGTCAGAGTTAGCTTATAGGAAGCGAGTCCTTCGATATATTATAGGCAGTGGTGTTATTTTATTCCGAAGCCAGATGCATCTTCGAGCAGGAAACCACTCTAGGTGCTACAAAACTGAGGCCTAAACGCGGCAATAATTTCGGTAAAAATCGTGGAGTAACCGGCTAAATCGCCCGGCTTAACGAGTGAGTCAGTCCTCGGCAAAACGATGTAAAAATCCAGTACCCATTCGATTAGGCCAATCGAATGTTCGTAGTCAGTCGACTTCCGTAACGCTTCGTATGCTTGCGGTAATCTGGTGCCTCTTATCCTGACGAGGGTTTGAGAATATACTTGTTGTTTTTAGCAGATACTTCTACTTTCGGTGTAAAAACGTGCTGCTATACTTGTTACAGTATATTCTCAAACCTTGTTGATAAAAACACTTACTTCTAGAACTCTTAATTCTAACCATTTGCCGAAAGGCAGTCAGTGTTTTGCATGTTACAGGTTATTAAATACACCGTAGTGATTAAAACGATTACATCATTGGTTGATAATTTCTCTCAAAAAGAAAACTTAGCCGTTCGAGTCGGCACTCGTTTTAGTAGTTCTCGGTCATATTTTAAAACTATTGTTGATAATAATACTTACTTCTTGGTTCGACTCCAAGTTTCGGGGATATAGATTATTTATCCACGAAACTGACATATTGGTAGGCTGACAGAGTGGAAATGTGCCTGTTTGCTAAACAGTAGCCAGTTAGAGATAGCTGCCAAGGTTCGAATCCTTGTCCTACCACCATTAATAGTGTAATAGATTTTAAGGAAGATAGCGCTCTGGGAGCAAAGGGGACTTGAAATCCCTGCCATTGGAAACGGTGACTGTTCGATTCAGTTATCTTCCTCCATAGTATTATGACAACTGAAAATACTACTTACGAATTCAAACTAAAGATACTTACTCTAGAAATTATTACACTGAACATTTCTAGTACAGCGGCGACTAGTAAAGTGATTGCTGCTGGAACAGTGTTTGCTGTAGGTATGTTACTTGTTATAGGTGCCTATGCTGACAAAATAGGTACGCTGATTAATTACTTTACAAAATAATATTACTCGGTAGCTCAATTGGCAGTAGCAGTGATCTCCAAAATCAAAGGTTGAAGGTTCGAGTCCTTCCCGGGTAGCCAAATTTACTTAAATACTATGTACGCCGACAAATACGCTAGTTCAATTTCCGATATTCCTGCAGAAAAGAAACACAGCCTAAAAGACAGGCTAAGTATAAAGCGGCTAGTTTATTGCGCGTAGTACCGTGGACAGAACTAGATAAAATATCTTTATTCTACAGTAACTGTCCTTTAGGATACCACGTAGATCATATAATACCTCTGCAAGGTGAGCTAGTTAGTGGTCTGCATGTACTAAATAATTTACAGTATTTGACAGCTAAAGATAATATTACTAAAAGTAATAAATATGAAATAGCGGAGTAGGGAAGTCAGGCATCCCGCGGTCCTCATAAGTCCGAGATCGGTGGTTCAAATCCACCCTCCGCAACCAATTAAAATCCATCACAAAACAGACGCTATTGCAGTAGCGCATTCCCAAACGGGTTCTGACAAAACTGGTGTGCCTGCAAGCACTGCGAAAGCCCGGGACTGAATATCCTGGGCTTCGCTTTTTCAGGCTTGCTTAACCTTACTTAAGGCTGTATAATTTAATCTTTAAATCGAGGATTAAATTATGTGGAAAAGCCTGCGTCAGTTTTGGTTTGATATTGAAGATATTATTATCAATACAGGCTTCCGAGTGCTAATTGCTCTATTTTTTATTATTCCTGTGTATATCCTGATTAAAGTAATTAAGTTGCACTAATGAAAACTAAACTAGAGTTATACAAAGAGTACGAACGACGTTTACTGCGGAATAGGCTAATTGTTCAAGGAGTAGATGTAGAGGCCCATATGGAACGTATTGAAAGGGAGTATTTATCTATACTAACTAATACAGATATTCCAAAAACCTTAACTGTTGCTAAACTGAAGTCATACCTATCATGAACGATCCTAAATCGCTAAAATTGTATATCGCCGTACTAGACGAAGTACCTGACCATATGGTTACCATGTAGATCATATTATACCGTTACGGGGTACTTTAGTTTCTGGACTACATGTTATAGAAAACTTACAATACTTATCGGCAGAAGATAATATAAGAAAATCAAACAAATATGACCCTATGGCCGAGTGACTAGGCTCGGAACTGCAACCTCCGCTAGATTGGTTAAAATCCAATTAGGGTCTCCAAACTGCTGAGCATCGGTGCCGGGTAGGATGTCTAGACCTCCTCCTGAAGCGGAAATACATCAATTCGAGCCTGACCTGGACTTCCAAATTTTCTAGCTTGAATTTGTACTGATTTACCTGTAAAATAAATTTTTAAATCAATTGAGAAAGAATATGAAACGCGCTAACAAGGGCTTCACTGTTACTGAACTTATTATGCTAATTGCTGTTGTGGCAATGGTCATACTAGTAGCCGCAGCTCCTAGGAATAACGATTTCTCATATGGTGTAAATGGCCTTACTGAAACTCGTTGCATTGCTGGATATAAGCATGTAGTCGGCGAGCAAGGCCAAGCGCGTCAAGTTCTAGACGAAAATGGCCAAGGTATCAAGTGCCAATGAACACTTACGTAGTAGCGTACCGCAGTCTACATACTGGTACGCTAGAGCAGACAGTTGTAGAGGCTCAATCTCTCGGATGTAAAATAAAATAAGCACCTTTAGCTCAGGGGTAGAGCGTCTCTTTTACACAGAGAGGGTCGGCGGTTCGAAACCGTCAAGGTGTACCAAATATAATTAAATAAAATGTAGTTGATACTTTTAAATTTTGGTGAGATAGCTAAGAGGCTTAAGGCAGTGGTTTCATAAGCCACCTATCGTGGGTTCGACTCCCACTCTCACTACCAAATACCACTGTAGCTAAATGAATACAGCACTCCGCTACGAACGGAAAGATTTACAGGTTTGAGTCCTGTCAGTGGTACCATATATCAGCGTCCTAGCTAATAAAAGGATGTCGGGGCGATTCCCTATACGTAAAGATTCCGTGGGGTTGATAGAGACGCTAGGGCGTTGATATATGGTAAAGGATATAAATGGCAACATCTTTTGGTAACATTAAAAAAGACATAGATAGTATGGATCGTGTTACCTTTGGAAAACACTCAGGTAATACATGGCATTGGGTTATGGAAAACTATCCAGATTATATTATCTGGTGTGTCGGTAATACTGATATGAAGTTTTCCTACGATCTAATCGTAGATGCTATTAAGTCTAAGTATAAAAAGAAAGCCGAAGCTAAATCAACTGAGGCTGATGGAGAGTACGATCCTAAACTGCATAAATCTACGGATATTAATCCTGATTTAGTACCTAAAAAACCCGCTAGTTTCTATAGTATAGATAACGTGTTTGGCAAAGTATTTGATAAGCATCACGGACACGAGTTTGCTGCTAAACACGTAGATGATTCATGGGACGACGATATACCATTTTAGGTATACCAAATATTAACTTGATTACATGTACCAGAAAACTTACAGTATCTGACTAAGTCAGATAATGCTAGAAAGAATAATAAGTATATACCTAATTAAAATGTTAGCTTTAGCATATTGGTAATGTCGTTGTCTGTGAAACAACAGAACAGGGTTCGATTCCCGGAGCTAACCCAAATATATGAATAAGTTAATTAGACTAAAAACTAGAAGTAAGGAACTATTACGATTCTATCGTGATGAATATGGTTTCTTACATTGTGAAATTATTGCGTGTGTAGTATAGCCTGGTAATTATTTCTGGTTGCCATCCAGAGGACGAGGGTTCGAATCCCTTCATACGCTCCATGAGGTAGAGTATTATGGTAAGAGAAGAACCTGTAGTATCGTTACTAAGATTTTATGATAATGATACGGACGATCCATATGCTAAATACTCTGCTCAATGTACCCTATTATGGGAATCCCCAACAGTAGTTTGGGTTAAGGGCTTGACTGGGAAGTTTTCTCGTCAAGCTCTTCGTGATTTTGCACACTATATTGAATCAAAAGGAATAAAAATAGTAAGGGCATATCGTTCTAGCGGTATTCTTCCTTTTGCTACTAAAATTAATGAACACTACTGTGAAATAGATGTGGAATTAGCAAAACCTAAAGCTGCGAAATTTTTAGCTTGATATACCTGCTCAAACGCTTTATAATTATTCTTTAAGTTGATAGGAAATTGAAATGGCTCGCAAGGTTGTGTTTTTTGCTCACGCTGGTTTTTCCGGTACGGATACTGCTCAGGGCTTCATCTTTGATGATGATGTTACCGACGAAGAGCTGAGTGACGAAGCGTGGCAGTTTGGTGTTGAACATGCTGAGTCGTACGGTGTTTATCCTCTGACTGACGATATTAGCGAAGAAGAACTGGAAGAACTGGAAGAAGACGGTGATTCTTACTCAGACGGTATCGAGGGCTGGTGGGAAGATTACGTTCCTGAGAAGCACGACGGTAAGATTACCTATGGCAATGGCGAACCTATGTTCGATGACTGCACTCGCAAATGAATAAGTATATTTTTCTAGATGTTGATGGCGTTCTTAATTCTACGCGTAGCACCTATGCTCTAGGGCCTGCGGCCCGTAAAATTTCTGAAGAAGGCTATCGTCGCGTATTTAGTCATGATGCTGAAATCATTAGTGCCTACGAGCATCAGGTAACTAACTACATTGATCCTATTGCTGTAGCACTTATTAATCGTCTAACCGACATTACTAGGGCTAAAATCGTAGTTAGTTCTACGCATCGTAAGCATGTATCTAATTTGTATAAAATGCAGACGTACATGGAAGCATTTGGTCTAACAGGTCATGTTATTGATCGAACTCCAGTAATCAATGGCAAACGTGGTGTTGAAATTGAGTACTGGCTCAATAAGTACGGCGGCGAGTTTTATGACTACGTAATCATTGATGATGATTCCGATATGCTAGAGCATCAAAGCTGCAATTTTGTACATACTGATGCTGAGTTTGGTTTTACTCATAAAGATTATCTACGCTGTCTAGAAATCTTTCGTGATAAAGACGTTATTTGAGGTCCCTGGGAGATGATGGCTTAGACTCCCTCTATTCCGTTGTGGTGTAAATTGGTAGAGCACGCGTGCCTGAAGAGCATGACGTCTGGGTTCGATTCCTAGCGGCGGAACCAAGTATTACTATTGTGGATATAAAATTTTATACTTGAAAAATTCCCCATTTCCAAAT